GATGCGCTCCGGATGAATATGATGATCTCATATCAGGAACTTGTTCGCACCTTCCTTAGCCTTATGATACCTCAAGCAGCATAACATAACTCATGAAAGCATGTAACAAGGTAAGAAAGCGGCCGCTTGTGTTTTCAAACATACACAACTTCCTTTCAAAAGAATTGTACATATCACAGCATCAGACATAAGCAAAACCGTAACTTTACCGAAAAATAGCTATGCATGATAATGTTTCTTCACAAAAGTATTTCTCTTCTAAATTTCTTAACCAACGGTGAATCTTCATTCAACGTGAGCGTTTTACCATCTTTGATCGCCATCCCCAACACCGGAAGGATGCTCATCATCTGCCCCGCCTGCGCTGACGCGGTCGATGAAGGGTATGGCTTTGTTGGATTGCTCATCATAGCCAGACGGAATCCTGCCGTATCGCTGGTGCCTGCGTTAATGAGATGAGTGACCGATATCTGGGTATATACGCTAAGCTCAGCCAACCCCTGACTCCAGGCCATAAAGTTCTGCACCTTGTCCATCGCTTTTACCGGACAAGCATTATATGCATCCATGAAGGCTTTGCGTTCAAAACCTAGCTCAGCCATGACTTCGTCTGAAAGTTGATCCATTGAGAACCGTTTTTTGCGAGCGCCGGTTGAAGATGGTGAGCGTTTCGGCTTTTCAGGTTCTGACTTTGTATCCGATGCCTGTTCTTCAGCTACTGGCGCTGCAACAGCTTCAACCGGCTCTTCAACCACTTCTATCGATTTCTCAATCGGCTTAATTTCATCATCAATATTACTTAGAAGCTCCTGTATCGCCTCTTCTTCACTTCTGACGGGCTTTTCAGATGAGACCAGCGGCAAGAGTTCGCTGAACAGATCATCAGTCGTGTAGGTCGTAGGTTTTTTCACCTCAACAACTTCACCCGCAACCTCTTCGTGCTCTTCAATGGGGTTTAAGCCATCTAGCTCTGACAGCATTGCGATCAGGTCTGCGTTGCTGTTTTCTTTATTAGTTGAATGTGTAGCGCTCATGTGTTTTTCCTTTGTTGTAATCGTTTCAATGAAGTTATTTTGACATGCGACAGCAGGCATAAAAGATAAATCAATCAGGTAAACATCTTGTTTTGAGGCATAAGAAAAGCCGCCAGGCGGCGACTTTTTGGTGTGGTGGTAATCAGGAAGGTATTGGGAAGAATCCGTAATCGTTTCTGGCCTTCATAAAACACTTCATCATGAGGTCAGTATCATAAAGCGCCCCATGCGCCTTTTCCTCGTCATAGACGAATCCCATGGCGACGGCTAGTTCCTGTAATCGGGGGATCTTGCCGTTCTCACATGCCCACCGCGCATCCATGGTGTCCACCAGCGGACGCTGCGGTAGCTCTACGCCGCAATCACTCATTTGCTTGGTGATGAAGGGGATATCGAACTGTCGACCGTTGTGCGCGACCCACACATCCGCCGCTGCCAATGCTTTAGCCAGCGCAGCGGCTTTATCTTCGAACAGTGGACAGTCGGCCAGCATCTCAAGCGAGATGTGGTGGACTGCCTGGGCTTTCGCGTCAATGCTGCGCCGTGGGTTGAACCTCAGCGACACTTCATGAATTTTCCGCGAGGTCTCTAACTCATATGAGACAAGAGCGATCTCAATAATTTTATGACCTGAGTAAACATCGAGACCAGTGGTCTCAATATCCACACCTGTTGCAACTGTCATAGTCGTTTTGCACCCTGTTTGACAAGTAACTGCACCACTTCAAGTGCCTTTTTAATCGTGCTGCTTGCGCTTTCGCACTCGTAATTCATTGTTCGATATTCACCAGCCATAACCCTGACGAAAACTCTCCTGATCATAGGGTCTGGCGTTACCGAGATATAAACGCCATTGGCAGTTTTCAGATAGAGAGGGAACGGCGACGGTCGCTCCTTCTCTATCGTATTCATTGCCTCTTCTAGAAGTTCGGCGACATCCGGGCCTACCAGACCCATGACAGAACAGAACACCGAATGAATGGCTGCTTTCGCCTCATTCGTCGTCATCAATCCGCCAGTCTGCTTTTTGATTATGTCCACAAGGGTTTCTGAAACTTTTCTGTCAAGTTCTTCGGCAGCGCTATACATGTGCTTTCCTCTGTTTTTTTTTATTATTCTGACTCATGCGAACAGGGGATCAATATCAATGACAAGGCTCGCGCTTCGTAACAGAATTTAAAGCGATATTTCTCACGATGTCCTCCAGGGCATCGACGCGGAGGCTCAGGTCAACAACGTCGTCCTGCATAAACGCAAATCGAGATAGTGAGCCGGCAACCACTTTCGTTGAAAACGACATGATCATCGAAACCATGAGCATATCGATGTGGTTAACGTAGAACGGCTGCAGTGAGGCTCTCTGCTTTCGGTAATGGTCTTGCGAGGAAAGCTGGACACCGGGGCGCAGCATGAGACACAGATTAAAATTCTCCGAGACCGCGTCCATACATACCATATGCGTCTGAGCATACAGCTCCAGCACCTCATCATTTTTGTAGTGTGGAACGGCAATGTCGTGGGTGTACGCCATGACGTCGATAGGCGTGCGGTCGATAATAAACCCGGTTTTGAGGAGATCTGGCGCCTCAGTTATGCTCGCGATGTGGCCGGCCACCATTAATTGCGCCTTCATCCGTTCAACAATCGGCATATCGCTTCGTGACAAATCTACGTCTATCTCGTTGAGAAAATCGCCGACTTTAGCGTCGATGTATGGGATACCTGACACTTCACTGTAAGCTTTCGCCAGCGTCGTTTTACCCGTTCCTTGCGCACCACAAAGGCCAATTTTCATTTCAACTTCCTGTAAACAATTTGTTTAAACGATGGTGAATTCTCATCACCAGCAAATTCATTCACCTTATCAACCGCTTCAAAACCCATCTGACGCATTGCTTCAAACGGGAAGAAAGCGTCTGCATCCGGCACTTCAATATTGATATGGCTCAGCCAAATTTCCGTCACATGCGGAAGCATCACCTCATACACGACGGCGCCACCGATAACCCACGCATTGGGGAACTCGCGCAAACAGCGTTCGACTGAGGCGTTCTGGATGCCTTGAGGCGCCACTACAGCTGGTGAACGTGTCAGCATTACGTTGCGTCGACCCGGCAATGCCTTACCCAGACTCTCGGCTGTTTTTCTGCCCATGATTACGGTGAACCCATGCGTCAACTGTCTGAAGAGACTCAGTTCTGCGGGGCATTTCCAAGGCAGATCATTTCCTCTGCCTATTTCAAAATTTCGGCCAACGGCCGCTATCATTCTCATCGTTGAACCTGGTAAATATGAGGCTTGTGCGGGTGGTTATTCGCCATGCTGATTAGCTTGTTGCCAGCACAAATCGCCATGACAAAAATATTTTCCCGCTGGTTGTCTTTGATCCATCGAGCCAGATGCTCCACGCTTTCGGCCTGAACCAAATAGTCGTAACTGACGCCGTGAGCGGAAAGCCACGCCCGGGTAACTTCCCGCTCTTCTTTCAAAAGACGTTTGGTTGTGACCAGCACGATTTCAATACCCGAGCGATAGAAGCCTTTCAGCATCCTGCTCGTTGGGTAAATCAGCTCGTCACCGGACATCATGTCGATGCGGTCTTTTTCAATGTCTACGGAGGCGCGGTGTCTGCTGTCTGCGACTACGTCATCCAGCTCCACGAGCGCGAACATTCCCTTAGCCATATCAAACAGCCACCGGCACTTTGATCCACGGATGCGGCGCGTAACCTTCGATGCGAACGTCCTGCCAGCAGAAGTCATCAATCTCTTTCCACGACTCGGGAAAAATGACGACCGGGTCTGAATTTTCCGGGATGTCGCGATCCATCATCTCGTTAACACCGTCCATGTGGTTTTCGTAGACGTGAACGTCCATACCGAAGTGAGAGAACATCATCGGCATGTGGTTGGTGATCTGAGCAATCAGAGACGTCAGGATGCCGTAGCCGGCGATATTGAATGGCATACCGACGAACACATCGACGCTACGTTGAATCATTGCCGAACAGAGCGCACGGCGGGGGATGTTTAATGAGTCCAGCATTTCTTCGCTGGCTTCGCCGCGGCGCTCAATCTCGGCCAGTAGAGCCGTATAGCGTGACTCGTGGAGATATTTTGCATGAACCTCACCGATGGCATTGGCCTGGCGCAGACGCTCTTCAAAGCCGAGTTCGCGGCTCCAAACGTGATACATGAAGTGGCACGGCGGCAGTGCCATGTCTTCGAGTTCTCCAACATTCCACGCGCTCATCATCATGCGACGATCAGTCGGGTTGCTTCGCAGCTTGTCGACGATGCGCTGTAACTGGTCAATTTCACGAGAGAGAACGACGCGATCTTCTTCGTGGCCCAGATAACCCTCGACTTTGTAGCCGCGCTTGCGATAGTCCAGACCGTTTTTAACGAATTCATATCGATTGTCGATCCGGGTATCGTTCCAGCGACGCCATTGCTTGCCATATACCGGGCCAAGCGTGCCGTCTTCTTTTACCCATGCATCCCAGATTTTTACGTTGTGTTCGCGCAGAAAAGAGACATCACCGGTTCCTTTCAAATACCACTCAAGCTCTACAAGTAGAGGCTTCAGATTGACGGCTTTGGCGGAGATAAGCGGAACGGCAGCGCCCCAGAGCGGATACTGTGAATTCACATAGCAGGTGCCAATAGTAGGAGTTCCAGTGCGATTGTCTGACTTAATGTTGGAGGAGGCGGCTTCCGCGAGAACACAGGCGTAGGATGAATCGGTCAAAAGGCCGTTTTCGAATAGTTCGTTCATTTCGTCTCTCGTTGGTAAGTAATGATTTACTTATTTTACACAACAACAAGAGGTATTGCAGAAAAAAAAACGGTCGACCAAATGGCCGACCGCTAAGGTTCTTACGGGGTGGTGTTTAAGCAAAACAAAATAATACAAGGCGGGAAAGAATATACATCAATAAGTATTTACTTATCAAGGCATAATTCATCTTTTTTAGAAAAAGTGACGCCCGATTATTGAGTTCATTGCCATATCAACAAACCGGGACAAGTCCGCCGAGTCATATGTCGGCGATTTCAGGATCTTGCCATCAGAAATTCGATATCCGATCATGCCATCCCGACCTTCAGCAACACGGAATGCCAGGTCATCTTTGTCGTATTTGCACTTCGCAACCAACTTCATGCGCAGTTCGGCGTCAGCCGGCCAAAGCTTAGTCATATTACTGCGATGGACTTCGGCCACCAGATCAACAACAGGGACATTCATCAAATCCGCCAGGTGATAAACCATCTGTGACGCCACGTAGATGCGATTCATTGCGCCACGCAAGTCCACGGCCAGACTGGTGGTATCCGCATACCCAGATCGGATTTTGGCCGCAATAATTTCAAGCTCTTCTACGGCCACACCAAACTGAGATAGCCCGAGGATGATGTCTTCCTGCGGCTTTTTGCTATGAGCATGAACATAGCTGGTGTAAATGTCTTCGCTCTGCTCTTTTGTGAAGTGGGCCATGGCGTTAGCCACACCGCCACGCACGCTGATCAATGTGCCAATACCAACGTATAAACCATCGGCCATAGCGTCCAGAACCTTATCCATGTCCAGGCGTTCAACGGCTTCGGCAGCTTCGTCTACAGCCTCTTCACGGATAAGACCAGCCCGCAGTTCTAAAAGCTCAGGCGTGACGTCGACCGCGATCGGATGCTGAAATAATTCATGAAACTCTGACACCATCTCGCCGATTTTCATCGTAATGTCGAAGCCGCCAGGGTAGATCTCGTAAAGCGTGTCGATTTCTGCACCATTTTTGGCTTCAGATTTCAGGCGAGATTTCTCTAATACTTTCTTTAACATTTTTAATTCCGTGCATTTGAATGATGTGATTATTGTGACCCAGCGAACCAGGTCACAAAAACAAACTAAAAGGCTTACAGATCGCCAAATCCGCCAAGCATTGATGTATCAACGGCTGCGTCAATTTGCCCCACCAGATACGAAGGGATCTCCGTTTCCTGCGGCGCCACCTGAACGTTGTCGGTGAACAGCCAGCTGTTCATCCACGGCAGCGGATCGAAAGTGACATCGTCAAACAGAGGGTTGAGATGAAGTCGCTTCATCGCCAGATTTGTGCGGTACTTCACGTACTGTTTCAGGATCTTCGCATTCAGACCAATCATCGAGCCGTCTTTGAACAGATAATCAGCCCAACGCATTTCCTGCTCGGCCACGTCGAGCATCGTCTGGTAGACAAACGGCTCTTCTTCTTCGGCGATCTGCTTCCACAGCAAACCTTCGCGACCATTTCGCATATTTCGCAACATGCGCTCAGTGCCTTCGCAGTGCAGCGCCTCGTCACGCGCAATCAGTCGCATAATCTTCGCGTTGCCTTCCAGCAGCTTTCGCTCGCCAAACGCGAACGTGCAGGCAAAACTGACATAAAAACGAATCGCTTCCAGCGCGTTTACAGACACGAGGGTGCGGAACAGCTGGCGTTGCATCGGGTATGGCTTCCCGCCGAACTCAGACGCGTACAGACGCTCAAATTCATCTTCCCCGAGATGCTCGCGAGCGCAGACCATTTGATAAAGCTTGTCGTACTCTGCCGATACGCTCGATGCGCGGCTGATAATCTGTTCATCAGTTACGATGCCGTCGAAAATCTCGCTTGGATCATCAACCATGCCTCGAATGATATGGGTGTAGCTGCGGCTGTGAATGGTCTCGGAGAAGGCCCAGGTTTCAATCCACGTTTCAAGCTCCGGGATGGAAGCCAGCGGCAGCAGCGTAACGTTAGGGCTACGGCCTTGAACGCTGTCCAATAGTGTCTGGTAGCGCAGGTTACTGGTGAAGATATGCCGCTCATGATCGGCCAATTTCGTCATGTAGTCGATTCGGTCTTGCGAGATATCGACCTCTTCCGGGCGCCAGAAGAATGACAGCTGTTTCTCAATCAGCTTTTCGAATTCACGGTACTTTTGAACGTCGTAGCGCGAAACGTTAACGGAGTTGCCGAGAAACATTGGTTCTTTCGTCGCGTCGTTTGCGCCGAGACGGAAGGTTGAATATGACATGTGTTTTCCTTTGTTATTTAATAAATTCAGTGCCGCTTAACGCGACAAGTGCGGCAATAGACGCGGCCAGCTCAGGTCGCTGGACATATCGAGTAGTAAACTCTTCGCCGCCAGAGTAATAGACGTTTGCACCCCACATTTCAGAGTCTTCAGTGCCTAAACGACCTTCGTGGGCTTCTGGAATAAGCGCGATCTGCAAATCTGTTATCACCGGGCCAATGTCTTCCCATGAACGCGTCGCGCAAAACTGGCGCCACGGTGATTCGCCGTCCGTAACCCAGACTGTATGCGGCATCTGGTGGTGATACCACGACGTCATGCCGGTTGATCGGCTGTCATCAATTTCCTGAACCTGCAATTTCATCAACTTCGCCAGGCGGATGTTGATTTCGAACTCAGACAGATCGTAAACAGTCATTTTTTATTCGCTTCAGTTGTCAGTAACGTAATGGTATGTGGGCTTAGCAGGCTCTCAAACAGAGAAGAAAGGCGGGCTTTCGCCCACCTAGTTATCAGATTTTGCAAGCGCCGCCGCACTCATCCTCTTCCTCGACAAATTCGGTCGAAGATGGAAGATGCGCCTGATGTGTGATCTTGTCGTCTTCGCGAGCGCCGGCGCCATCGCGGGTGTTGTGGTAATAAAGCGTCTTCACCCCCATGCGATACGCATCCAGCAAATCAGTCAGCATCTTTTGCATTGGCACGCGGCCATTGGGGAAGCGCGTCGGGTCATAGTTGGTATTGGCAGAAATAGACTGATCGATGAACTTCTGCATGATCGCCACTTTGGTCAGGTAGCCAAAGTTATCAGCGATGTCCCACAGGTACTCGTAAGCGTCGCCAATGCGAGAAAATTCCGGCACGACCATCTTCACGACACCATCTTTGGACGACTTCACGGATACCGGGCCACGCGGCGGCTCAATGCCATTGGTAGAGTTGGTAATTTGGCTGGAGGTCTCACAGGGCATTTGAGCGGACAGAGTGGAGTTGCGTAGACCGTATCGCTCAATATCTTTTCGCAACCCATCCCAATCCAGAAGAAGAGGGTGGTTGGCATTCAGTTCTGGGGCGTCCAGCTGCTTGCGGTAGTGATCGATAGGCAGCAAACCTTTCGCATATTTCGTCTGGCTAAACCATTCGCACGCTCCCTTATCTGATGCAAGCAGGTTACTGGCCTTCAGCAAATAGAACTGAACCGCTTCAAATGTTTCGTGAACCAGTTTGTTTCCATCAACGCCGGAATACTTTGCACCGTTCTTAGCCAGCCAGTAAGCGAAGTTGGTTACACCAATCCCCAAACTACGACGCGCCTTGGCTGGTGTTTCCGCCGCAAACATCGGATAGTCCTGATAATCAAGCAGACAGTCCAGCGCAGAGACAGCGTAGAAGGCTACTTCTTCCAGATCTGCCAGAGACTCAAGAGCGCCAAGATTGAATGCGGACAGAGTACACAGCGCGATTTCGCCGTTCGGATCGTCAGTAAATGCCAGCGGCTTAGTCGGCAGGGCAATTTCGGCGCAAAGGTTAGATTGCTTAATAGGCGCCACAGCCTCATCGAAAGCGCCATGCGTATTCATATGGTCGATGTTGGCGATGTAGATACGGCCGGTAGATGCTCGTTCCTGCATAAGCGAAGAGAATAGCTCCACTGCAGGCACAGACTCTTTGCGGATTGACGGGTCATTTTCGTACTGAACATATAGACGCTCAAACTCATCCTGGTCAGCATAGAAGGCATTCAGAAGACCGGGAACATCATGAGGGCTAAACAGCGTGATAGCTCCACCCTCGATCAAACGACGGTACATTAAGCGGTTCAATTCAACACCGTAGTCCATGTGGCGAACACGGTTACTTTCGACACCACGGTTATTCTTCAGCACCAGCAAACTATTCGCCTCCAGATGCCATAGCGGATAATAAGCCGTTGCCGCACCACCGCGGACACCACCTTGAGAACAGGACTTAACAGCCGCCTGGAACAGCTTCAGGAACGGAATAACACCTGTATGGGTCGCTTCACCGTTGCGAATAGGGCTACCCAGCGCACGAATAGAACCGAAGTTAACGCCGATGCCGGCACGCTGGGAGATGTACTCCACAATGGCCGAGGTCGTTGCATTGATGGACTTCAGTGAATCACCGGACTCGATCAGGACGCAACTTGAGAACTGGCGAGTAGGAGTGCGGACACCGGCCATAATTGGAGTAGGTAACGACAGCTTGAATGTACTAGTGACATCGTAAAAGCCTTTGACCATTTCCAGCCGTGTTTTGCCCATATCACCGTCAGCCCAGTCCTGATATAGACACATGCCCACCAGCATGTAGATATGTTGAGGTGACTCATAGATTTCCCCGCTGACTCGATGTTGTACCAGATATTTGCCGCGCAGCTGGGTCGTGGCCGCGTAACCGAAGTTGTCGTCACGCTCAGGCTTCATGTACGCGCCCAGCTCGTCGATCTCTTCGCAGCTGTATTTATGCATGATTTCGTCATCATAAACGCCGCGAGTAACGTTCTTCAGGATGTGTTCGTAGAAGTCAGGGTATTCGTATTGGCCGTGGGCATCTTTGCGAATTTTGAAAATACTCAGACGCGCAGCAACCTGGCTGTAGTTAGGTGTGTCGGCACTGATAAGATCGGCGGCAGCTTTGATTAGAGCGTCGTGTACTTGGCTTGTCGTCATGCCGTCAACGATACTCGCTGCGGCTCCCATAGCGACGGCAGAGGCGCTTACGCCATCAACACCGTCCGTTGCCCACATAACGACGCGGTTATACTTCTCTTCAGACAGTGCTTCGACACTGCCATTCCGTTTGATGATTCGAATCATGTTGTTATCCAAAAGAAAAAGGCCACTAAATGTAGTGGCCTATAGTAATAAGTAAACTCTTACTTATCAATAAAGCTAACTTAAAAGAATGCTCTCATCATAGAGACAGCTTGACGGTATTGATCCGTCTCCAGTCCGGTATAAACCGCAGCCAATGCGTCGGCCGGATGTTCGTTTTTGCTGACAATACTCACTTCACCTTTAACCTTCTTCGTAAACCAGCCAGCATCCGGATGCTTAGATACCGCCCATTCAATGATGGTGTTTTTGGAGGTGTCTTTTTTTCCGCCGATATGCATTTTGATGTCATTTGGTGTCAACTGAATAATGGGTTTATCGATACACGCCAGAACGCCGAGACACAGGCCGTATGACGTTTGGGCGCGGGAAGACTGGCTACCCACAGGCAGCTCTGCAAACACGATATTTACGCTATCAACGATTGGCTTAATGCCTCGCCATATTTCGTTCGCCCGACGCAGATCATCGCTATTGGTTCGAACAGTTTTTTTTGCTGAAGTAGCCTCTGTTTCAATCAGTTTTATTGACACATCGGACACTTCTGACGTATCGAGGTTTAATGAGCCAGTGACGATCCCAAAGTTGCGAAGACTTGGGTCAAACCCGGCGAATTTAATAATTTTATTACTCATGTGCTTTCCTTTGTTGTTACCACGTTCCCCAAATGGGGTTAGCTTTTCGAAGCTCTCTCACCTCGCTAAATTCATCAAGTTCGCAGTCCGATGCCCGAATTTCTGAGAAGCCGGCAATGATATCGGGCCATATTTCAGTGATACAAACGGCCAGTTTTTTCATAGTTTCACTGGCGTACTGAAGGCTTTCATTTGCGTCATCTGGGTCAGCAGCCGACACGATGAAACCTGTTTCAACTTTGTCATCGAAGCATATGCCGAAGTGCAGAACACCATCGCTAATCAGCGTTACCGGCATCTCCACCTTCGAAAATGCCTTTGATTTATGTCGTTGCCCAAATCGAGCCATGTCATTCTGAACGCGGCGAACAGCCATCCTTGCGCTCATATGCTGGATACGGCCAGACATTTTGACGGACTTCACCGGGTTAAAGACAATATCAGTGTCTTCCTTGCTCGAAATGATGATGCTGTCGCCCATATGATCGACACCAAATACATTCCCCATGTAAACAAGCGATGAATCGCCTATCCATTGAGCGTCAAACAGAGCTTCGCTTGTCTCGGCAATGCGCTGGTGTGTCAGCTTGTCTTTGTAATGGCTTGTGAAAGAACCGAAGTCTACAATACCGCCAAAACGCATAGCCATTACCCGCGCTGCAGCAACGCAGGTAACGATCTGACCAAACTGATTGCCTGTCGGATTAAACGACATAGCTGCGGCCCTCTTTGACTTCCAGCGTCACCGTTTCGCGGAACCACGACTTCATCTCCTTGTGCGAGACGATCATCACCGTACCACGCTCACGCGCCTTCGCTTCCAGAATCCCCATCAGACGCTCAAGTCCCGCCGAATCCAGTGCATCATCGATCTCATCGCCGATAAACAACTGAATGCTTTTGCTGGCCCGGTTCGCGACCATATCCTGAAGAGCCAGCGCACAAGCCAGACGCACTTTCCGCTTTTCACCACCGGACAGACCGCGGAAGTCTTTACTGAATCCGGTCTTCTCAACGGCAATGTTGAATTTGTCGCGGATCTCTCCTTTCTTCGTGGTATCCATCGTCGACCAGATGGCAGAGATGTTGCCGTCCGACATCGTGCTCAGATATTCCGCCGTTTTATCGTTCAGGAATGGTGTTACCGCCGTCAGAATATGTGAACGAACTCCGGCCGGAGAGTAAACCTGACGCGCCTTCTCAAGCAGCAGTGCCTGATCTTTCATCCCTTCGATTTCGCGTCGGATCTCTTTCAGCTTCTCTTTGTGGATTGCCAGATTTTCGCGATGACGGGAAATGGCTGCATTGTGAGGGTTAACTTCTTCCGAGATCGCTTTCACTTGTGCGTTTGCGCGAGCCAGAGCACTCTCTGCCGCTTTTATTTCAACTTGTCGTGACTTTACGTTACCCAGACTACGGGTAAGCTCAGAAATGCGCTCAGTGATTGCGGAGACGTCGGGGGTCGAGGCGACAAGACGATCACGCAGCACGACGATTTTATCGTGACGCTCCGTTTTGGCCGCTAAATCCGCTGTTAGTGATTTAGCTTCGCCTACATACTTACGGACTTCGCCGACGTAGTTGTCATGAACGTGAGACAGATCACCGCTAGTGTATGGCTTACCGCACGTCGAACATGGCTTGCCTACGCTTGAATTGACATTATCCGCATTCAGCTTGGCTTTTTTTGCTGCGCTAACGGCTCTGTCGCGGGCTGATTCAGTCGCTCGGATCTCCGCCGCTGCATCAGCCACCATTGTGTTCGCTGCCTGAACTTTCTTATCATGTTCAGCCCTGCCGGAAAGCTTTTTCTTTTCATCCGTGATTTGATTCTCAATTTTGCTGATGGTGGCCGGGATGTCGGCCATTTCCATGCTGGCCTCTGTTACCTTGACTTCGATCATAGTCGCTTCAGCTCGTGCTTCGTCGAGACGAACGGAACGCGTTCTCTCCCACGCCTCGGCTGCTGCTGTACTGGTCTCAATCTCTGTCTCTGTCGAAGTGATAAGCGACACTGTGCTTTCGGCTTGTGCGTTTGCTCTGTCCAGTCGAGCGCTCATCGCATTAGCTCTGTCGCGAGCGATAGCATAAGCCTTTGTCAGACGGTCGATGCCAGCTGCTTCTTCAACAATTGCCTTCAGGTTTTTATCCGTCATACCTGGTAAATCCGGCATGGCTTCCTGACTGGCATAGATGGATGCCATGAATACTTCTTTCGAAGAGCCGATCAGCCGCTCAACCAGTTCCTGAGTCAGCGTGTCCTTGCCTTTGGTCAAATCACCGTCTTCACTGCGGACAATGAGACGATTTTTGAATTCTTTGTGAGCACGGTGACGAATTACCGCATATTGCTTACCTTCGTCTTCAATGGTCACGGAAACGCGGCAGTTCTTTGGCGTCGTTGAGTTCAGAACGTCATCGCCCTTGTATCCAGTGGCTGTTTCCCCGTACAAACACCACATCAAAGCATTCATCAGCGTTGATTTGCCGGCGCCATTACTCGCTGCACTGGAGTCCGCGGCGTTAATGCCCTGAATCAGAACCAAGCCTCGGCTATCCAAATCAACGCTGGCCTCAGCAATGACCATAAAGTTTTCAACTTTCAGATTTAGGAATTTCATTCAGACGTCCCCGCGCTTTCCGCTTCTAATAGGATTTCGTTGCATAGTGAGTCGAGCTTAGCCAGATCGAAGCCGCCATCCGTATCGTGGACAACCTTGCAGTAGGCACTGATTGATTCAGAGAGACTGTCGATTTTGCTGGTGGATTCGGTGCTTGCAGTTCCAGCCATCATCGACGCTTTTTTGATGAGATTTGTCACAACACCCGCGGCACCCAGCGTCGCCAGTTGCTCTTTTATTTGCACTGCCTCGGCGTCGTTCTCAATGACTGCGCGATAGCGAACATAATTGCCGCGAATATCGTCTTCAGTCACATCGCCTTCCAGAGATACAAACTTCGGTGCCGATGTTTCGTGCTGCGTGAATGAACCGTCTTCCTGAACCAACATGAACCCGGCCAACGTACCAACGTCGCCCCAATTCTGGTGGGTTAACGCACCGACTGACACGACACCAGGGATTATCTCTTTGTGATTGTGATAGTGGCCGGAAAGAACCAGACGGAAGCCGAGTTCCTTCAAATCATTCGCCTCAATGCCAACGTCTGGCATTGTCGGAATGGCTTTGTTGATACCTGTGTGGATCACGATGTCGTGGATTCCGGCACCAGCTTTCTCACGAAGCGATTTCATATCCGCCAGCAGTTCGGCATGACTGTTACGCCAGCTGATAAAGTGGACTGTTACATCATCAATTTTCACGCTCTGGGCCGGGCCACAAACGATGTTTACGCCAATTGACTGCAATGATGCTGCCGCATTTGCCGAAAATACTGAGTCATTGGTTTCCAGATCGTGATTGCCTGCCAGCATCCAGACTTCCAGACCGATTTCGTTAATGATGGTTTTGTATGCTTCAGTGACGAAGTGGAGTACGGAAGGCGTTATAGAGCCGCGCGTATGGAATGTGTCGCCGGCAACAAACATGTATTTTGCGCCAGAAGCTTTGATCGCTTTTGCCGCCTCGATGGTTGCATCGAGCTGAATTTTTAAACGAGAATTCAGACCGCTGACGCTGATTGTCGAGAACGCAGACCAGCTATGATAGTGTGGGTCTGAAATCACACCGTATATCGTTTTCATGTGTTTTCCTGTTGTTGTTTTATTCGATGATAGAGTGGGTTAACAGGCCACCAAGCGACTTCATCAGGTGCATATTAAACACCATTAGATAAGTAAATGCTTATCTATTTTTCATCATAAAGGAAGGAGCGAGGCCACCAGACGCTCTCAGTGAGGTTTTGTGATTAAGTTGGGGGAATGTTTGGGTTGGGCGAGAAAACCCCTCACAATAGCGGAGGGGGAGGAATATGCGCGGTTAAATCTTCTCTTCGAACCTGCGTCTTAACTCATCGAGACTCACGACGTTATCTGGAGGGGTGATGTCCTCCATCATTCGGATTTCTTCTTCGGTATGATACTCCCAATCGTACTCGTGCTTTAGGCTTTTCAGGTAGATCACCGTCAGCAAGCTGTCTTCTTTTAAGAAGTGACCGTATGACTTTTGAATAACGGTTCTTACCTCATCCTGCGTTTTGCCGCCGAGACACAGATGGTTGAACCTGGCGTTTATCTTGAGCATTTTGTCGACGGGGCCAGAGAATACCTTCGCGACGCGAGCAAAGCGAATTATCTCGCCGTTCTCAGCGCCAACCAGACAAACGACAGAATTTTCACTGACGCGGTTGACCCAGGTTACGCCGCTGCGCATTGTGTTGAAGTAAGCTTCCTTTAAGCCAAGATAAGGTTTTCTGAAGGAAATGAGTGGAACGTATCGTGCGCATGTGTTGATTTCAAATGACGCACCTTGTTCCAGCAGTGATGCCCGGGTTTTGTAGATCGGGCAGGCGGTTTTGATGCCGCAAACCTCACACATGTCCCTGGAAGCAACCAGTTTAGAGTCAGACTTGATGGTGTAAGTCCCATCTTCAAGTCTTCTGATGTAACGCGACTGTTTGATATTCATTTGATGCTTGGCCTTGTATTTTTTATCACATTAAACCAAAAACAAGGCTCACGTACTAAAATGCCTTGAAAAGTTATCCACATATCAACTGGATAGATCCCAATAATAAGATCCCTATATAGATCATACATTAGATCAAAAGAGATCCCCGATCCTCGCAACCCGCGCCACGCCTGCTCTGAAAGACCATTGGCGTATGCTGTCAGCGGAAAAATATATGCTGCGAGCGGCGTGCGATATGCTGTGGACTGTTTTGTGTATGCTGCTAACGGTAAATGAAGTATGCTACCAGCGGTTTAAGCAATGAGGTGTCCACATGTCCACAGGCAAAAAAAAGAAGAAAGAAAACATACCGTTAATCGATGATGATGACGCGATCGACGAAAGTGTTCCGGCGTTATTCACAGGCGACCTCACCCCTAACAGCAACAATACCGTACAACCCATTGCGTTGATGAGACTTGGATTGTTCGTTCCCACGCTCAAAGGCACGAAGAATAGTAAACGAAATAACTCCAACCAGATAGACGCCTCAAAAGAACTGGTGCAACTGGAGGTTGCGAGATCTGAGGGTTATTCCGATATCAAAATAACCGGTCCACGTCTCGATATGGATCACGACTTCAAGACGTGGGTTGGTGTCGTCCGATCACTTGCCGAGTATGGGGAGGCCAGTGGGCGCGTTGAGCTAAGCATCACGAAGTTTGCCAAGTTCTGTGGGTATCCATCTTCCCAGATACGCAAGACGCTGCGAGACAGGATTACGAACAGCCTGCTGAAGATAATGCGCACAACGCTTTCGTTCCAGCGCACATACGAAGAGAAGAACGTGGACGGCTCGAACAAGATATCTCTGCTCATGGTTCATCTGGTGAATAGCGTGGATTACAATGAGAAAAATGACACCATCATATTTCACGCCGAACCAAAGCTGTCAGAGCTATACCGGTTTGACCACAAAGTTCTTCTCCAACTGAAGGTCATCAACAAACTTCCACGTAAAGAAACCGCCCAGGCGCTATACACCTTCATTGAAAGTCTTCCGGCGCGGCCGGCGCCAATATCTCTGGCTCGTTTGCGTGCGAGGTTGAATCTGAATAGCTCAAGCATCAGCTCCCAAAATCAGACCATTCGAAACGGTCTGAAGTCTCTTAAAGAGCTTGGCTACCTCGATTACTCAGAGGTGAAGCGTGGTCGCTCTGTATTTATTCAGATTCATGGACGCAACCCGAAACTTAAAGTCATTGGTGAAGAGAAACCGTCGAAGCCTGAGAAGCCTGCAGAGCAAGTGGAAGGGCCACAAGAGAGCGGCGAGCTGGACGTCGTAAAACAAAACATGATCAAGAAGATAGCTGAACTTTCTGCAGATTTGACGCCTGAGAATATAAAGCTAATTGAGATACTTAGTAACGGTCTGAAGTTGCTTTGATATGCTCTGAGCGGTGCAATATATGCTGTGAACGGCAAATGGTATGCTGCCAGCGGTGATTTGACTATTAGATATGCTGTCAGCGGTGATTAGGAAGGTCTGGAATCGTTTATTCACACCAAATTTAAGCCCTCGAATAGAGGGCTTTTTTATTTCGTATGCTGTCAGCGGTTGTGGATATGCTGTCAGCGGCTCAATGTATGTTACCAGCGGTAATTGATATGCTGTTAGCGGTACACTATGCCGTCAGCGGTGACTTCGATCAGGATTCATTTTTAGAGGGTTCCATTTAGCCCCCTAGTGGTTACTAACCTGTGAGATGTTGATATCAAAGGGTTAGTAACCACTAACAATTTATCTAATGTCAGGTGATTGAAGACAGAAGGTTGTAGAGGCGATGTGATTTAGCCTTTGCTTTTGTCTCGCCGATTTCAATCATCTGCCACGAACGATAGCGGTACACAATCTGGCAGTCGTCACGCTCCAGTCTTGTTGAGAAGTCTTCCGGGCGAGTAAATCCTTTTGCACGCCAGTATGGTCTTATTTTTTCAATTTCCATGCTGTTAGCGATGTTGTTCATTACGCAACCTTTTCACATTCATCAAACACATATCCGAAGTCATCATAAATAACACCAAAGGTGTCTTTACGCATAAAGTAAGCGGCGCCAGCTTGGTATGCGGCTAAACCACCTTTTTGCTCTGAAAGTATTGGTGAACTGATGATTCGCTCACCGATGACAGCATAGAACTGTCGCGTATCCGCTGTCAGAATCGCCTCCGCCAACTGATGCGGATCTCCGATCATTTTTCCGCTGCTTATACGCATAATGTTCATCTGGCACTTCATGACGGTCTCACTCTCTCCAAACGCCACGGATGAGAAGAGGATCATAGAGGCTGCAATAATCTTTTTCATGATGCGAAGCACTTCCCTAAAGCGATGGCCAGAAAAACGCCCACGAGTACGTCTATGATCCGACCATTCACGGGAGCCAGTGCTTTGCGAAAACTCCCAACAAAAACACTATCAAAGAGCAGAAAAATCGACGTGGTCAAATACAGGAGCGGCATATTACACCTCATTAAATAAATGTCTACTTATTATTTAGAGCGTGGAAATGCCCAGAATACGGGTCAAGTGCGCCGCGTCTTCTTCACTAATGAGACGTAAGTCCTCGATATACCAACACTCTCCGTTGTTCCAGCAAACACCGTCCTCGTCAACGAAAACGGTTTCCTCGTCACCGTAAAGAGACGGAAGAAATTTAATGGCCAAGGATTGAAGCTGATCTTCGTCCGTCCCTTCAGGAAATTCCAGAATGGAATAGGGGGAGTACGAAGAGTTCAGTGAAGCGTGGACGTGTAATAAGGCTTTCATGTGTTTTCCTTTGTTGTAATAAACAAGTTGTTATCTTATGTTCTTAATTGAGGTGAATCAAAAATGTTACGCGGTCACAGAATTATCTTTCTACTTACCTATTACTCTGCAATGTCACTGTTTTTTACCTCTGTGAATGTGCCGTGAAGAGAATTAGTTGATGGATAATGCTTTTAGCCGCTTTATAGGAAGCGAAGGGGGTTGCGAACATCAGCACGAAGCCAATCAGGACAGTGATGTCGCTTTTTTGAGAGATGAGATAGGGGATAACTAACCCTACCATCGTCATCGCAAACCCGATCGTGACGCAGATTTTCAAATACAGTTTTGTGGTCATGTGTTTTCTCTTGTTGAAAAGCTTACACATAATAGATAAGCGCTTACTTATCATCAAGCAAAACATGTTGAACCCTGTTTTTATCCTGCATACCATGATCGTTTTAACGGCCGGGAAGACGAATGACAGACAGAGAGTTGGCGGGGTTAAAAGCCATTGAGCTATGGGAGAATGGGGCCTTTGATGCTGACATGATCCTTATGGTGTTAGGAAAACGAATGGGCATGAGTTCTTCAGCTGAACTCGTTCATTGGCTTTCATCACAAGGCACGATCCGAGGCTCCAAGTCCAAAGAAAAAATTAATGAAAACAGGCATAAAGCTGCCGAGTTATGGATTTCAGGTCTGTATAGCGCCCCCGAATTACTTGAAATGTTTAAAGGCCGTCTGGGTATACAGCGCAAGGAATCTCTTCTTTTCTGGTTCCGGCAAAATGGATACGTAAGAAACTCGGAGTCGACCGACGCTCCGAAGAATCCGCGAGCAATTTTGAGAGAAAGAGCCGTGGAATTAAGGAAAGCCGGCCAGCACACAACCCGACAAATCTTTGATGAACTCTCTCCCGAGTTAGGTATGAAAAACGTCGGCGCACTTAGACGCTGGTTTAAGAAAAATGGCATCGTACCTGAGCATCCGAGAAAACCTCGTGAGAAGCCCCCTAAACCGAAACCGGTAAATCCTCGTGTTCAACTTAGAGCTGTATGTACTGATATGTGGGCATCTGGCGAATATACAGGCAAGGACATTCGGTCTCAAATGGGCGAAAAATTTCCATTTGCCAGCCTTGGCGCAATGTATGGTCATTTCTCTAAAGTTGGTGTTAGAAAGGGAAGTAAAGAGAGCGACTGAGGTCGCTCTCTGGTGATTTACGCGTCAGCTGGCTCTAATTCGTCCTTTGACTTCATCTTCGCCTGAATCGACTTAATAGCCTTCACGATTTCGCTCAAATCCTTCTCGCGGTACATATCGACGATCTGGGACTTTGTATACTTCTTGTCGCCAATCTCGATGCGCCCGGTGGACGTCTTCGGAATGTATCCCTTATCAAGCATGTACTCTACAAGCGATTCTACGACGTCCAGACCACGCGAAGGGTCGAAGTAGAAGTTCCATTCACATTTCTGGAACGGTGGCGCCACCTTGTTTTTGACGCACTCTGCTTTAACCAGCTGACCAACACGATCGCCGCCTTCTTTCAACTGACCGCCACCCAGCTTGATGCGGACGGAAGCGTAGAATTTCGGGGAGTCGCCGCCTGGTGAAGTGGTAGGGTCTCCGAACATGACGCCCATTTTTGTACGAACCTGGTTCAGGAAAATGAGGCAGGCATTGTACTTCTGCGCCCACTTAGCCAGCGTTGGGAGATTTGCCGAAGTCGCGCGAGCCAGTGCCGTGTTGTCGTTCATATTCAGCTCGTCTTTCTCTTTGGCCGTGCCATCCGCCATCTTCTCGAACTTCTCGAACTTCTGGCGCGGAACCATTGAGGCCAGCGAGTCATAGACAATGACGATGGGCGCTTCAGCTGGGATCAGACTCTCCTTGCGAACCAGAGACAAGATTTGCCCGGTCAAGTCGATGGCATCCTCAAAGGTGTCAGGCTGCTTATAGACCCAATTACCTTCATCTTCATCAGATTGAAGTCCCATAACTTCAGCCAGACCAACGTCAAAACTGTTTTCATGATCGAGGAATACGGCGATACCTCCGACCTTCTGCGCTGCAATCATCGCGCGGGTTGCGAGGAAAGTTTTGCCTGCAGACGGAGGTCCAAAAATCTCCACAATACGCCCACAAGGAAGACCGCCTTCCAGATCACCAGAAACGGCTTCGTTTAACGGGGGAAAACCGGTGTCCAGCCATTGCTCGACTTTCTGGATCTCATCATTTCCGCCGATACGTTTTTTCATGGCTACTGCTAATGGTGACTTTTTCATGTGTTTTCCTTTGGTTTTATTTAGTTAAGCCGATTTCTTTTTCGGCTTGTTCACGGTTAAATGTGATGGTGTCGCAGTTCATCATTTTTGCGGATCGCTCAATGATGGTGAGAATATGGCCTTTCACGATATCTACTTCACGCGCTGTCAGAGCGATTTTGTGACCGACGATGCACGCGTTAAAATCAGACACGACATACTCGCCATAGGTGAAGACTAACTCCTTCGCCAGCGCGGTCGGCGTAGTGGATTTTCCAGTAATAATTGACGCAATCATTCAGCCACCAACCCGCAGCGCTTAACGAACGGCACGACAAAAACATCCAGATCGCTGAGGATTGACTGGAAATTTAACTGCATACAGATTTGCTTAAATGCTTCCAGACTTTGCTCACCGCGAATAATCTCCAGCTTCTCCGGGGCGAATTTGGTGTCGATGAGATCCATCAACTTAATATTCCGCATAAACGCTTCAAGCATCCGACAGCCGGTTTTCTCATTGAAAGCGTTCTTTGCCAGGTTATTCACTGCCGTTTTGTTGCGACCTTTGTCCATGACAATAGATCCATCGCAAATCCCCTTAACCAGCGTAACAATGGAGCCATACTCGTTAATCAGATCCATCGCGCCTTTGTCACCAATGCCACCGACTTGCTGAATGTTGTCCGACTTGTCACCCTGCAGCGCTTTACCTTCCAGATAGCCGCGTGGCGTTGGGTAGCCAGTCAACTCAGGGAACGCCTCGATATTGATGCGCTTATGCTTAGTATCCTCGCGCAAACTGACCCATGTTACCTTTTCGTCAACCAGCTGAATCCAGTCGGAGTCCGCGGTTAACAGGTAGATGTGCTCGACGTCTTTCGACGCAACATAACGCTTCTTCAGAATTCCGGCCAAATCGTCAGCTTCACCGTCGATTGCAGTAATCTGATCAACACCCAGCGAGGTGATTGCTTTTTTGATGAAGGGCTTTTGGACTGCAAAACCTTCTTTCATCTGTTTCATTTCTGCGTTGTCGTCACGATTGGCTTTGTAGTCCGGGTAAAACTCGCGACGCTTATCGCTGAAACCATCCCACAGAACTATTGGTCGAGCCTTCAGAAGCGAAGCATAGCGGCGCATGTTGGTGATAAAACCAAACACTGCGTGGGTCTCCATATCGCCGCTATGGAGTTTTTTTGGTTGCTGCTGGTGGTAGTAACCGAGGCTATTTCCGTCGATTATTAAAATGTTCACGGCATTGTTCTCCACGAATAAATAAGGCGTCCGAAGACGCCTTTAAAATCAACGGCTGGCTTACATTGAAAGCGCGTTAAGTTGCGCGTAAATGTCATCCAGATCTTCGTTTTCCGGCTCAGCTGCTGGCTCGCTTGCTGGCGCTTCTTTTACTTCTTTTACCTCTTTCTCTTCTGGCTCGAATACGGCTTCTTTCGCGTATTCAACTTCTTTATCCAGCAAAGAGGCTTCGGCAGTTGAGTCATCAACTCCGGTAATGGTCATGCCCGGAAGAGATGCAGCTGCTTTGCCGGTTGGGGTTGGCAGAGCGCCGGCGCTTGAACCCATAGACGCTGGCAGTGCGATGCCGGTCGCGCGAGCAATCATTTTGGAGGTCGCCATCAGTTTTGTCGGATCGGTCTGGTTTACAAACTGTTCCAGAGACGGTTGGTTATCCCAGAACTTAGCCGGAACGGCTGTTTTGTTTTTACGCATCGGTTTGACTTTGTAATCAGTGTCCAGACCAGAGCCGGTGCGAGTAATTTGATACGCGTAACCTTTTTCGCGGCTCAGCGGCTCGCCGATCTCATCGTTCATATCCTGCATAATGGCGTCCATCAGGTCGTCAAACACGGACATAGGCATATCGATGAGAGAAGTCTTGTCGGTGTCGCTGAAGTCTTCTTTCTGAGACCACATGCCGACAACAGCCATGCGCGGAGAGGCACGCATATCGTCAATGACTTTTTCCATGGCTTTGTTGCCTTTGTACTTCGCTTTAGCTTCCATAACCATTTCGCACATTTCGCACGGCTTATCATGGGTATGCTGAAAGCACAGATGAGCGCTGTATACGTCCTTCCCATCTTCGCCTTTAGATTTGGCATAGTGAATGCCGTACTTGTGGGAGAATGGAATATTGTCAGGGTCGTCTTTGTTCAGGATGATGCGAACGTAGTTTTCGCCTGGTTGCATCTTTTGCAGATCGTTCCCGCGATTGCCGCGTGCGTTTTTCGCAACTTCTTGGCTTTTCTTCAGAAGGTTCATTAAAGCGGACATGTGTTTTCCTTTATTGTTAATGGCTTTTATTGCACTTGGTTATGATAGATAAGCGATCACTTATTATCAAGATACATTTTTAGGGGCGTTGAATCGTTCAACACCTGTTCTTTCGTATTCGGAAATTGCCTTTTTAGACGCCTGAACGATCATGTCTCGACGGTGTCCGAGTGCGTTTACAACCTGCTTGTAAAACTCAGCGAGATACTTCGCGTCATCGTACTTTTGGCGAGCCGAAAGATACGCCGGAGACGACTTTATTTTGGCTTCAATCGTCGATTCGCTGATCTTCACACCGTCGAAACTCAGACCGGCACGCGTCGTCGAATAGAGACGTGCTTCGATGGATTCTAAATCTCGCTTTGCAGCATTCGCGGCGCTTTCAGCCTCAACCTGTTTAAAACCATAAATGGCGACAAGCTCCGGCTGACGACGCCAGACAGCGTCCAAATCATGCGTATCAAGCCTGATGTCATCCATCACTTCTTTGATGATCGCCTTATCCATTACCAGCTCCAGAAAGCGCTAACAAACAGTCCAATCGGCCAGAAGATGCAGCCGATTATCTTCAGCTCAACATCACCGCAACTCGCCGCTTCAGACCAGATTTTCGCGAAACCGATGCCAGCGATTAAGTAGGCTAAAACGAACATTGGAATGGTTAAATCCATAGTAAATCCTTACTTATCTTTGAGCTTAAATATTAACACGAACAATTAGGCTACGTACATTTCTGCCAGCGTTCTTTTTCCGACTCCCCGCCCGGTAATGGCTATACGCTGAGCACGCTGGAGACGGTAGTCTTTGACGCTGGCCGCTTTACCTACCTCGACAAATTCCTCCGCAACCTTTGATATCAGTCGGTCTCGATAAGCCTCAAACTCAGCAAGGTGTTTTTTGACATTGCTTGATTTAGCTATCACAGCGACATAATCTCGAACCATCGGGTCGCGCACGCGCTTCAGAATTATCTTTGCTGCGCTACGTGCTGCGCTATTCGCTCGGCGCCCATCAAGCTCCGCCTGCCGCATAGCGAGACGAATGGTGACGGGACAGTCTGCGAACTCCCAGAATGCTGACTTATTTAGAGCGATAATTGCCTTATCGATATACTCCTGTGACACTGTAACCTCGCTCATGACAATGCTTCCTTAATGTCTTCCATAATAAGTTCCAATTTCTCACCTTCTTCCGGTCTGAAGTGAAGTATGCCCGGATTGAATCCGTAAAACACGGTCAAGTCCATTGCGCCAAAGTATTCCTTACGTCCGACCAAATCCGTTGCCTTGGTTTTGTCGTTGAAGAGACTGGCCGATAGGCGACCACACGTCAGGACGTAGGTTGGTTTAACCAGCTCAAGCTCTTTCTTCATAAACTCGATGTAGGTGTTCTCTGCGTCGCGGGACAGTGGCAACTTCTTATCTTGCTTAATGACGCCGGTAACGTACACCTCGCTCATGCGCAGATCGCCATTAACGAGCATTTTCGCCTTAAAATCTTCGTAGCCGTTCTCCATGAAGATCCCCGTCCTGATATCGTTGCCGTTTGCTGTGTCGAGGATAATCATTATTTTTGGCGATACGCCGATATGCGGAGTAACCAGATCTTCGCCCACCCCGACCTCTTTACGCAGCTCTTCCATCAACATCGACACTTCTGCCTGGCGTTTCGGATTCATCTCGAACGGGCGACTCACTTTTACCGCATCGATAATGAGGCTTCCCATCAGCTCTGATTGAGCCTTGCGGCGGGATTCTGCCATCGCCGGTTCGCTGCCAGGCTCAATACTGGCAAATGCACCAACGGCTTCCAGAGCCTCCTGAACTCGGATATTGCAAAGTCTGGCCTCTATCGCTTCCTTGAATTGTGCTCGCGACTCAAACTTACCACCTACACGCTCGCGAGCACGCATAATGGCTAAGCTGCCTTTTTCAGAACAACCTTTGACAGCTGAGAAGGGGGCATATAGCGCCGCCCGGCCATCCTTCAGTTCGACTATTTCGATGCGGTCAGTTGAGAGATTGATGTCTGGCGGCATCACAATAACGCCGCGTGCCAGTGCATCCTTTACAACAGCTCGGTGTTTTTCATCATCCTGAATTGTCAGTGCGGCGGCGAAGAATGCAGCCGGATGGTGAGTCTTCAGATACATTGCCTGGTAGCTGATTGCGGTATAGGCCACGGCGTGTGATTTGTTAAAGCCATACGACCCGAATTTCTCGAAAGCATCCCAGACCTCTTTTGCTTTTGATTCGCTGAGTCCGGGCTTCTCTGAGATGATTTTAGTAATCTTCATGTGTTTTCCTTTGTCATTAAACAAGTTGTTTTCAGAAACTAAAAAACAACTTGTTTTCACATTTTACTTATTACTTAGAGGTGTCAAATTCAATAATGTCGGCATCTTCTTTCATGGCTTGCTCGACAGTGCGCTTCTTACCATCAGAGCACGGATGAAGCGCGGCGCGATGAACAGTGACAATCTGGCCGTCGTCAGTCTGGACTTCCAACCAACCAAGCTGCGCACGATCTGAAAAGTCGGCACCAATCTTTTTCATCTTCTCGATGTCTTTTTTACCAATCGCCTTCCTTACCATATCTGCTTCCGACAGAGAGAAGCCGGCGAGGATCTGCGACGCTTTCATGATTTGTTCCTGATAGACCAAAACCCCGTTGGTTTCTTTGGTCAATTCGTCAAGGCTTGGGTGAAGTGAGTGAGCGTCCTCATAACCACGCGCAACGCTGACGTAGGTATCCATCATGCCGGACTGCATTGGGCCTGGGCGATATAGCGCGGTAGTGGCGACGGCCATTTCAAACGACATTGGTTTGATGCCGCTTCCAAGGTTTTTAAGCAGGTTTCTCATGCCGCCAGACTCGAACTGGAACACGCCAGTTGTTTCACCCAACGCCATACCCTCAAGGACGCGTTTATCATCGAGAGGGATTGCGTCGAGGTTAACGTCGATCCCCTCGTTCTCTTTGATGTAGCGTTTAGCGAGAGCCAGTAGATCGAGCGTAGCCAGCCCTAACACGTCCAGCTTGATAAGCCCCATAGATTCACAGAAACGCTTGTCAAACGCGATACAGCGCACCCCGTTGCGTAATTCAACTGGTGTTCGCTCAGTCAGTGGTACGCCAGAAACGATGACACCCGCGGCGTGCTTACCATAGCTGCGCATCAGTGACTGGAGTTTGCACGCGGCGTCGAATGCGTCCGGGTTTGCTTTCGCGTATTTGTCGAGGGCGCCCAGCTGCTCACGAGTCTCTTCAAGAGATAATCCCTCATCATCGAATTGCTTCAACTGCTTAGATACCGCCATATCTTCGGTAGACACGCCGTAGATACGTGCCGTGTCACGTAGTGCCGACGCCATACCCAGATAAGAGAAGTTTGGAATGCCAGCCACATATTTTTCGCCGTAATGCTCTTCAAGATATTCGAGAACGCGGGGGCGGAGCGCCTGGCTAAAGTCCAGATCCGCGTCAGGCAAATCCAGACGTTCAGGGTTGATGAAGCGCTCAAACAGGAGACCGTGGCGTAGCGGGTCGATGTTGGTGATCCCAATCGCCCACGCAACAAGTGAACCGGCGGACGATCCGCGACCCGGCCCGACCGGGATATCCTGTTTACGCGCCCATGACAGTAGATTTTCAACCATCAGGAAGTAGCCGCAAAATCCCAGCTTTTTCAGAACACTCAACTCATAACGTAAACGGTTGATGTAAACCTGATACTGCTCTGCTGGTGGCTTCCAACCAAATTCAAGCGTTGTTAAACGACGCTTCAATCCTTCTGCCGCCATTCGCGTCAACGAATCACCCTCATCTTCCGCCATAACTGGCAGACTGACCGGCATCTCATGCCAGCGCCAGCTGCACGCCGCAATGATTTCGTCCTGAGTCTCGTTAACCATCGCGGAACTAATACCCTCGATACCCATGCGTTTCGAGAATTCCATCAAGCGAACCAGCAAATGCTTGCGGTTCTGGATTGAGTTGTCGCGCTGGTGTGGGATGTGAAAACGATATGGCTGATCCGTTTTGATGTTATTGATAACCATATGCGCAATGTCGCGCAGGTCTGCGTCCTCTTCTTTCTCGTAATAAGCTGGATAGAACGCAACAGGGGCGATTTTAAGCGCATTAGCCACCTTCATCGCCTTCATGTTCAACTGATCGTAGAGAGGCGTAGCAATCGGATACACAACGCTGTAGAAGTTGCCACGCCCACCAACCTCCAGCAATTTAGTCAGGATTTTAACGAAGTCCTGCCGATGAAATATGCTATCGCGATCAGACGTCAGTAGAAGGATGTTGCCCTTTGAATACGTTTCGGCCAGCTGCTCCAACGAGATGCGCGGGAAAAAGTAAAACTGTTCGCGGCGGTTGCCCAACGTCATCAGCTCACACAGATCTTTATACCCTTCATCGTTCTTTATCAACGCTGTGAAGCTGTACAGACGACCAGGCTTGCATACCGGAATCTCTGTACCTTCCTCTTTGGCTTTTCTGACCATGCCTTCATAAAGCGGATTGTCACTAATGACCAGACGGACGCCGCAAATAACAGCCAGGTCATCACCAGCCGACTGCTGCAGCGGGATGATTGAAGCCAGACTCATTGTGTCTGCGCTGATAATGGCTGAATAACCTAACTCTTTCGCAGCCTTCGCTACGCGGCTTGCTTTCAGCGCCGATTCACCAAGAGAAAAATCGGTGCGTACCATTAATGCCTTCATGTGCTTTCCTTCGTGGTTCTTTTTTTATTTTTAACGCTGTCAATCGGGAATCCGACAAACTTCCCAAACATAGCCTCAATGTTTTTACGGGCTTCATCATGACAGCGAGATCTGTCACCACATCGGGCGCAGATCTCGCTTTTTTCCGAGGCTGTCAATGCTGAGCCAAAGCAACCTTTATTCATCACCAAAGATGCGCTGCGCTATCTCGGTTGCGGATACCGCGCTGGTGGACGGTAATTTATTGATGAAAGACTTCGTCACGCCTTTCTTGAAGTTTTTGTGCGCCATTCCAATCACTGCTGCATTGCGCAGTTCACGTGGCCCGATGGGTTGGCTAATATTTCCTGCCTCATACCCGCTACGGATTCGGGTTGCGAAATCGATAAGCATGGTCGCGTACACTTTCGGTAAACCCATTTTCTCCAGCATCGCGGACTCATGAGACCTGTCCATGTACTTGACGTGTGAGACGATGCCGAAACGAGAGAAGTTAGCTGCGTTCTGGATATTCGTGCCCTGATACAATCCAGTTTCATCACCGGAACCATTGGTGTTGCCAGTTCCGATGAAAGCGAATCGTTTATGCGGTTCGACGTAGCGCCACTCCGGGGTCGCTTCTTTGATGATCAGTGGTTCGCCTTCCAACACTGGCTGGTAAACGCCAAGGATTTGCGGGAACGCGAAATCATATTCATCTGCCAGATAAACCCACCCGTTACGCATTGCACTTGCCAGAAGACCTGGCTCGAAATAAGTCGCACCACTGCGCACAAGAATTTGCCCGCAGATATGCGACTCTTCAGTGGACGCGGTGTGCTGCGCACGGATGATAGGGCGGTTTAGTCGAGCGCAAAGCTGAGTTGGTAGCGTGCTCTTGCCGGTTCCTGCGTGACCCCATAGATACCCAGGGATACGCATCTCGATCATCATAAGCACGTCTTTAAGCAACTCGATGTCGCCGAACACATAGTCAGGATTCGCTTTTGGCACGAATTCCGGGAATGGTTTGTTGATGTTTACGGTGATGCGCAAAGGTTCGCCAGATGCCGTCTTCAATAAGTCAGCATCGAGACCGAGTATTTCATGCACTGCAACCTTTTCGACCATGTAGTCTTCGAAACCGGCATATCCGACGTGAGTCACAGATGGCTCTTCTTTCTTTTTGACCTGGTGCTCTTTCAGACGTTTGGCGGCAGCTGCAGACATAGTCGGGGCTTCAGGAAATGCAGCAACATAGATTTTCATCAATTCATTAGGCGTCTTGTTTTCGTGCTCTTTCGGGATGCTAGAGCATTTTTTTCCAATGAAATGAGAACCGACATGATGGGTCTCGCCGCCACACCATTTGCACAAAATAGGCTTTTCTTCGATCTCGCGAGATTTTTCTTGTTCAGCGACTGTTTTGTTCTGCAATTCGACCGACATGTGTTTTCCTTTTGAAGTAGTTCTGATGTGTCAATGATACTTATATATAACAGACAAGGAAATAAGTATTTACTTATCATCCTTGCCCAAAAAAACGGCTACGAAAGTAGGCGTTGCATTTGCTTGATGAGCGTTTCGGCTAAATCACCAACATTGTTCAGACAGATGTTGTCGCGGTAGAAGTGACGCGGAGCGTCTGTCAAAATCCCGATCCCTAGAAGATGGATATCGGTATCCTGCTCAATCTGTTTTGTGACCATTTTCAGGTGGCCAGTCAAACCACGCCCCTGAGCCGCTGGGCTTCCGTCACTAAGCACAATCATGATTTTGCGATCTTCCTGGCGGCCAGAGAAATGTTGAAGCAAGGCCAGTATGCTTTCTCCATCGATATTTTCAGCCAGTATCATCGTACCTGCGAGAGCACCTAGGTTGCATATCGTTTGTTTGCTGGATATCGGCGTCTCCCACCCCTTGATAATTGGCAGAAAAAGCGCTTCAGAGCGGTTAAACTCGGACTTCCCAGGCATCGCCAGAGAAGATGTTGTGAAGCCGGTTATCATAGTTTTCACGTTGATACGCGCCAATGCATCCGCCAGTGTGTAGGCTGCTGCACAAGCTGTCTTGATTTTTTGCCCTCTCATGGAGCCAGACATATCAATAACAATCTGCACGCATGAGTTGACCGCGCGTTTGACCTCCAGCTTGCGAAAAACTCGGTCATCATCGACGGACAGGCGATACAGACTTGGGCCATGCAGTCGGCCGCGACGCTGACCTGGAACAAACTGATTGCGGTTCTGGCTGGCTATCGTTCGCTCAAGGTCTTTAGCGAGTGTCGCGACGATGTCATCGCCAATTAGAGGCTTAATATTCTTATTGAAGACGGCCTCATGTTTTGGGATCACCATGTAGTTATCAGCGTCACCGTACATGTGGAACCCTTTCGGCGAAGTGGCCAGAACGTTTCTGAAGAACTCCGATGCGTGCTCAAGCCTCCCCATAAAGTCGTAAGTGCGCTCATACGGACGATAGCCGGTCGACAATTCGGATTCGCTGGAAATAATCATCTTCATTGCCCCTTCCATAGACATATCCATGGCGCCTTTTGGAAGTTTGGTTGACTCCAGCTTTTCCAGATCACCTTTCGTTGGTTTTGGTATATCCCTCGCTCCGCTTTCCGGGTCGCCAGGTTCGTCTCCGATACCATCAGCCTTTTTGTCTTCTTCTGACTGTGAAGAGCCGCCATCTCCGTCGTCGGCCGATTCGGTTTCCCCCTCTTCGTTATCAACTGATCCTGGGGAATCCTTTTCCTCACTATCTTCAGGCTCATCATCGCCATGCCAGGGTAGATCGCCATCACCGCAATCGTCATTAGACGATTCGCTTGAAGACTTTCCTTTACCTTCCCCATTTTCCTTTGATTCACCTGGGTCTTCACTTTCCATTGGCTTGTCGACCAGTAGTCGGACAATTAGCGAGGCCACTGCCACACTATCGCTCGTGCTGCATATTTTGGGGATCATCTTATCGACGCCATGTTTAATCAGGATTGATACAGGCTCTTTAACGCGCTCCCAGCGGTCTTCCATGTAGTCGATGAACGGCGTTTGATCATTCCAAGCACGCAGCACGGGAACCAGATAGAACTCCATAAACATACGGGTCTGATCGCCCAGCTTTTCAGCAATGGCCTCCATTTCTTTAGGAATGAAAACCGTATCGATGACATGCTTTTGTGTGTTGATGAGGTTTGCTCTGGAGCCTTTGAACATCTCCCCCATTTTTCGCTCAATGAAGGTGTCTTCTACGGCGTTCCAGACGAAGCTGGTGGCTTTCGTACTGTCTGTGAAAAGGACGTGAGCGACTTCGTGATCGATGAATCCGCGTACCGCCATCAGGAACTTGTCGCTGGCGTCGTCGGGTATTGATGGTATGCAGATGCAGAGAGGTTCGCCGGCTTTGTTGTATTCAACATATGCCTTATCTCCACGTTCTATGACGGGGATGTTGCGTGCTACCAGCATTGAAACGACGTTTTTAATCGCCTCGCGAAACTTAGTGATATCTTTAACTGAAGTCTTTTTCATGACATACCCATAAATAAATGCTTATTATTTATGGGTATGATAATCACAATCAATGAAAGTATAAAGCCAAAAAGGAAGGGTAAATCTTAGTTGGTGTGAATGCAAATGAGAGTGTAGTTCGAAATTCCCTGTACTAAAGCGAAATCTTTATCTAGATGATTAATATGGAAAAAAAGATCATCGGAGCCTGCTATGTGTCCATCTTTCGCGCCCAGTTCGCAAATGATGTCGGCTCCGATTTGGTCACTCAAAGATATTGCTGATAGTTTTGTCGCCGTCGACATCCAGTTCAAAATTGCATTCATGTTAATACCATTAAATAGTTTATTGCTTATTAGTATGTCTTAAATGATTCATGTCAAAGTTACTATTATTTTTTTAAGATTACAACAAATTTGCATCAAAAAAGCAGACTTAGCCTATTGATTTTTATTCTATTTTGTGGTTATTTAGCGCCGTAGCCCAAAGTTGGCGGTGTGGGTTTACATTTTTGGTTTAGTGGTTTAGTCTTGAACAATACGTAAATATGTGATTACTTACTAAAATGATTTAATAGTATATGGTTACTTACTTACTAAAATAATTCAATACAAGGCAGACTATAACATGTACGAACCCAAAGGGCGTTACCGTCCGTTTATGACCGCAGCGATGCTCACCTGTGGCAAAACACAAGCTCAGATTGCAAAAGAAGTTGGATTTGAGAACGCTAACAACATTTCTCTCATCAAATCTGGCCGTGCTCATCTTTCGTTAGACAAGGTCATCCCATTCGCGAGAGCTGTTGGTGCGCCGCCAGACGATTTTATGATGATGTACTTATCCGAGAGATTCCCCGAAATCTATGAATTTGTTAAAAAAATAAAGAATGAAAATGATGCTCTGAAGAGTAAGTTAGGTATTACTGATTGATCTTACATGTTTCAATTAAGAATTCAGAGTATGCTGACATTGCCTCGGACATTCGGTCAAGATAGTCGTGTCTGTCATAGACGCGATCTATTCCCTCAAGACTGTGGTTCATGATTTTACGAGCCACGTCTTGCTCTACACCAAGTCGAGAGAGTGTGCTTCTGGCCGTTCTTCGTAAATCTCTGATTTCGAAGGGGGCCGGGATGTTATCGGAAAGATAATCTCTACTCATAATTCTTCTTGATGCCTGAGCTATCAGAACCTTGGATGCAGGCTTCGTCTCATTCTTTGGGGAGGGAACTAGCCACTCGCTATTCCCGGCTGCGGCCATCATTTTATTAATGCACAGCTTCATTATGGGGCTAATGGGTAGTGAATGTTCACGACCAGACTTATTCCTACTACCCTGATTCCATACATCATTATTGAGATCGAATTCAGCTCGTTTAGCCCGGAGCACTTCATCCGGCCGTCTGGCTGAGCAGAGCACGAAACGCGCGGCCCAACGCGTGCTCTCTGAAACATCGGCAAAGTCCCACATGTGCCAAAATTTTTCCAGCTCATCATCCGACAACACACGCTCCCGAGGTCTTGGCTTCAGTCCGCCAGCAACTTTGTTAAGAGACATCGCTCCAAGTGGGGAAGTCTCGATCACGCCCTGGAACTCACACCACCCAAGGAACTGTTTTAAAACAGAAAAAACGCGCCGGCTTTGTACTAACTTGCCATCCAACACCAAGGCATTAATTAGTCTGTTAACTGTGAGGCGGTTGATGTCCGAAACTTTTTTGTCGCCGATAACCGGCATGGCGTGAATGAGAATGCAGTGAACACCCAGCTCAGGACGCCGCCGAGTCACAAGGAGTGATAAACGCGTGAAAAACATAAAGGCTTCACTGAATTTCGAATCGGCATCCATGGCCATCATTTGTGAGCCGGTCATGGTTTGGCAGCGCTGGAGATATTGAACTGTTTCAGCAGAACAATTTTCCAAAGCTTTATCGATCTCGAACGAATTTAACATCGCCGCCTCCATGTAACTGTATGTATATACAGTATTTAACGGTATTTTAGCTATAAGGTCAACCCAGAATAACCGTTTTTTTCCTGTGATTCCATACTCTATAGGTATGGAATCACAAAAGGGCGTTTTGATGAAATCTGATGGTCTTTATGGGACTCTGTCTTGCAGATTAACGGGAGTGAAAAGCCTCTGCGTAGGCTGAAAAGCGAGAAATTAGTTGAGTGTTTGCTGCACTCATTAGGTCATGCGCTGGAGTTACAAGAGCCAGAATGGAATAGCTCGAAAGGTTCCACATATGCTGGGCGTAAACCAGGTAAGTGTTACTTTTCTTTTGACGATCGGGTATGCCGTGGGGCCACGGCGCTTCGCTCGGCAGCTTGATATGAACGCGAGACAACTGTGCCTCTACTGCGTAAGAGGGGAAAGTGAAAATGGCATCGTTGCCGAAAATATTCGTTGTGACGTTTTTCGTCTTACAATAAATAAATTCGGCTTTGAGTTGGCTTTCTAAATCGGGGTACTTTTTGAAAGTTGGGTCTAAAAACTCGGATCTTGTATCCGGGTTAAATTCGACAATCAATGCCATTTAGCCGCAGCCCTTGTACCACGTTCCGCTAGTAATGTCAGTGCATCGTGGTTGATGTTTGACTCACGATACGGGCTGACGTTCAGTATCTGATTTAACAGGTTGTCCAGATTTTTTGCATTGTGTCGTGCTTCTGCGACCGCTCTGCAAAGTTTGTACTGCATCGAGTCTTTGGGGAATGAACGGATCACCGAAACATCTGGCAGTGCCTGGAATAAAAATTCAGCAATAGCCAAGGCTCCGATGATGTCTGCACGCATCCCCTCAGCAGCCATTTTTGCCGCTTCATAGTCGCGTTCTGCAAGTTCATCAATTCTCGCGTAAAGTTCACGACCTTCTGCAGTTACCTCATTCATCTTATTGATGTTTGACATAACTTCCTCGCTGAACGATACGCCGATGCCAGGGGCAACGATGTGCTGAGCGCATACAGTTTCTTTAGCGCACGATTCATGCGTTATCCCGGATAAGGCAAGCGCCAAAACCATTGCAATTTTTGTGATTGATTCTTTCATAATTTTTACCGCCCGCATTTTGCTGGCTATGTACAACGCTTGTCATTCTATACTGTAGCGCAGTGCAAGTAAAACCACAGTTTTTACCACTTATCAAAGCCGAACTCATCCTTTTCACGCAGAAGCGGCTCACCACGATACCGGTGCCCCTTCAACGAATCGCGCTTCGTCGGCGCTTCGTCATAATCTACGGCCGTCTCGAAAAAGTGGTTTGCCTCTGCTGGGTCAGCGAAACACCAGCGATAACGAAAGGGCGAAAATTCGTCAATATCCATACAGACCGACGTTGTAAAAGCAAGCCTTAGCACACCGATCCAACTACTGTCTTCGAGCTGGCGTACTCTCAAAAACCCTTGTTCCAGCAGGAACTCGCGAATTTGCTCTGGGGATAATCTATCAAACATCAGCATCAAGCCTTTTCTTCAATTCGTTGTAAATTTCATCACGTCTATCCACGGCAACAACGCTAACTTCCCCGTTCTCGTCGTCTCTGACCGTATAGGCCAGACGATAACCGTCATTCTTTAGCTTAATCTTGTAGCAATTGTGTTTAAGTGAGAGCCTATTTTTCGGCATTGTCAAGGCACCAAGAGACTCCATACGCTTTGCCAATACCTGTGCATTCGCATTTATCTGATCCCCTATTAGCAAATAAGTTGGACACTTGTTCGCAAATTACTTGATCACCTACAGCACAATTATTCAATATGGTTTCCCATTGCAGAGAGAAGCCCTGAGAACAAAATCAGGAGGCCGAAGCCTCCTGTGTGATATCAGACGCTTCCGCCGACACCTTTGAACTTATCGATAAAGGCGGACACCTTCTGAAAAACGGTTTTTTTCTTGGTTTTGTATTGCGGGTTTAGCGGACTGAGTTTTGGCAACGTTTCATTCAGTGCTGTGCCGTTCTCCGTGGCGTATTCGCGCTTGAGAGAGTTTCTGATATAGCGCCGGGCAGCCTCCTCATTCAGGTTCTCCTCTTTGATGAGAGCCTCGGCTTCGCGCTGCTGAGCCTGTTGTGCAAAGGTATAGAAAGCTTCAATGACGCCCTCTTTACCCGGTATGTTATCGAGACTGGTCTGCTCGATAAAATCAACCATCAGCCCCTCTTTCGCACGGTTCCCCAGACTGGCGCGGATTAAGCGTTTAACTTCCTCTTTCAGGGTCTCTTTATCCGTACTCTTTTGATGATGCTCGTAAATCAGCCCCAGAATGTAATCGAGGTTAATCTCCTGAGACTTCAGCAAATCCACCTCAAAGACCACATCATCCCAGTCAACGGTGTTTTTGTCTTTGGTGTTTGCATCACGCTCACGGCGCTGCCACTCACGGATATCGTTGTAGCTGGAGCGATAGTCCTGAATTTTACGCTCAGCGGGTAAGCGTACAGTCTGGAGCACAGCGAAAGCCTCATCATCCAGATAGTGCCCGGCTTTAAACGCCTCCACGGCTACCGGGTCACTGAGGTCAACAGTTTGCAGCGCTTTCAGCGTGGTAAACTCATCGTAGTTTTGCAGTATGTTCTCTACCCGAAGATATTCCCCGAACAGCTTAACGAAGGCTTTTTTCTCTTTTTCGGACTCAATGTCTGCGGGTTTCGGGAAACGCGTCTCCAGCTCGCTCACGATATCTGTGAAGCCACGTCGCGCCTCTCCGGTAAGCGTGTCCGTGAAGCCTTCCATGTACTCGTCATAACTTTTTTCCATCACCACGCTTCGGGTATTGCTCTTCCCGAACAGGGTAATGGCATCCACTGTGGCCTGTTCTAAATCACGGAAGGTGACAATATTCCCGAAGGTTTTGGTGGCGTTATAAATCCGGTTAGTGCGGGAGAATGCCTGCATCAGGCCGTGGTAGCGCAGGTTCTTGTCCACAAACAGGGTATTGAGTGTCGGGGCATCAAATCCGGTCAGAAACATCCCGACCACAATCAGCAGGTCTACTTCCTGCTTTTTGACGCGCTCAGAGAGGTCACGATAGTAGTTCTGGAAGTTGTTGCCATCAGTACTATGGTTAACCTTAAACATGGCATTGTAGTCACCGATAGCCGATTCCAGAAACTCCCGCGCACTGCTGTTCATCGCCGTGACATCAAACCCTTCATCATTGATATCACCGACCGCGTCCTGCTCTTCATTGGCGGCAAAGGAGAAGATGGTCGCCACCTTCAGAGGCTTGTAGTTCTTATCCTGTTCAACAGCCGACTGCTGTATGATCCTGAACGCTTCATAGTAGGCTTTGGCTGCATCCACACTGCTGACGGCAAACATGGCATTGAAGCCTGTAGCACCAGAGAATGCCCGGTGTGTTTTTTGACGGAAATTCTTCAGGATGTAATGCGTGACTTCGCTAATCCGCATCGGATGCAGCAAAGCGTGTTTATTCTCGGCGGCGCTGAGTTTCTTTTCGTCTGTTTCCGTTTCCAGCTCTTTGAACTGCGGGCGAACGTCGTTGTAATCGACTTTAAACTTGAGCACCTTTTCATCACGAATAGCATCGGTGATGATGTAAGAGTGTAGTTCTGCCCCGAATACGCTGGCGGTGTCTTCATCCCCTAAGGCATTTTTACCGACAAATATCGGCGTACCGGTAAAGCCAAACTGATAGAAACGTTTGAATTTCTTTTTCAGGTTCTTCTGGGCTTCACCGAACTGACTGCGGTGACACTCATCGAAGATAAAGACCACCTGTTGCTGATAGACCGGTAAATCTGCTTCACCTTTCATCAGGTTGTTCAGCTTCTGGATAGTGGTGACAATGATTTTGTTGTCATCTTTCTCCAGATTACGCTTCAGTCCAGCGGTGCTGTCAGAGCCGTTGACGCTGTCAGGCGAGAAACGCTGGTACTCCTTCATGGTCTGGTAATCAAGGTCTTTACGGTCAACCACAAAGAAGACTTTATCAATGAAATCCAGTTCAGTTGCCAGCCTTGCGGCTTTAAAGCTGGTTAAGGTTTTACCACTACCTGTGGTGTGCCAGATGAAACCGCCCCCCTCTCTGGAGCTCCATTTTTTTGCCTGATAAGCCCCGTTGATTTTCCACAAAATCCGCTCCGTCGCTGCTATCTGGTAGGGACGCATAATCAGCAGATTGTTGCTGACATCAAACACGGTGTAGTTGAACAGAACATTGAGTAAGGTGTGTTTCTGGAAGAAGGTGGCGGTAAAGTCTTTAAGGTCTTTAATCAGGGTGTTATCAGACCGTGCCCAGTTCATGGTGAAATCAAAGCTGTTTTTATCCCGCTTTGTGGTATTGGCAAAGTAACGGGTATCGGTTCCGTTTGAAATCACGAAGAGCTGCAAATATTTGAACAGGGAGTTCTCGGTATTAAAGCTCTCTTTGCTGTAGCGGTGTATCTGATTGAAGGCTTCCCGAATCGCTACGCCCCGCTTTTTCAGTTCGATTTGCACCAGAGGTAAGCCGTTAACCAGCACCGTGACATCATAGCGATTGGCATGACTACCAGTTTGTTCAAACTGCTGTATAACCTGTACCTTGTTACGGACAAGGCTTTTCTTGTCAATCAGGTAGATGTTTTCCAGTCGTCCGTCATCGAAGGTAAAGTCACATATGTAATCGGTGTGAATTTTACGGGTCTTATCGACTATCGTATCGCTAGGATTATCCAGATACTGTTCGGTAAAACGCCGCCATTCCCCTTCGTTAAACACCACCTGATTCAGTGTCTGAAGTTGCACCCTGACATTCGCCAGCATCGCCGACTGGGAGGTTAAATCAGGCACAAACTCATAGCCCTGATTACGTAAATCCTGAATCAGTTCACGCTCTAACTCCGCTTCACTCTGGTAGCGCTCACCGGCTTCCCATTCTGTGACGTATTTATCCAGCACGATGAAGTTATTGGATTCGGCGATGGTTCTGGTCTGCTGTGTCATGCTACTCCCTGCTGTCGTTATACTGCGAAGGATGAAACGGTGATGTCATTACGGCGTGAACATCGGCTAATAGCCATGCGAACGGCCCTGCCAGTCAGCCACTCTCGCTGGCAGGAGCGCTTATGTCAGTCTGTTACGGCTTCAGGCTTTGGAAAGCTGAACAGCAAGTCACGGTAGTATTCGTACTGTTGCTGGCGAAGCTCGATTTCACGCGGTAAGCCTTCAGTGATAGAGCTGGTCAGAGTATCGAAATTATCCAGGATGGTGACGATACGATTTTGCTCTTCCCGTGATGGCACGGGTATTAGTATTTTCGCCAAATTATCAGCATTAACACGTCTCACTTTGGTTCCAGTGATGTACTGTCTTTTTTGGTTTTGAAAATGTTCTGTTTGAAAAAAATAAGAAACGTACTTAGGGTTGAGTTTGTGCTTATAAATACAAGCATCACTACTCACCGCGATATCGTCATCTCCCATCCATGCTACCGCTTTACACACATCATCATCATTTTCACTGGTGGTTGCGATAACTAAATTACCCGACTGAGCCTTACGACACCTCTTGGCTAGTGACTCAGATACAAATGTTTTTGTTTTGTCTGTATATGTTCCATAGTGCGTAAAAATCTGCCCATAGTGTATGCAACCGACGCCGGATTCAGTGAAATCTTTCTTCTGTAAACTTCCTCCTCGAATAAATTCACCTATATCTTTTTGCCCCATTGGAAGATGCTCAACCTCACCCTCATCAAAACTCAGCAACTGGTCACGATAGTAGTTGTACTGTTTTTTGCGAGCGGTAAGCTCAGCGGTAAGCTCAGCGGTAAGCTCAGCGGTAAGCTCGGTAAACTTATCCAGAATCCTGACGATTTCAGACTGGATGGCGAGGGACTTTTCAGGGTTGCTGGGACTAATTATAGGTATCAAAAGCTTCCTGAAACGAGCCTTGGAAATATTAAACCGAGTTACGCCACTTGCGGTTTTCGATATTTCAGCACGCATGAAATTCGTTCTAAATAGATATTTAGAAAATTCAGGGATTATGTTTATACCTTCATTGAATCTAACTCCGAAGGAGAAGCTATTTAAATAAACAGGTTCGTCAAATTCTATCGTGATAGCTGATGACATGCCTGCCTCCTCTGCAATTTCAGATGAGCCAGTAAATAAAACATCACCATACCTCACCCGGTGCTGACGCTCACCTTCACCAACCTTAACGGTATCTTCTGGTATTTGATTAATATCAATACAACTAAATATGTTTTTATATGAAATATATTTGGCATTCCCACCATCAAAATCAGATTTCGTTTTACCCGTAAGACCGCCATAAATTTCAGAAATATCACCTAAAGGTAACCACTCAACCTCAGCCCCATCCAGCAGTTTCTCCAGATAACTCAGCTCGCTCATGCCTGCACCTCACTACCTTCAATCTCTGCCACAATCGCATCAATATCAGTACGAAGCTGCTCTATTCTGGTGACGGTCTTTTTTAGCTCGGCGTTCAGTTCCGCGATGTTGACGATTTCGCGGGTATCTTTGGTTTCCACGTAGCTACTGACAGACAGGTTGTAATCATTGGTTGCAATGGCTTCTGCTGTGACAGATTTTGCCAGATAGTCTGTATCGGCTTTACTGTCGAACACCGCCATGATGTGTGCAATTTGCTCATCGGTCAGAACGTTGTTGTTGGTTTCTTTCTTAAACAGACCACTGGCGTCGATAAACTGTACTCTGGTGTCGGTCTTATGCTTTGACAATACAAGGATATTCACCGCAATCGTGGTGCCAAAGAACAGGTTTGGCGCTAATGAAATCACGGTTTCAACGTAGTTATTGTCTACCAGATACTGGCGAATTTTCTGCTCTGCACCACCACGATAGAAAATACCGGGGAAGCAGACGATAGCGGCACGGCCTTTGGATGACAGGTAGTTAAGCGCATGGAGAACAAAAGCAAAGTCAGCTTTAGATTTCGGGGCCAGTACCCCCGCAGGTGCAAAGCGGTCATCGTTAATCAGGGTCGGGTCATCACTGCCCACCCATTTCACGGAGTACGGCGGGTTAGACACAATCGCATCAAACGGCTTCTGGTCTTTAAATTCAGGGGCCAGTAATGTGTTCCCTAACCGGATATCAAACTTGTCGTAGTTGATGTTGTGCAGGAACATATTCATACGCGCCAGGTTAAAGGTCGTATGGTTAATCTCCTGACCAAAGAAACCGTCCTCGATAATGTGATTATCAAAGTGTTTCTTGGCCTGAAGCAGCAGAGAACCTGAACCGGCCGCAGGGTCATAGATTTTATTGACGGAGGTCTGTCCGTGCATGGCCAGCTGAGCAATCAGCTTAGAGACATGCTGCGGGGTAAAGAACTCACCGCCGGACTTACCCGCATTGGCGGCATAATTGGATATCAGAAACTCATAGGCATCACCGAACAGGTCAATCTGATGGGCATCAAAATCCCCGAGAGCCAGCCCCTCAACCCCTTTCAGTACCGCAGCAAGCCGGATATTTTTCTCTTTAACGGTACTGCCCAGCCGGTTACTGGTCGTATCAAAATCAGCAAACAGTCCCTTAATGGCGGCTTCTGACGGATAACCGGATGCAGAGCTTTCAATCGCAACAAAGATACTGTTTAAATCAGCATTCAGGTGGTCATTCGTATTGGCACGCTTCGCCACATTACAGAACAGCTGGCTTGGAGCGATAAAATACCCCTTTGTTCTGACCGCATCGTCCTTAATCTCATCACCAATATCACTGTCAGCCATTCCGGCATACTGAACACTGTCATCACCGGCTTCGATGTAACTGGTGAAGTTCTCACTGATAAAACGGTAAAACAGCGCCCCTAAGACGTATTGTTTAAAGTCCCATCCGTCAACGGCACCGCGAACCTCGTTCGCAATAGCCCATATCTGACGGTGTAATTCGGCGCGTTGTTGCAGGCTGGTCATCTGCGTTTTCCTGATTAATAGAATGTGTTGCCCACGGTTTGGTAGGTAGATTAAATCACTAACAGGATTAGTATATTACGATTATGCGGACATTGTGAGAACTATAGAGTCGACTGTTAATCATTGATGATTTTTACCTTGAAACCACTACTCATTACAGCTGATCCAGGCTGACTTCAACCTCTTCATCGTCCAGCCTACCCACGGCCTTCTCAAGAAGCATCTGGTCGCCAATATGGTCGATCATAAGAGCAAACAGTGCTGGTGGGACGCAGTAAAAAGCAGGTTTATTGTGGCTAAGTACAGCCACAGGCTCGCCATTAGACTCGCTCATAGCGGCAGAAGGGTTCTTTTTAAACTCGCTAATGGAAGATGTGTGCTTGGCTAGAACAGTTTCAGTAAACATAATCACCTCTAAATAGTGCTAAATTTAGAGCTAATTTAGTCTCTTTTCTTTGTGTGTGTCCACAAAGAAAAAAGGGGCCGAATGGCCCCTTTGTCTTACAGGATGGAGGTTAAAGTAACCAGTTCCGTGTAGCCGCCGATAGGCTCGCCCTCGACGAAGATCTGCGGAACCGTTCGCACCGGCTTCCCCACTAACTCACCCAGCGCAGCGGCATCAATGCCAGCTTCAACGATATCGATATACTCATAGTCACCATGACCCTGAGATTTTAACTGCTTGGCCAGCTCTACCGCACGTTTGCAGTAAGAGCAGCTGTCCTTTCCATAAATAACGATTTTCATGCTTTTCCTTAGCAAGATAAAGATGTGATGCTTTGACCAATGGGGCCACCACGCATTGACGCCAGTACGCCGATACTAGACGTCTGAACAGGCGGGGTCACTTTTTCAAACACCGTTTTCAGGTGATCTTTAATGCTATCCCACTGTGCTTCCGTTGGGATCTGACCGCCCAGCTCGACGAATCCCTGAAGCCAATATGCAAATTGCTCTGATGTCATATCAGCCTCAAAAAGTGGTCGGTTTTGCGATGCTGCGAATTACGGCCATAAAGCCTTTCTGCAGGTCAGTTTTGCCGATGGCCAGCCAGCGTTTGTCTGGAGTTTGATCGCTGGTTTGTGCGAACTCCGCGGCTTCTAGCTTTTCGATAAAGGCGCCTACCTTCTGAGCCAGGTCTTTTCCCTCGTTCATCAGCGCGATCTCTTCGGCCGACAGATCACGATAGCCTTTGATTTTAGTGTGCTGGTCTTTCACGGCACCATCTCCACAATTACCCAATCCTCGGCCAGCATGTCAGTCTGGGATGCCAGCCATGGCACAAATTTCCCGTCAGCTGTTTTCATGCCAATCCAGGGCGCCAGCTCCAGATCACGAGCAATGCCGCAAGCGACGTCGTACTGTTTGCCTGACACCATGCGCAAGAACATACCTTTGCCGTTCCAGCCTTTGCGAGCGACGCGATGGCCGTCTTTCAGCATCTCAATTGCGATGCCAAAAGATGCACCTACCCTGGCGGCGTGAATAGTGGTTTCGACTGACAAATAGCCCGATTCAAACGGCCCTTTTGGCGAGTAGGACTCATAACCGTTTTCATAGCGGACGAAATATCCACCAACTTGAGGCTGATGCTTGTCGAGATAAGTCTGATCTACTTCGACTTTTGCCACATGCTTGCGGAAGGATAACAGCATTGTCTGCCCCTCGATTTTCGCAATCTCAGCCGCTTCCACGATTTTAATGCTTTGGTACTGCGGTAATTTAACTTTTGTCATTTCAATATCCCTATTGATAGGCATTTAAAGCCACTTTGCAGAGTTCAGAGCGGACGCAATCGTCGGCTTCAAACTCAATCAACCCAACGTGCGCGTTTGGTTTAAAGCGGCGCAGTGCGTCGGATAGCCCGGACTCTTTATTACCAGGCAGGTCACACTGCGTCACATCGCCGTTCACGATAACCGTAACGTTCTCACCCATGCGGGTCAGGAACATCTTCATCTGTGACGGTGTAACGTTTTGCGCTTCATCCAGAATAACCACTGCGTTTTCGAACGTCCGGCCACGCATGTAAGCGAACGGGGCGATTTCTACTTTGGCAATCTCTGGCTTGAGACAGTATTCGAGGAAGGATGCGCCCAGACGCTTCTGGAGAACGTCATAGACGGGGCGGAAGTATGGGGCGAACTTCTCACCCACATCGCCCGGAAGGAAGCCCAGATCTTCGTCAGCTTGCAATACGGGGCGAGTGACGATGATTTTGCGGACGTCTTTATCCAACAGCTTCTGCGCGGCGACAGCCGTGGCAAGGAACGTTTTGCCGCAGCCGGCTTCACCGGTGGCGAACGTCAGAGGCTTGTTTTCGATGCTGATAAGATAATGCGCCTGAGCCTCGTTACGAGCCTCAACTGGCGTATTGTCTCGCTTTGGTCGTGGGGTCTGAGCGTCGGTCAGCTCATCGACAATAACGTAATCAACACGACGGCCGCGGAACGCACGATTCTCTTTTACTGCTTTACGCGCTACCTTACGCGCATGTTTGCGTGATGTACCCATTTTGATTCCTTTCAAATGGTTAGGTGTCGCAATAAATATAACTGCATTGGATAAGTAAATCATTACTTATTTTAAAAATAGCAAAAAGGAGCCGCGAGGCTCCTTTAATTATCTGCTCTAAAAAGTGTCTATCGTGATGCTCAATGGTTGCTGTGGGTCGAAGTACAGCTTAAAGGCCAATGTCGCCATCAGTCTTTAAGCTGTAGCCTCCGAAGAGGCTACGGCCACAATCAGTTCTTACCGGCGTTAACCACAACACCTGCACGACCAGCATCAGCTTTGGCGATTTCGAGGCGGGTTTCGCGCTCTGCGGTAATTTGACCGCGCAGCTCTGCAACCTGTGCTTCCAGATCGGAGATGCGTTGGTTTTTAGCAGTAGCCTGGGCTTTGTGCTCCGCCAGCTCAACTTTATGCTGGGATACCAGATCGCGGTTCTCAGCGCCAAATTTAGCAGCAGCAGCCTGATAACCAGCTTCACGCGCTTCGGATACTGCGTACTCGTTGTCGGTTTTGGCCGCGACCAGGTCGGAGTTTAGTGCATCCAGATCAGCGTGAGTGATAACGGCATAACCGCGTGCTTTCATCAGCTCGGCCAGAACCTTGTCTTCGTTTTCGATTACACGCAGACGCAGCTGGGCTTTGGATTCGCGCTCGGAGGCAGCGATCTGGTTTTCGATATCAGCCAACTGACCCTGTTTAAATTCAATTTCTTCAGTCAGAGTTACGGTTGACTGAGACAGAGCGGCCAGATCAGCGAACAGCTTTTGGCCGTCAGCAACAACTTTAACCAGTGCTTTAGTGGAACGCTCAGCTACGGTAATAACTTTTTTGACTTCAGACATGTGTTTTCTCTTTGTAGTTTAATTTATATGGTTCGCAACGCTACTCTTCTGGCCGTTCAACCTGAATTTCACGTCACTTGCACTTTACGTTAGTGCCAGACGAGGCTTGTGGCTCGGGTCTAATGGCTGTTTATGCGGTTGATGGCCGCACCATTTAGACCTCGACACTAAGTGATGTATGGAATCACATCATCTTAGATAAGTTACCCAAGCAGGACTCGAACCTGCATCATCGGACTCAGCATCCTCTCGACTTACCGTTTTGTCGCATTGGGTATCCAATCTGAAGGACTCTCGAAAAAGCCCTTTAGGTTGGCGCAAACAAGCGGAATCGAACCACTCTCTGCCGGATAAGACGTCTTCCTCGGCCGCAGTCAACCAGACTGCTTTGTTTGCTTGCACCTCTTTTATCGTTAAGAGGAAACGGACTGAGCCTGTCACCAAACAGCGGAGGCATATTTGATGGCCTGGAGTAAAGATCGAGGCGATGAAAAAACCTCTTCAATCGACTAACATCTCAGTCTGCCGGTGTTCGCCACCTCCGGCTGGGCTATGGCCTACATATCAAGCTCTAAACGAGTCTATCAATAGCAGAAGAAAGTCCGATCGTTAGCACGCACTTTCTCAAAACCTTCTACACGCTTTGAGAAAGGCGCTGCGTCGCAATTTCAAATTAACCCAAGATGAAATGAGACATTAAGTAATCACACACGACGCAGCTGTTTGGGCGGTCAGTTGCGGACTGAAACCGGGATATGGTTATTGAAAATGCTCCTAACCACCCAAACAGCTGAAACGTGGGAGAGTGACGCGGGAATCGAACCCGCAATCCTCAGCCTCAAATATGCTATTTGCATTTCACACATCAGGCATCGGAATAAACCTTTAAGTCACCAGACTTCGCTCGCCGACGCTATGCACAGCTAATCGACAAACTAAAAGGCCATCACCCATGTTCGCAGAGACTCGCCGTCTGACTCTATCGCGTGGTTAAGGGTACGTGGGTCAGTATCGCCTATTCACCAGCAAGTCTCTGCTATCCATTAGTAATCACACCGGATCAGTGCGCCGAATTTGTTAATGAGGAATCGGAAGACCTCACTGACTTATAGGCTGTTAAGCCGCCATCAGAACTACATCATCGTTTGCATTTACTTTGTTGGTCAGTTTCTAAAAAACCGCAAAGCCGCTTAACGTCGAAAACGAGTTAATCTTAGTGAAAACTTATAAATAAGTAAACACTTATTTATCTTTGTTTTTATTTTTTTTGACGGTTACGATGTAACCCTTTGTTGTTACTGTGTAACTTCTATCGTCTCGAATCCCATCCCAGCGGAGAGATGTTAAGCTAATCAACCTCGATACGACGTTTTCCATCATGTCGTCATTAACGAAAAACTTAACCGTCACCATATCAACGATCCGAGATACAGCTCTCGTCACGGTGTAAAAAATACAAACTAGAATAAATGCGAGCAAAATATAGTCTGTCATTTAACATTCCTTATGTCAGTCGAGTGAACCACTCGATATACGCGCCGCCCAAAGCAAATGACGCCAGTTTTAATTTCCTGCTTAATCAAATCGTGGGTAACAACTACGCCGAGTAGAAACCCGGCGATAGCTCCCATCAAAAGATATGGGATCAACTAAAAGCTCCTGCGTTGACAAGTTCAGCCAGAACAACCCTGCCTCTGGTCGTCAGCTGAAAATTCTTTTGCTTCCCTTCAGGGGAGATATTTTCAACGAATCCCATCCGCTCCAGTTTTGCACGAGTCTTCGGGCGCCAGTGTTCGTAGAAACTCTCCCACTGGCTTATTTCTCGAAGCGTGCTTTTTTCCAACTTACTTAACTGGATCATCTACACCTCCCACAGCTAATCCCTTTGCCTCAGAGGTCACATCGACAATTCGGTAGATTCGACCTCTGAACTCCATAACCCCAGCCTTGATACTGTCCTTCTTTATCGACACAAAAAACATTCCACCCAAAACAAAGCCCAGCAAAAAGGTCGACAGACCAAAGCCAATAAGGTCACTTATCATTCCTTATCCCCTATGCGGTCTTCAGTGTCACGCAGACAGGATGGCCATTTCAGACGAGGGTGACGCAAACTGCCGTCTGGCGTCTCTTCGTGGGCATTGACCTTCACGATGCGCCCGATGTACTTATCCTGATTGTTCCAGATCTCATCCAGGTACATGTGTTTAATGCCCGATGCCTCGACCTCAACACCGTTCTCCAGGCGAATAGTTACCGAGCCGAGAGTGTGGGCGAATGCCGAATCCTCTTTACCTGGCTTGAAGCCGATAATCTCGCCGTCAGCTTCGATCTCGTCCTTCATCTTCCACCAGCTTTTTGTGCGCTTAAACTCGTAAACGGAGAACGGATCTTTCGCCATATAGCCTTCTTCGTTGGCGTCCAGAGCCGCCATGAACAAGTCGATAAACTCTTTATGGCTATGTACTAACTGGAAGTCATGCAAACGCACGTCGCCTTTGTACTGACTGTCCGGGCGGCTCTTCCAGTTTGTCCAGCTGCACAAGTCGATATGGCGGTCTTTTAACTTGCGGCCTTCTTTCTTGTACTCCTTGGTTTTGGCAATGGCTTTCCATTCCGGCAAGAAGTAATCGAAGACGTGGAATACGGCGCCAATAGCTGATACGCCTTTTTTACGCAGTGCTGAGATGGAATCGTTGAACGAACCGGCCGTCGCTTCGCCATCAAAGAAGATGTGCTTATGCGGCGTCATACGCGCCAAATCTAATACCGCTGGCTTCAGATGGTCGAGAGACGTTACCGGGTTGCCGGTACGAGACAGGAAGTTAACCTCTGCCTCGTCAACGATGACTTCGGCAATGACGCGCATCCCGTCCAGCTTGAGGCTGGCAATCATCGGGAACTTGGCTTTCGGGTTTTCCTTGAACGGGTACTTGTCGCCTTTTTCTTTGTACGACGTCGCCAGCTGAACCTCGAACACCGGAATCGGGTTGTCGAAGATTTTATTGCACAGGCTAATACCGATGCCGGCCTTCGGATCTTTAATCAGGAAGCGGCGGAACACGTCTTGCCCTTCCTCTGTCATGTCTGAAATAGCTTGCTCCACCATCGCAATAGCGCTGTTACCAGTGAGCTTACGGCTGGCCAAGGAGTTGAGAATATCGATAGCGTCTTCATCAGAGATTTTATTCTCAAGCGCTGGCTCCGCGACGCTGTATTTCTTCACCCCGAATCGGATGAATGGGTTAAGCATCAGTGACACCATGCTTTGTTCGAATGCGTCCAGCTCAGCCAGGGCTACTTTCTTGGCATTGGTTCCCATAGCTTTAATGGCGTCTAGTTTTCCACGCAGAGCAATCAACTTTTCCATTATTGAAGCTCTCCCGCAACAACGACAGGCTCATCCTGAGAATCGAGGATGTCGCACTGTTCGCTTTGCTCTACCATCGGTAGATCACTCGGTTTTGGTTCGTAGGCATCAAGAAAATCGACGGCGTCCATGGAGAAAATCTCATTGTCTTTGTTTTTGAAAATGACAGTCAAAGGGAAACCGGGCTTGGCGGTAAGCACGTTGCTAAGGCACACCATCTCGTAGACGTCGTCAGAGTCCTTAGCGGCCCACAGCTTACATTCAGGAACGATCGGGCGGAAAACGATGTTGCGGTTAATCTGGAAGCTGTCGAACCAGAGTGTTCTTTCACCTTCGTTGACAATGTCAATGCTCACGGCAATACCATGAGACGATGCTGCCTTTGGCAAGCAATTAATCCATTGCGGAACGTCCGCGGTAGTGTAGATCATCTGGCATACTTGGCCTACTTGTGGCTCGAACTGACTCATGTGTTTTCCTCTGTTTTATTAACTTCTGCGTTTACCGCTTCGGCGTAAATGTCGACGAGAACGGTTGTTTTTTTGATTTCCGGCTTTGGCGTCACTCTTGAGCCAAACGTCGCAGCACGCTTGTTGCGCGTTGCGCTTTTAGCTGCACGACTCTCAATTTCCTCTCTCAGCTTACGCATCTCTTCGAGGCCATCGATGAAGTAAATCCGCTCGCCTGTTTTAACTTCTTCCAACATCATCTTGACCGCACGACACTTGCCGGCACGAATGGCTGTCGCGCACGAATCGAATGAACCAGGCGGGAGTCGATTCTCTTTAAATGCCAGTACGGTGTGCTGACACACCGTATAGGAAGAGCGCGTCGGCGATCCGTTGATTAGAAGTTCCTCGCACAGCATCGAATAGCTATTACTGCCGCTAATTGACGGAAATTTGCTAAAGTTGGTTTTCATAGATACTTATAGTAAATGTTTACTTATCATTGCGCCAGTCTAATGCTCTGGCGCAGGCTTGAAAGATTTTTTACGAGGGGATTGTTACCAAGAACCCCAAAGAGGGTTTTCCGCGACGAGGCTGTGTACTTCTGCATGTTTTATCGCTTCACGGACGTGAGCGAGAGCGTAGCTTTTGCCTTCTGAGAGCATGGCAGCTTTGTCATAACCAAGACGGGTAATCATTTCACCAGGTCTTGCGAAAAGACCGCCGAAGCACTTCGACACGGCCTTAACCGACTCAATCTCATCCATTTCCCCGTCGTATTCGCTGAAGAGCTGCATTTCAATGCTTTCATTGAAACGGTTTTTTGCCTGAGACGACTTCTGGTCTAGGATCGCGTCAATGATGCCGCCAGGTGCTTTAAGTGAAAAGGCACGAGAATAGCCTGGCGTCTCGAATGCGCTCGAATGCACGGCCGTAATGGCAGCAGTCTCTGGTGTATCATCTACAATTTTAGGGATCTTCGGCATTGAAACAACTTCTGTCGTCATCGTAGCCCTAAGTGAGCGCAGGACACGATCAAACTCTGGAGCCTGCAGGACGCCGCTTTCCAGCATATAGTTAGCGAAGTTTTTTACCGCTGCAGGGCCGACGTATGATTCATAATCCTCGGCTTTTATCATTATCGACTTCTCGTAGAGTGACATCGCCGGCCGCGGGCTTCCTGCATAAAAAATACCTTGGAACACCTTCGCCTTCAGATAGTCCTCGGCGACGTCAGTAAGGTTGACGATGACGAACAGCTCGAAGTTCCGATCAGCCGTTAAAGTTGACGAAATGTAAATCCAAGGCTCGTTAGGGGTGGATATGGTGACAGGCATCTTAATGCTGATGCGTTGATTCGCCTTTTCACAAGCCTCTTTAACTATCCGTTCTACATCTCCATCTTTAAAGATGTGCGCCGCTTCGCTAATGGCTTTTCTGACGGCTTCGTCGATGCTCTTGATATACATGTGCTCTCCTTTTTTATGAATCTTATACAAAATGATAAGTAAGTGCTTATCTTTTTTACGGTCAGAGAAGTGCTTTAATACCGTGTAGTTTCGCCATCATTTCGAGCATCTTGGTGTATGGCTTCGCTCGATAGTAGGCTTTCAGAACCTGCTCGATTGTCGCATCGCCTGGGTCTAAGCCTTCCTCTCCGAGACACGCGATTTTCACACGTAACCCGATGCCGGCTAATCGCTTGGCTGCACCAAACGTGTTGTGTATTGCCTGTTTTTCGGAGTCCCACATCATGACGACCGTCTCTAATCCCTTTTGCTTCAATCTCAAGAATGCGCCAAGCTGATCCTCGGTTTCACCATCCAGCGTGCCGGACAAGTGCATACCGAACGTTCCTATCGGCTCCACATACTCTCTCAGCGATTCCTCAGCAAAAAGAGCACGCTTTATGCCCATAACGTCAAAAGCGCCCTCAGAAACGATTACAGTGCGTTTCCCGATGGCATTGTGTCCGTTGTAGAGGAACTTGCCAGATGCCGGCAGTGATATTGGAAAGAGATAACGACGATCTGACTCACCAGTAACGTCGCGCCCCTGAAACGTCCGCATTTTGCCGTCCAAATCGTAAATGGGGATCAAGATGCGCATATCGAAAGACTGGACGTGCGGTCGTCCATTTCGCTCATCGAGATAAACGTGCGTACCCTCGACGCAGTACCGCAGATCAAAGTAGGTCGCCAGCTCCGGGGAGATGTCACGATCAACAAGATACGTTGGAAGTTGGCCTTCAATTGGCAGCTGATAATGTGGAGGCAGGATAACTTCAGACGTCAGCTCAACATCCGACTTTAGCTCAATCTCTTCTTCTTTTGGGCGCCAGCCTTGCTGCATCAGTTCGTTGCGGATGTAACGCTGCAATCCGCGCCATGATTCGCCGGTATGGTATTTGATGAAGTTCAGCTTGTTAAACTGCACCTCCTCCGGGTGATCACCGGCGAAACACTTGCCAAGGCCAGTAGTCAGGTTGAAGTAAACCTTCCACTTACTACTTTTGCAGCACGGACATTCACGGATGTTGACTTCACGCCCCTTTGAAGTCCTTGAGCCACGACGATACGAGATCCCCTCTGTATCAAGCCACTGCTCAAAGTCGAATTCTTTCATTAGTTCTTTTAATTCTGACATTTGATAAACCTTGCATTTAGCCGGCCATAGATTAATATGGCAGTACATGTGTTTTCTTTTGTGGTTTTATTAGCAAAAGAAAGCTTGAATTTCTGTATTGAAATTAAGGCGTTCCGCTTTGGAACGCCTTCATTTTTCCTACATAACGTCAATGATTCGCTTAATGAATCGCATCTGTTCCAGATCCTGAAGCACTCGCAAACTAACGCCGCCTTTCTGGTTACGAGAACCAGCAAAATACAGACGTGCCTCGCCTTTAGCTTCTTCCTCTTCGGTCTTGTTGATTGAGATAATCAGGTCACAGATACGCACCTTCTCGATGTTGTCCGCGGCGTGCATCATCGTCGCAACTTCAGAGGAACCACCTTCACGGTTGGTCTGGGACGCTGTCATACCCGCCACATCGTGCTTATCCATGACAGCACGTAAGTCGGTGTAGATGTCCTTCACATCATTGCGCGGGTCTTTGGTTGGCGTGGTGGCACGCATCAGATCCGCATAGTCGACAATGACCATGTCAGGTATCATGCCATTCACTTTCATGTTGCTGAGTAAGCGGTCAAGGTCTGCAGGTGAAAATGTATTGGCGCGACGCTCAACAATCCACATGCTTCCGATTTTCCCATCAGCACCCACAGAGCGAAGCTTTTCCGCAATATCATCGCGGCGCTCAATAAGTTTTGACATTTCTGTTTCGGAGATACGGGCATCCCAGCGATCTGACAGGATGTCTTTATGTACCTCCAGTGAGACATACAGGACGTTGTAGCCTTTCAGCGTGGCATTGATGCCGAACTCACCCATGGCCGTCGATTTACCCGATTTTGCGAAGCCCATGAACAGAACCAGTTCTTTACGCCCCCAGCCTTTTTGGTGAAGCATTTTATCCAGTAACGGAATGCCTGTTGTTACGCTGTTAGGTACGAAGTCATCGGACGCCTCGTATTCGCGACGCTCATGTCGTTCGCCGGAACGTTCATAGAAGCTGTACACGTCATCCATATCGGATGCGCCGACCATGTCCACCTTCTGCATGACCTGCATCGCACGCTCAAACTCGCCTTTCTCCTTCAGCTCCGCCGCCTTGATGAACGCATCATCAAAAGCAACCGAACGCGCAAAAGTCACGACGCGGTCAATCATGTAGCCGGTGTCTTCCAGCTTCTCGGTCAAAATACGCTTCATCGCATTAACGACTTCAGGCACGAACTCTTCTCGAATCTTTCCGCGCTTCTTCGCCTCCTTAATCATGTCGATGATGAACTCTTTCGACGGGGAGCTTTTGTACGAGCGGAAATAGCCGGCCACAATGCTGACCAGGTATCCATTTGCCTTGTTGGAGAATTGCTCAGGGAGAACCAGATCGCCGGCTCTGATCAGAAACTCTCTGTCTCGGCAGTAGTACGCAGTCAGGCGATCTTCAAACCCAGCGTCAAATTCTTCCGATAGCGGTCGTCCTGTGTGAACAGGCGTCTCAAGCGCTGAAGAGGTAGTGGTCATGTGCTTTCCTTATTGTTTTAAACAACTTGTTTTCTTAATTATGTTCAATCTTCGCAGGCGCTCAAATACAAGCCTTGAGCATCCTGAATAAGCTTTGGATACCGCTTTGCTGCCACAGCTTCCGGGATAAGACGACGGAGATAGACGGCTGACAGGACACCATTGACACGCAACGAAGGCTTCATCGCGTCAATGTGCTTAATGACCCACATGCAGTAATCTTTCTGCATTTCCGGGGCCACCAACTGCGGCATGTTGTGGTAGCTGAAGATGCTGTCATCGATGCGGATCTGAGAGCGGCGGGAAAGCTTCTGCTCAAATATCTCAACAAGATCGTCTTGCCAAAGATGCTGGGGGCGAGGGAGATTAGCCCACAGACGCTGCGCCGCGATGCTCAGTATCGTTGAGATGTAATACTCATACGAACAGCAATACTTGTCCGCAAACTGGCGAGCACGCCAAAGTGAGGTTTTTACCCCCATTCCGTGATCCTGATAGGCGACGCGCTTTAGTCCGGTACGATACGGAGCACGCTGGAAGTCGTCGCGACCGTGAGTCAGCATGATGCGTGCGTACTCGATCTTATAGATTTCAGAGAAAAGACAGGTGGCAACCAGCGGATGCATATTGCGGTAATCGAACCACTTTGTCGCAAACAACTCCGTCTCACCTGAACAGCGAGAGAGACCAATGTTTTCGGATACCCATCTGTCCATGTCTGAGGTTGTCATCTCCTGCATGAACGCGTACTTTTCGCCGTCTGGTGTGTTTAATAATCTGTCCATACCTAAATAAGCTCTTACTTACTTTTTGGGGAGATGATAAACGCTGGCGTGGGGTTTTGAAAGCGGAAAAGACAGGTTGTTTGCTTGAGGCCCAAGGCGGTGATTCTGGCTTCCGTCATACCCCTTTATGTTTTAAAAACAAAGAAGAGATATATAATAACTACCAGAGCAAGGCTTTCAAATAACACCCCAGACACAAAGAATAAGGCGCTGAAAGCGCCTGATTCTTTCAGTATTCTGGGAGTTTTAGGAGTCAAAACAGTGCCTGGCTCCTATATATATTTAATAGCTTTTTAAAGTCTTTAAAAGATAAAGGGGGGATCGCCGATCTACTTCTCCAGCTCACGGCGGATTTGTTCGCCGCGCATTTCTGCTTCAGACGCTGGAGTCTCGCGAAGCACGGCAATGGTTTCCGCAATACGCTCAGGCGATTCGCTGGCCAGATTCATGATGGCGGCACGAATAACGTCTGAACGCGTGAAGCGATTCCAGCGGTCAACGTTCTCCATGACAGAGATAAGGCTGATGAACTCATCCTCGATGCTCATCGTCCGGCTCTTGATACTGGACTTCCCACGAGTAGGTCTTCCCTGTGGTCGAGTCGGGGAGCGCATAGGTTGTTTTACTTCTGACTCCGTGGATTGCGAAACTTCTTCCGCGGCTTGTGGCTTTTTAGCCAGATCACCCATTTTCATTTTACTGCGCCTCCAGACTCATCAAATAATCAACCAACTCTTCAATCTCCGACTCCGCCTTTTTATCGCGGTCTTTTCCTTTCATTTCGAAGATAGACCGTCCAGCCTCTTCTGCATCGTCATACACGTTACGAGTGTAGATATTGGTTGGAGCACATTTAATGCCGAAAGACTCGATAATATCTTTGGACGAAAGGATACGAGACACCTGAGACGGCAGTGACGGGCACTGATTCAAGACGGCACGAATTTGAACTTCCGGGTTTGATGATTTTACGCTTTCGAGCACAGTGTCCAGATCTCGCAGTGACTTCAGATCGCGCCGCTTTGGTCTGAGCGGTAGCAGAACGATGTCGGCAATAAGCATAGCCTCACGCTGAATTTCTGAGTCGAAGCCGCCAGCATCAACAACGATGTACTCATACCGGCCATTCAAAGACTGAAGGTGCTTTACAATGTCATTCTCAATGTAAGAAAAGGCGATGAGATCGAGATTTTTATTATTGCGGCGCTCTTCGCACCATGAGGTTGTCGTCTGCTGGATGTCGATGTCGGTAATGTGAACCTTTTGGCCTCTCTTCAGTTGCAGACCTGCTGCTACCTGCTGGGCGACCGTAGACTTACCCGGCCCACCCTTCGTCCCGCCGACGATGATGAGTTTGGTTTCCATGATTATGCCTTGTAGTTTGTTTATTTTGAAAACAAGATGTTTTCTTATGTTTCTTATAGCCTAAAACAAACAAGGTATAGTGACAACAAAAACCATTCAACTAACTGGACGTATACTGGTCTATGTTAAAAACGCCCCTAAGCGATTTTGGGGCGTTTTCTCTTTAACTGGTGTGATTGCTTCTCCCCCATCCACAAACACGCTCACCGACGACGTCATGCGCCAGAATCTGTCTTTTGGTCTCCTGAGTCAGCACATCGTCTCGGGAAATGTATATCGGACTGGCCGTCTCACAGAATGAAAGGCTTTGATGTTGCTTAATCACGCATCCAGTTAGCAGAAAGCTCATCGTCCACAGCGCCATCACCCATGCGCCTGATCTTATCAGTCGTTTCATTTTTTACCTCAATAGTCGTGCTTAGCCGCTTATTCTCTTCACGTTGATTTTTAATCTCCGCCGATCGACGAGCTGCGCGGCCACCCAAAATATACGCCCCAAAAAGTACCGCAATGACGGCCGAAGCCGTCATTACGAACGCTTTGATACGGGCAATTAAGCCTTCAATCATTGCGCAACACCTCGCTGATACTTCCGCACCTGGGCTATGGCGATGAATACCGCTACGGCGATTGTCGCGATCCCAAAGACAATGCGAACGGTATCCCCGCTCGAAATATTGCCCTGAGCCTTATCCATTGCCGCACTGATCTGCGGAGCAACGTCGGCCAGTTGCGCCAGACCGATACCTGCTGTGACGGTTGCGCCGGCCGTTTCCTTAGTGACCGGAATGGATGCGGTGGTCTTCACGGGCTTAACGACACCAGCCCGGCGCAACCCTTCGTCAATGACGTCGATGTTGTACCAGGTGTTATCAGTTCGCAGCGGGCCTTTGCCGTTCTCATGGCGAATGATTGCCTCAACGGTCGGTCGCATAATCTCGTACTGATGCAGATCGATTTCCATATCAGGAGAAACGCCTACCGCTTTGGCGACAGCCTGAACATACGCCTCGGTGTCGTTTTCACTCGGCGGCGCCCAGCGTTCGATGACTTCGCGGATCGTGTCGATTCGTGAGCCGTCTTTTGCTTTGCGCTTGTCGTGATAGGTAATGAGCGTAACGGCCAGCGCACGCACACCCCATGTCGGGTCTTTGAAGGTAGCAAATCGACTTTCTGCCGGGTTAGCTATCAGACCTTGCCACGGATTCGTGTTGTCCAGATTGCCTGGGTTGTTGTTGCGTATTCCTCTTGGAGTCATCCTTTTCCCCTTAGTTTCCAATGCCGCTTTTTACGCCATACGCTGCCAGTCCCAGCAGCAAGGCGGTGATCAGGAAAGAAGTAACTTTGGACACGACACCGCCGAAGAACCCACTTGAGATGGCGTCCATTCGGTTCAGTAGCTTGTCCAGATTCGCGTGCTGAATGCTGTGCTGGGTCGCGGTCATATCTCCCAGGTACGCTTTCAGTCGCTTATCCACCTCTTCCCCAACCTCGTCACGAAGTCCTTGCAGAACCTCTCGTGCGACGATTTGAGCAATGCGTTCCACTTCCTTGTGGCTCACACCGGGCGTCTCGTTTGACATTGTTAATCCTCCATGACTGTCAAACCTAAATCCGCCCGGTTATATCACAGTTCAAAATAAAAGTAAGTAAATACTTACTAACTATTCAGAATGAACAAATGCGCGTAAATCTCTGTTCTCAGCTCTGAGTTCACTAATCTCCCGCGACAATACCTGGATAGCACTTAGAGCGTCCATTAATAAAGGATTGGAGTCCAGCACAAGTTTTTCAATTACCTCCTGATGTTCTGGTTCAATTTCATTACCTTCATCATCCTTTATGGCTGGGCGGTTTACCACACCTTTACTCACCTTCACGTAGCACGGGTCAATTTTCTGAAGCTGCTGAGCAATCACACCTCGACGCTGGCGCTCTCTCTCGTCATCGTTATAGATGAAAGTAACTAGTTTCATGGCATTGATATTTTTCAGCGACTGTAATCCATCTGTGGGTTTAATATCATGCTTGAGGTTTTTGTCTGAAGTTGCGGCCCACGCTACATCACCTCGCTGACTATTCCAGATCATTCCGTCGCTGCGATGATGCCAGTATTGTACGGATGCACCATACCCTTTGACTTGGGTAACGAGACGGTGGTTGTAACCTATGTGTTCCTCAAACCAAAAATTCGCGCCAGCGTTCCCGTTTCCATCAGAGCCTACAGTTGCGAATTGGCTACACAAGATTGGGGCAACTCGAATATCACCGATATTTCCGCCGGGGTCACTGTCATATTGCGCAATTAAACCAGCTCTACTCGCAGCGCGTACATACTTATCTGCTTTTATACCTTCTTGCGCTCTTATATTTTTGGAAACTCTTATACTGCATTCAAAACCAAGTGCCACAGGATCATCCGCAATAATTCGATGAGTATAGTCGGCTGCGCTATTCCCATAATGAAAATCGATGTAAGGCGTGGAAAATGAAAGCTCGATACTTTGCGATCTAACCTGATAATCACTTTGCAGAATGCCTTTGGCATAAAGTGAATTCGCGACTTTGACGTCACCGTTAGCTTCAACGCCAAAAATTTCAGTCTGCCCATCAGTTGCCGATATCCGGTCTTGATCACTTCGAACGACTGAGAATCGAGATGATTTTCCAACCATGACTTTCCCATAAGTGCCGCTCTTCTTGACCAGACCAATATCGCCGTTCTTTCCAAGAATGAAGCCTGAGTCGTCGCTATCCAGGCTTTGTGTGCCGGTGTAATTATTACCTCCGGCAAGCTTCGCCATTCCCTTAATAGCAGGAACAGTAACTGACGTTCCGGTAATAGGATCAGTCATTGTAATGTTACCTGTCGACGTCAGCGCGGTCGACCATCCTTCAACAACACTCCGCCACAGAGAAAAGGCGCTGGCGAGTTGGTTTGCAAATGCGGAGGTGCTGGCTGTCTCTGATGTGATAATGCCATAGGACGCCCCAGAGAACGCTGTCGTGATGTTTCGGGTAAGAGTCAGCTGCGTGTCACTGTCGACGGATTTAATCGCGTACAAGTCCGCGCTCCCGTTCCGATACACGACAAGAATGGAACCCTGTTGAACGCCAAGAGCGGTCTGCGACCACTTAGTCGTTACACCGGTCACTTTCGCCTGATTTGCAGCACCAGTTACGGTGCCTACTTCATACATACTCATTATCTCTTCCTTGAGATGCCGCCCACTTCCTGTAGGCGGCTTTAGTTTTAGAAAATCCCCATTCTCACACGGAGACGGTTGTTTGAATCATAGACTTCGATTTTACCGTTTGTAATTACCGTTCTGGAACTACCCGGCCCTGAGCCATTTATATTCATCGTTCCATCGCGAGAGATTCGCCAGCCTCTAACGTTTTCTTGGAAACCCGAACTCATCAAATCCCCAACTTTAGCACTGCCTATTGAACCATCCTTAATGTAGGCAGCATTCATATAGGTGACGCCGTTGTCAATAACAAAAGGCGTAGTCGTGTTACCATTTGATGTGTTAATCAGCGCGAAGCGATCTGCCTGAACCAAGAACTGGCTCTGCATATTTTTACCATCAACACCGAGAGCGATACCCGCCGCATACTTCTGCCCGTTGTTGTTGGTTTGCATTTTCACCATCCAGGTACTGTTCAGCGCGTCATTGTTTGAAACAGCCTCTTGCAGCGTCTGGATAGATGCAGATTGACTGTTCAATGATGCGGTCATGTCAGTCTGCGTTTTTGCCATTGCGCTAATCTGAGTCGCCTGAGTCGCCTGAGTCGATTTGATAGACGCGATGCTCGTTGTCGCCGAGTTCAGATCAGCCTGGTTTTTGATGTTGGCCGAAGCCTGGGCATCAATCTGAGACTGAAGACTGGTGTTCAACGATGCCTGAGTGCTCTGACTGTCCGAAATGGTCTTAGACAGCTGATCCACTTTCGAAGAAGACGCGTCTACCTTCGACTGCATGGAAGACAGTTGCGACGTTTGGGCAGTCACTTTCCCATCGATATCGCTGACCTTCGTCTGCAACGATGAGATTGCTGTTGCGTTTGCATCCGCCGTAGCCTGTGCATCCGCAGCATCAGTGATATCGGTAATGACGAAATCATCAATGTACACCGCGTATCCAGGTGTGTTGGAGCCACTCTGACCACGAGTAGAAATCCATACATGGCTGCGGGTAACGCTCGGACTCACTTTCACTACACCAGTAAACTTAACCCACTGGTCGCGACCGCCAAGACCAGCCTCGTTGAACGTAATGCCCTGCCAGTCATTCCCACCATCTTTGTTGATGGAGTGCAGACCAACGACCACAGTCCAGCCAGACGGCGGGGCTTCACTTGCCGGCATCATAGCCCAAAACTCAACGCGATATTTCGCGCTCTGGCGCACCGCAGAATAAGAGCCGATCATCTTGTCGGAATTCCCGCTGGTATTGGCCGGGCGAGTAACCTTCAGACATTTGCTGCCGCTGCTCTTGAAGTCCGTCGTTACAATCGCAGTGCTGCCGCCTAACTGCTGATTGTTGTCATAGGTTTCGAAAGTACCGTCGATCCACGGGTTACTCTGGACCTTCAGCGTATTCAGGCTACTCTTCAGGTCAGTGACACTGCCACTCGCAGAAGACAAGTCTTTGCCTTGCTGCGTAACCGTGTTCTGCAGCGAAGACAGTGCTGAGGCATCAGCCTTAGAGCTGACTGTCTTATTCAACGTGCTCAAACTATTGTTCAGGCTGGTAACGCTGTTGGAGATATTTGAAATATCCCCTTCAGCATTGGACACTCTCGTCGTCAGACCGGAAACCGCGGACGTTGTGGCATCCAGATCGACGCGGTCAGTAATGTCGATGACGTAGAAGTCGTCGAAATACATCGCACCGGCGGACAGATAGGCGGTGATCTGTGTTGCCGCTACCGTATCCTTGGCCGGTTTCCAGGTGAAGCTAATCTCCTGCCAGTCGGAAGTGAAAGGACCGTACACTTTGCTCGCCAGCAAACCGGTACTGTCAGCGATACGGAACTTCGTATTGTCCGCAGCCTGGATGACGGTGCCTGAGTCCTGCTTAGCCCATGCGCCGATTTTGTAGGTGCGACCCTTCAGATAGGTAACATCCTGCCCGACGCCCACAGATCCGCCGGCAGCCAGCTTGAGGATTTTACTTCCTGAGTGTGGCACCGACGCTGCGATGACGGAGGCGATAGAGCTCCAGCCAGTGTAGCCATCCTTCTCACGCTCAAATGACGGGTTGATGATCAGGTTGCCCGGAATCTTGCCCGACGCATCGATGTTGGCGTTTGTCGCGCTGAGGCTGTTATTAAGCTGCGTCAGCGATGCGCTTTGGGTGGAAAGGTCTTTCCCCTGCTGCGTCACTGTGTTCTGCAAAGTCTGAAGCGCCGATGCATCTGCCTTTTTAGAGACATTGTCATTAACCGTCTTCATGTCGTTTTGCAGAGAGGTGATAGCACTACTGCTCGAAGCGATAGTGTCGCCCTGCTGCTTAACGGTGTTTTGCAACGTGGTGATCGCGCTGGCGTTCACATCAGCTTTCATCATCACGCCACCAGCCGCACCCAACCCGGTCATGATGCCGTTAACAAACTCAACGGACGTGGAAATAAATGCGCTGGAATCACCACCTGTAGGTGCGCGTAACTCCAGACCGTCGCCGGCCTTCATACCTTTACGGCCAAGGAGAATGTACGCGCCGCGATATGGCAGAGAGTTAATAACTTCAGTTGTGCCACCGAGCAACTCTAAGGCAGATGCAATCGAATTACGCTGACCCGACGGCTCGTCATAAGTCATCACGCAAACGTAAACGCCATTAGCCAGAGCCGCAATATCGTCAGACATCGCCTTCCCGTTGTTGGCAGAGCCAAAAACGTCATAGGTTTTGCTGGTATCAATGACCGTCGAGCCGTCGCTATTCGCTTTAAACGTGATCAGCGCATAGCTGCGACCAGGCGTAAACAGATTTTTACCTGACTCATCAAAGAAACCGTGATTGGCGCTGTTACCGTTGCCTTTCGCCGTTACCGTAAATACAGTGCGACGAGTCAGAGACGCCTGCATGGAGGTGATGCTGGTGTTCGCCGCAGTTATATTGGCTTCTGCTGCATCCAGATCCTTGCCTTGTTGGGTCACTGTATTTGTCAGCGATGACAGTGCCGACGCGTCCGCTTTCAGTGAGAGAGCGCTGTTAGCGCTACTCAGCCCATTTTCCAGCGAAGTTGTACGACTTCCGATCGAGCTAAGCGTGTCACCTTGCGTTTTGACGGTGCTGTTCAACGTATCAATCGCAGAGCTGTTGGCTTTGGTTCCAGCATCACGGCGGGTAGCAATGATGTTATATACGGTACGTGCGGAAGTCGCCCTAGCGCTTGCCTGGAACATCGCCTTTGTTGCGCCAGCAGGTACGGTAATAGCCGCAGATACACTCTTCTTCTCGCCAGCCGCGAAGGTCAACGCAGGGGCGTAGAGACAGAAATTGCTCAGTCCAGGGCCGTCGAAGCGGAGTCCCCATGAGATGGATGCTGCGCCCGCGCTCTGGCTCATCAGGCTCAAATCGATAATGTCGCCTGGCGTCACTTGGAAGTAGGACGACGATGGTCCCCAGCCTGAGCTGCTGACGACCGCCGCGTAACCATCAACAGTTGTCTCAGAACCACCCCAACCCTGAGCGCCGTTAAGCATCGCTGGGTTAGGAATGAGGTTTGCTCCGGCCGTCAGGTTATTTTCCAGAGACGTTACGCGAGAACCTTGGCCAGAAATGTCATTGCCTTGCTGTGTTACCGAGTTCTGTAGCGTCTGAAGCGCAGAAGAATCAGCCTTCTTCGAAACGTTGGCGTTTGTGGTGCTAAGACCATTCTCAAGCGACGTTGTACGAGAGCCGATCGAGGAAATATCGCTGCCCTGTTGGTTCACCGTGGACGTCAGAGAATCGACCGCCTTAGAGGTGGCATTCGCCGTATCCTGCGCCTTTGATGCCGCAGTGATGTTGCGCATATGCCAGTCAGTGACGTACCAGATCGTACCGAACGGTGAAGACTGGTTGATTTGCAGGAACGGACGAATGTAGCCTTTGTCAACCATTGCCTGGCTAACAGTGAACTTCCATGTTACGCGAGTCCAGGTGCTTGTAGCTTTGGTATTTCCGCCATTATAAAGCGGGGCACCTATCCCACCAGTTGGGCCGTTTGCTGTGCAAAGATAGAGGTTAAAGTCAGCATTCCCAGCGCCGCACGCCACCAGCACCGAAATCTCAAACACATCGCCCAATGTTGCAACGATGGCGTTGAAGTTCGGATGATGGTCACGGGACGCAAGTTTAGCCGCATATCTGAATGGACAGTTTGCTGGAACACCATCTGTGTCGGTTGTGACGACGGTAAAGCCCATCTGAGCGTACTGAGGGTCAAATGTAGGGTTAGTAATCAAATCCCCACTGCTCGCGTTCTCTGCGCGAATAGCCGCATTCAGAGACGTGATGCTGGAGTTCGCCGCCGTGATCCCATTTTCAGTGCTGGATACCCGGCCGCTCAGCGTATCGAGAGACGACTGCTCCGCCTTTTTAGCCACAGCTTTATTTGTGGTATCAAGGCTGCTGTTCAGCTTGGTTATTGCATCGTTCTGGGTGCTGATGCTGGACTCCGTCTTATCGACGCGACCTGACAGCGTCTGAAGCGCGGTGGAATCAGCCTTCGTGGAAACCAGATTGTTGGTGGTCGACAAATCACCCTGAAGCTTAGTGATCGCGGTATTCTGCGTGGAGATATTGTCTTCAGTTTTCTGGACGCGAGAGGTTACAGACTGAATAGCGCCGCTATTCGCGTCAACCGTAGTCTTCAGCGATGACAGATCGTTAGACGATGCCATATCGCTCGGCGCCGGAGACCACTCTGTAGGCATATTGCCAACTTCCAGCTTAGGGCTGGTGATAGAGACGGTCTGATCTTTCGTCGAAGATGCTTGGATGCGAGCAAGGATTAGTCTCTTAGATCCAGTTCCCGGCTTCTGCTTCCACTTAACCCAATAACGAACCCACTCAGTTGTCAAAGTGAATGACATACGACCATCGACATCACCGCCTGACACACCCTGGCTACTAACACTAGATATCGTCGAGTTAGGATTGTAGAAGTAAGCGGTCATGCTCTGGCCGTTCTCACCGCCTTTTGCAAAGAAACTGTAAACGTACTCTGCATTGTCGACTGGAGCGTCGAGAATGATCTCTTTGAGATCTCGATAAGAGCTACCAGCCTTTGAAGTCGCACTAATCACCGCATTGCCACGGAAGATCTCATTGGTTTTGCCAGACCAGCCGGTCATGTCGCCTGAGTTTTTGATCAGGTTGACACCGCCAATAGAAACATTATTGAGTGCGTTGCTGAGGTTCGTCACGCTGTCGCTCTGGCTTGCGATATCCTTGCCCTGCTGGGTAACCGTATTTTGCAGTGTCTGGAGAGCTGCGGCGTCCGCTTTTTTCGCGACGTTCGCGTTGGTCTGTTCGAGGCTGTTTCGCAGATCAGTAACGCTCTGCGAGGTGCTCGTGACGCGATCACCTACGGTGCTGACGTTTGAGGTGACGGCGCTAATGGCATTCGAAAGCGCGTTCATCCCAAGAGCAGAATTCAGCTGGGCTACCTTCTCGGACAGTTTAAAGCCGAGGTTAATGTAAGCCTGACCAGTCCATTGGTTCACCAGGAACTCAACCGTATTCCAGCCAGCTTTCAGATCAAAGCTAACCGTATTCCAGCCTGCATTACCAAAGGCAACCCTAACACCGTTCACGTACACGGCGCCCGTATCATCAAAAACACGGGACCCTGGTGCCATAGTGATGGTGGTATCAGCATTAACCTTCACGAAGGCTTTGTAATGCGCGATCACGTAACTGCCGGCGCTCGCAAAGTCCAGTTTTGCCGCGTCAGGAACCTCATCGATCGAGATTGGCGCCTTACCGTTGATATCGCTAAAAGTCGGCTCGGTGGTATTGTTCGCCAGTTGTACGCTGTATACGCTACGCACCCACATGTTCTGGCGGCCGTTAACCATCTGGTTTGACAGCGAAGTGATGCTGGTGGACTGCGACGCAATATCTTTACCCTGCTGGGTTACAGTATTCTGGAGAGAAGACAATGCGGAGGCGTTGGCGTCGATTTTGACACTATCTGTCACATCGATGACATAGAAATCATCAAAGCAACGACTCCCGGCTGTCAAACCGTTGCTCAGCGTAACCGGAAGCTTGGCTGTCTCCGTGGCCTTCCAGCGACCGGAAATCAGCGTCCAGTCGGAACCGATCGTCCCGCTATTGTACGGTCGCTCAAACACCGGCTGACCAGCGGAGTTGCCGATCCGCAGTTTGTTGTTACCTGCTCCATTATCAGTGGTCGCTCCGAGATCCTTAACCCATACCCCGATTTCATACGTCCGACCCTGTACAAAGCTTACATACTGTCCCGGTGACACATAACCAACATCAACCTTCAGCGCCCGTGTCCCACCATGTGGAGTGGAGATCTCAACCACACTGGCTGCCGCTAACTGTCCGATATAACCATCCAGTCCTCGCTCAAACGACGGGTTTACGATGAGGTTATTCGGCATCGCGGCGGACGCGTCAGTATCGGCGATCGCGTTGTTCAGTGAGTTGTTCAGTTGAACGATGCTGTCCGCCTGGCTGGATGCTTTATCCTCGGTCGCGCTAACACGAGATGTCAGATCATTGACCGCCGTCGCGTCTGCTTTCTTCGCTACGTTGTTGTTTGTGGTATCAAGAGACGTTTTGAGGTTAGTGATGCTGCTATTCGCGGCAGAAATATCTTTACCCTGCTGCGTCACTGTTCCCTGCAGTGCGGTTAGCGCTGTCTGGTCGGCCTTTTTACCAACATTGGCGTTGGTAGTGTTCAGGTCATTTTGCAGTTTGGTGATCGACTGACCCTGAGTCGAAATGCTCGAACCCTGTTGATCCACTGACGTCTTCAGCGTCTGCAATGCTGAGGCATCCGCTTTATCCTTCAGGGATGATTTAAGACCGGTGATGTCCGACGCCATCGCTTTATCCTGAGTGCTCAGGGTGTCGAGGGACTTGTTAATGTTCGAAACACTGTCGTTAACTTTGGTCTCAAGAGACTGACGAGCTGTTGCTTCCGCTTTATCAGCAGCTACACGCGCCTGTTGCTCCTGGAAAATCAGGCCCGAGCCTACTTTGGACAGATCGTTACCGTCGTAAGAACCTCGCATCTGGACCGCTAGAGCATTGCGGTTTGCGGCTTCAGCTGCGTCAGCATCTACGCGAGCGGCTTTCTCATTCTGAAGTGCGGCCATGCCAGCGCCAGGCGTCGGTCGACCCACAGCAATCCAGTCAATCAGAAGATAGTTCTTGTCATCCTGACCTTTTAAGAAGTCAAAACGGAAACGGCGAATAGTCGTCGAGGCACGCCAGTCGATGTCATGAATGGACAAAGTGGCAATACCATTGGCGTCATACTCCGGCTCATCGAAAGTGATGGAACGTGCGTCACTCCAACCCTGCTCCGATGCGCCAACCCATAACAACTTCCCAGCCCATACCGGCTTACCGACTTTCTTAATGCGCAGTTTGATAAAGCGATAGGCATTTGCGTCGATTGCCATATTGTTCGGAGAACGGCATGTTGAAGTGCTATTTGCAGCTTTCAACCAACCATCGCTGGTGACATTCATCGGAACAGCGCTGCCGTCGTCCTCAGTCCAGCCTTCATTATCGGTATCGAAATACCAGATGTTCAGACTGTCAAATTGCTCGCCAGTACCAGCCGCAATCTGGGATATTTGCTGTGCCAGAGATTCGTTAGCCGTCTGCATTTGCGTGGAGAGATTCTGGATCTCAGACTGACGGTTATTCTTCTCTTGCAGCAGCCCGTCTGCGCGTGCGCGTGCTTCACTTTCAATGGTCGCGATTCGGTTAGAGGTTTCCTCAGAGATAGCATTAGCCGTCTTCGTATCAAGCGCTGAAACAGCCGCGGAACGATCGCTGACTTCTTTCTCTATTTTCGCATTGAGAGAAGAGGCTGAGTCACTAATGGCTTTTGCACGATTGCTGGCTTCCACGGCAATGGAGTCAGAGATCGCAGAAGCGCGAGTAGACGCCTCATCGGAAATTGCCTTGTTACGGGCGTCCACTTCATCAGCAATAGCTTTTGCACGAGCGGTTGCCTCACCAGCAATAGCGCTTGTGCGGTCGGTAGTCTCTTTACTAATTGCAGAGTTCAGGGCTTTTTTCGCTTCGTTGACGGCATTCGCGGACTCGGCGCGAGCATCATCAATCTGAGATGTCGCCTGGCTCTTCGCTTCTTCGATGGCGGCATCAACTTCTGTGGCCACGGCCTTACTGTCGATGTCGGCAATCAGATCCTGACCCAGCTCGGACTCGGTGATTTTATTTTGCAGGAACGAAAGAACGTCGCGCGTCGTTGCGACCGTCGCTAGTGGAGAGTTCAGCGCACTGAGCATTCCACGTTTGTTGGCTGCACGTACCCAATAATACCAGGTGACAGAGTCTTCAAGACCGTTGTGACTGAAGGTTGTGCCAGATACCTTGGCAATCAGCTGCGCTTTAGACTTATCGTTGGTCTTGGATGCCAGAACCTCGATGTGATCCAAGTCAACGGAAGCCGGGTTTACCCAATTCAGAACAATTGAACGATAATCGCCTACCGCAGTTAGACCGGTCGGGGCATCAGGCGCCGTCATGGTTCCCAGAACTTTGTAGGTGATGCTGATAGGATCAGTTTTGCGACCACCAACAGAAACAGCGTACACCTGGAAGTCGTACTGGCCGTTCTCCGCTACTCCACGAAGTTCGAACTGTTCTTCAGTTACGCGCTCAGATTTCCAGTTTGAAACATTCCCGGCATCGGAGCGGCGCCAGCTGATGTAATACTGAGCCGACTTGCCCTGCCATGTAGCGGTCAGAGAAACGGACAAGTTACCCGGAGAGGACAGATAAGTGCCTTCGGTAATCGCCAGACCTGACGGCTTTGAGAACGTTGGGTCAAGAACAGTGGTATTTTGCGGGATCAGCTGTGCGCCGCTATCAATAGCTTCGTATTTGGTCGGGTTGTTCTGAATAGCCGTGATATTGAACGACGTACCATCGTCACCCTCAGCAACGCTCACAACGCGTGCTTGTAGCGGAGTTAAGTCTGGTTGAGCAATGACCCACACTGCATCGCTTACCGGCGTCTCATTGGAGCTGAGAGCGGTTTTAAACGTGACGGTGGTGATGTTCTTCCCATTCTCCAAAATATCACGCCCAACCATCTTCCCTTCTGCGCTGAGGAAGGTGATATGGTTTCCAACTGAAGTCAGATCAACCGGAGCGTCCAGCTTGATGCTATTGGAGGTGTAGCCGATAATACGACCACTGTTGCGACGGCCAGCGCGGAATTTATCTGCGATCAGCACGATGTCGCCAGGCATCAGGAATACAGAGTCCATACCTACTGCAAAGGTGATGACGTCAGATTCCATGCGAGAGGTGTAGAGCGTCCAGAGACCAACACGATGCGCCTGGCCGCGTGAAGTACAGCCGAATGCGACTGACTCAGTTTTGCGGATGCCATAGCGTTTAATCGCTTCCTGATCTTCTACATACTCGACGCTCTGCTTGTAACCGTCCTCTTTGTTGTTGTAGGTGATAAGAGCAACGGAATAGCGATCTTTACGCGCCGAACCTTTGTAGGCAAATGATCCATTCACCACGTTGCTGTTGGAGAACAGCATCACAGGGTCTGCTGGAGAATCCTGCGTGATGTGAACCATGCCACCAGCCCAATAAACCATGCCACGGAATGCCCCTGCAATGTCCTGCACGACGCGATATGCATCTTGGCGACTGGTTATCTGGGTATTGATAGCGAAACGTTTCTCTTTGCCACCGAAGCCATCGTCGACGTATGCATCACAGTAGCGACCAATCTGATACAGCTCGCCGATGTTAATCATCGACTCCTGAACAAACTGACCCAGACCGTAACGAGTGTTCGTCAGCAAGTCGAAGAGAATCCACGCCGGGTTGGAGGATGATGCCAGCTTAAATGTACCGTCCCAATTGCCGTCGTAGGAGTTCGTGTCAGCGTTATAGTTTGACGGGACACGAATTTTCAAACCTTTAATCAGGTATGAACGAGTCGGCATTGAAGAACCGAACTGCTCTGAGTTGATTTTCAGGCCAACGAGCGCAGAGTTCGGATAGTTCAGGCTGGTATTGACAATCTCACCGATCGAATCGATGTAGGTGTCATCGTAGAGATAGCTGTTATCGGTATGATCTTCAGTCAGACGAATGGCACGCAGAGTATATGCCTTTGCCGGCTTCGGTAAGTCCAGAACATAACTACGGTAATAAACACCTGTCTTCTTCGCGGTCAGAGAAATGGTTGCGTTGGACTCTCCCTCTGCAACAACGTCAACAAAGCCGCCGCCATTACCTGCGTCGATCTGGAATTTAAACTGGACTGTCGTACCGTTAGTATCGCCGCTCTTTTTATCGATGCTGCGAAGTGAAGGAAACTTCATCACTACACGAACGCGATCGCTGTCCGCAGAATCCAGAGACACGTTAACCTGGCTCGTTTGCTTCAATTGACGCCCTACTGATTTCGGCGTTTCAATGAAGTCAAAACCATCGATGACACTTTGATCCTGAGAACCGTCGCGGAACCACCAGGTTACACCGCTGAAGTTGTAGGAATTGTCGCTATTCTGGAGCGGCGTGTCGTTCAGGAAGATGGATTTTGCCCCATCAATCAGACCACCGATAACACCCTCACCCAGCAAATCCAATACAGAAGCCATAGCGCGGCTGTTTACCGTGTCATTAGCCTCCACTGGCGTCCTTGAGCTACCGCCACCCTTACTGCCGCCGCGTCCTGAGATAATCAGGCCGTGCGCGACTAATTGCGAGAGACGGCTTTTTTTGAAATTTGGAACTTCCATTTATCCCACCGTTAAATCTGGTCAATAGTGATAGAGGAACTTGCGATTTGCGAGCCAACGAGAATTTCTTCGCCGTAGTTCAGCTGAACCGGGTTTCCCTGATTAGTAGTGTTTTGAGGCCCGTCGAAATAAAACGAGTCGGAGTTATCCGCTTGTCTCACTTCCGGGTTTTTTGCTTGTGGGGATAGGATCTGAGCCAGACCGCCCATCATCATGCTCATGCCGGCCACAACCAGCGCCGAGGATGTGCCTGCAGTGAAGATTTCTGTGAATGCACCAATGACCACCATCGCGGCGCCAATCGCGACCTGAACGTAGCCAAGCGTCTTCCCGCCACGTCCCTTTGGTATTGGCGTGATGCGTATTTTCTCAACATCCTTACCGGCGCCTTTCATCATGTATTCGGTTTCGTCAACCGACCATGTGGCTCCACTTTTGGTTGTGATTTGAATGTGATAACGGTCGTAAACCTTCGCATTACGACGAATCCAGGCATTTAAGCCTGGTTTGTTTGCGTCGATAAGATTGATGGCCTGCGCCGCATTTGATGCGCGGAGATGCCAGTGTCGGCCGAAGCGGTTTGCAAGTGCGCCGCCCAGCTGGACATGAACTAATTCAGACATTTTTCCTTCCCTGTTAATAACGCCCGATGACGCAAATGATGCGTAGTATTTTTCTGGTACATACCGCCGTAAGTGGCGTGACTGCTTAGCCTGTCGATTTGGTGATGCAGGATGCGGTTGTCACCAACGTAAACAGCGCAGTGATCTGGCATCTTCCCGTACTGAATGAAGAAGATGTCGCCCTTCTGAGGCTCTTCGCCATGGGCAAGACGGACGAGATTTTCATTGCGATAATTCAGGTCGAGAATGTCGTCGTCGCCCAGATACCACGACGGGATATGCAGGTGAGCGTTGGCGTTGATCTCGATATTGAATTCGCGTTTCAGATAGTCTCGACACAGCATCCAGCAGTCGAAGATGCCAAAGACATACGGTCGGCCGGTGTACGGCATTTCAAAGCCATTGGGCGTGATCACTTCCATCTCGCTTAAACGAAACTCGGCATCAATCTCCGGGTTAAGATTTTTCGTGACGGAGAAGATGAGCCAAGGTAGCTCCGTTGCCTCACAACCAGCGCGGTCGGCGTCAGAGGCCACTGGAGGGCGATCAGTGTGGCTATGCCAGATAGCCACAACCTCGCCCTCGTCTTCGGCAGCAATCACGTCTTCGTGATGCATGACAAACTCATTGGCCGGGTCTTCAGAGACGTTTCGCGCCTCAATAAAGCGATATTTCTCCCCCGATGTCTGGACGATGAACCCGCACGCCTCATTTGGATAACGGGCAATAGCGCATTGATATAGCGACTGCGTCACCGCGGAGCCGGCAATGGATTTAATATCACTGAACACGTGTTGCCCCCGGAAAGCCGCCAAAAGCGATGATCCCGTTGGCGAAGAAGTTTCGCCTGGCCTTACACGCATCGAGACGCTTGGTGCAGTAGTCGTCGCTGAGCGATGTGACCTGATTGTTGTTCTTGTCGAAGTACGGGCCTGAGTAGCCACACTCCGCTCCGCGGTATTTCCACGGGCAGCTGTTTTTGATGATCTGACGCGCAGGTAACTGAACGCCCATCAAATCAAATACACTGGACAGCTCAAATTCAACGCTATCTTTAGTTTCCAGTGTCTTCTGCTCAACGAACCAGATTTCATCAGGGAAGTGCTGAGAGGCGTCGGCGGTCGCGTTTCCAGATGGGAAGTTCGATGCGTCGAGGAAACGAGCCAGCGTGCGACGACGCGTGATTGTGCAACCAACCAGATCGTCATTTGCCGCGACTTCGGCTGAAATTGTGCCGCCATAGTTAGAGACGGTCATCTTTGGTCGAGGCAAAGAACCCGAACCCGTTTTATCGAACCCACTCGCCTTAATCGGCCATGGTAGATACTCAACTCCCTGCCAGACGACAGATGTGTCGAGATTGTTCGTTCCGGCGTGAAAGAAAAGCTTCCCGCCCGAGGTTGTTACCGACATATCAAGCTCGAAAAGCTCGATAACGGAGGATGGCGCCAACCTCTGAATTTCCGTGCGAATACTCATACTCATCCTTGAGTTAAAAACGATACCTTATATATTAATAAGTAAATACTTACTTATCAAGATTCAAAAACTTGTCTAAAGGTACAACTGATCTCCAAATACCCCGGATAGCGTTTAACAGTATGAGAATCACACACACAGATGATTTTCTTATTGCGCGGGGTCGTCCAGTAAAATGACTCAACTGCGCCGCGAGCTGTCAGAAAATCGTCGATAGCATTACCGATGCTGTAAGGTCTTTTAAACGTCAGCGCCCATTCTTCTTTAATGCGGTTAAGACCGGCTGACTGGCGCTGCTCGTAATCGTCACCAAACTTCAGAACGGTCACTTCTGGCTTTACGGTTTTCTCTGACTCAAAATCCGGGAACCAGTTAAAGGTTTGTCTTGCCATTTTTCTCTTCCTTGAGATGCCGCCCACTTCCTGTAGGCGGCGTTGTTTTTACCTGTTGCCGTTGGTGTTTTTGTTCAGAGAACCACCAGGGCGCTTTTCCTGCGTAATCGTTTCGAGAACGATGTTTTTAATGCGTTGGGCTGCATCGTTCCAACCTTTGCCGTCCGCATCCGAGCCAGACGTTGAGCTGGAGCCGTCAGAATTAACACTGATGTTGATGGCAACCGGAGCAATTGTTCCGCCGCCGCCAATATTCCCCGTCATCGTTACTGGAATCGAACGACCATCAGGCAGAGGGACATAGGCTTCATTGTCTTTCCCTTCACCAAATAGAGCCAGCTGCGGCGAAGTAGCGATCCCGCCTTTGGAGTAAGTCTTCAGTGGAATTACACCATTTGGCCCCATGATCCCACCCTTCTCAAATTTAGGAATGGGTGGAATGTTCTGACCATTGGCCTGCGTTGTTCCAGACCCACCAGACCCACCAGCTCCACTCGCTATGCTTCCAGCCCAAACAGACGTCGCCGCAGAAGCCATTGACATGCCGAAGTTCAACCATCTCCCCTTCGAAGACGTCGAACTAGCCCCCATCGATGCAAAGACCGCCGTCAACCCAGAAGCCACCGAGGATAGATTATTCATCGTCAGGATGTTGGCGCCGATTGCCTTTGTCTGATTACCCGTAGCAGTACCGAGACCAAGAAGTGACTTTGTAGAATTCCAGGCGCTACTAACCATCCCAGATAATCCGCTGTTAGCATTCTCAGTGGCCGTACTCATTTGGCTAATACCAGCACTGGTCTCCTTCGCGGACTGACCAATGGACTTGTCACCGTTGTTAACGGTCGCATTGTTGCTATTGCCACCAGACTTAACCAGACTCACGCCCTGATTCAGTATTGCGCCAGCTACATTGCCCGTCCCACCAGCGCCATTAGCCCCCATCCCCATCATGTTCATGATTGGCGCGGTAATCTGCGATTTAACAATAATGCTGGCTATGTCTTTGACGATCGACCTTGCAAAATCACTGAAACTAGCCTTGCCGTCCATGATGAAGTCGGTAATCGTGTCCGTCATACCGGAGAAAGCATTACTCCACGCTGTTTCGATCTGACCTGCGACATCCTCATATCCAACGGCCAGCTTTTGAGTGGCTGTTCCGGTTTCCTCAATCAGCGCTCTGTTTCCAGAGGCAACGAGTTTCTGAATACGCTTATTGAAGTAGTCGATGTTGGCACCCTGCGTCGGGTCTTTTTCCAACTCCTTCATTGCGTTGTCGCGCAGAGTGATTAACCCGTCTAAGGAGGTTTTGTATCGCTCCCTAAAGTCGATAACATCATCTTCACGATTATTTGGTGAACCTGCTCTGATAATAGCGTCAGAATCAGGCGCCCATGTAGAAGCCATCTGTTTAGCGCCACGACGGTTCATCATCGCGATGTAGTCTTCTGACAGACTACTCAGCTTAGCCAGATTCTCCTTGGCCTTGTCGATACTCTCCTGCGAAATCAGCTCAGAAGGGCTGGCTTTGGAAAGCTCCACCAGCGACTCTTTGGTTTTATCCAAAGTCTGTCTGAACGACACGACGGTCTTTGAGCCACTGCCCATCTGCGCGATCAGCTGCTCAGATTTTTCCAGAGCCTTGTCATAACCATCGGCTGTCTTTTTCTGCGCACGCGCCTCCTTTTCTGCAGCAGCGGCAGTTTTCTTGCTTGCTCGCTCGGCGGCGGCGGCAGCGCGTTCAGAATCCTTCTCTTTTGCATCGGCAAGCCACTTCGAAATAATAGCCTGGTCTTTCGCTGAAGCCTGTTCCAGCTTGATGCCTTCACCCAGAAGTTTGCGAATTTTAATGTTCGCCTTCATCTGGTTGTCGCCGACTACCGGGTTATTCTCGACGTCGAACATGAGCGAGCCATCGGCATTGACGCGCTGCCGACTTCCCTTACCTTTCTGTTCGGACAGATAGCCACTTTCTAACTTACTACTTGTCTTCGCCCCTGAGTCGCCAAGTGTCGTTGTTCCGTCAAGCCCCGGAATCCCTTTACGACTATCAGACGAACTCTTAGCCAGGCTATCCATCTGCTCGAACCGCTCTTTTGCGATTTTCCACGCCTCTGATTGGCCTGACAGCTGCGCCTGCATCAAACTGCGTTCTGACTCGGTCAGTTTTGGATTTTTCAGCCCTTCTACGAGGTTAGTAACTTCCTTCCCGAGATTCGATACGACAGTCTGCATTTCGCCAGCGGCCTGCTGATAGATCGCCGTCTGAGCATTCCTGTCCTTTTCGTTAATCTCCCTAATTTGAGCGTTTTTCTCTTCCCGAGACAGCTTGTTGTTTGACTCGATGGTGATGCGTTGCTGGCTGTTCTTCGCCATATCACCTGACGAGTACACCGCCATGTTTTTATTGAGGGTGTTTTCTATGTTTTGCAGACGATTATTGACAACATCAGTCGCCAACTGTCTTTTCTGCGCGACATCCCCCATGCCGACAGTTTCTTTGTATCGGGAGAGTGTAGCCTTATCCGACTCAATCTCTTTGCGGAGCGACGATACATCGACCCCTAAAGCGGTAGGCGACGTTTTGCCCGACTCGATGCTTTTTAGAGTGTCTTCTTTCCCTTGAAGTTTTTGCTCTCTGTCTTTGATCTCCGCGACAATTTTGGCACGACTGGCGGCGTTCATTGCCTGTGGGATTTTGCGGATCTCTTCGACGGTTTCCGCTGTCTTGTCCTTCAGTAGCGACATGACATAGATAATGCCGGAGACGGCAACCGCAACGGCGGTCAGAGCTGCGCCAATCGGGTTTGCAACGATGATCGCCGTCAGACCAGAGAACGCCGTCTTGACCGCCGTAATTCCGCCTCTAATGGCAAACAGAAGAGACGGGGCAGTCCCTAAACCGAGTCGAGAAGCACGACCAAAACGAGTCACCGCTGTAGATAACAGATCAAACGGTGCCTGTGTCGCTCGCACAGCGCTACCCAGAACCGACCCCATCTGACTACCGGCCGTGACGACGCCCAAAATTGAGGATCGAAGCAGCTTGAAGCCGACAAATGCGGCAATCGCTTTACCAATCTCAATCAGCAGTGTTTGGTTTACGGTTGCCCATTTAGCCATTGAAATAAGGCTATCGACTACCGAACTCAGACCACTCCCCAGCCCCATTGCGAGCTGGCTTCCGCTCGCGCTGTTAAAGAATGACGACGCTTCTTTTAGAGCATTAGTGATTGATGTCAGATAACCGGCATCACCCACCTTTTTAGCGAACAGAGTGAAAGATGTCTGCATCTGAGCCAATGCGCCGGTATAGGCTTGCATAAGGCTTTTCGCAGCGCCGCGGTTCTGGGCATCAAGACCGATAAACAGCAGACGCAAGCCCTCTTTCGCAGACACTGTGCCTGTCGAGATCTGCTTGGTCAGCTGTGACATTGTCACACCAGCAGCATCGGCCATTGCCTGCATTGCCGTTGGCACAGCCTCACCTAATTGCTGACGAAGCTCTTCCATCGAGATAACGCCCTTACCGGACATTTGCTGAATGGCAACGACAGCTCGGTTCAGCAGCTCACTGTTTCCACCGAATCTTGCGACGGAATCGATAAGCGTCTTCCATGACCCATCGAGCGGGTCAAGCCCTGCAGATTTGAATTTGACGAACGAGTCCGTCAATTCTCTCATCGCGAACGGCGCAGACCTGGCTGTATCGATGATGAATTGCATTTCATTAGCGGCTGACGCTTTCGGGTTGGCTGCGTTCTTGTTCAGACCTTGAAGAAGGATCTCCATCTTCTGCATTTCTGCAGCGGCTTCAATGATCGGCTTTTGCCAAGAGAAGAGAACATCTGTAACCAGACGAGCGGCATCCCCAACTTCGCCCAGCATGAAAATGTTTCCACGAAGGCCACTAAACATGCCTCTGTCATGACCGCCGCCAGAGCCACTGCTGCGCCCAGAGCCACTGCTGCGCCCGGAGCCACCGGCATTTCCACCGCCTACACCGCCGCCGCCGAGGATTCTTCCGTTTAGACGGGATTGCCCTCGGATAACATCATCCATCCGTTCTCTGACGTTTTTGAGGCCATCTGCGGCTTTGTCTGTCGTGCCTTTCCACCGATCAAGAATTTTGGTGGTATTCGATAAGCGACGATTAAGCGATGTGGTGGTGTTACCCATACCAGCAGCATCTGAAGAGAACCCTTTTGCTGAGCGACCTGCGTGATCAGCGAAGTCAGCAAAGTCCATTAACTCGGATTGTGCTTTCTTCAGAGAATTGGTGAGAGAGCCTAACTTTGTACTCACCTGGTCTACTCGACCAGAGAACACACTCAGGCTTCGGTTGATAGCTGCGATGTTCTCACGGATGACGCGAAGACTTTGGCCAGCCAGCTCAGTGCCGGCCGCAAAATCCTCCATCTTGTTCGCGCCTTTGCCGAGAGAGACGCTTAGAACTGAAAATGAACGGCCTGTGGCGACGACAGACCGTTCAAGAGAGGACATTTTTTTGGAGTTATTAGAGGCCGTTTTACCGAATGTCTCTAATAATTTTCCCGCGTTTTTAATTGACGCTGAAAACTCCTTGTCATTCAGCGTCAATTTAAAATCTACAATATCGGACATTCCCTTATCCTATTTTTCCAAAGATTTCCATTAATTGCTCTTTGGCGTCAGGGTCTGCTTTTGCTTTCGATGGATCGTAGACTTTATCGGTTACGACTGGTCTTCCTATCCGGTATTGCAAACCCTCCATAAACGCCGTAGCGTCTTCCGCCCCCGCCTGAGAAAGCCGTGACACCTGGAATACTCTCAGGTCATCCTCGGCTTTTAGGCGGTCTATGTTGCGACTAAGCATCCAGAAGGTTGCCAGCGGCAGCTTTAGAATCTCTCGCGGCGGAATGGCGTAATAAGCAATAACTCGGCTGAAATAGAATCCGAAGTCTATCGAGACAGTGACGACGCCGGATTCCTCTTCGCGGGAAATTACTTTACGTCTTCTCCGGCCGCGGCTTCGTTCTCTTCCTCTGCCTGTTCCATGGCGAAAGAAAAGATCTGCTGCAGCTGCGGGATGCTCAGACGATTAATCACTTCCTTTGGTACGTCAGGAATGACTTCGGCCACCAGTTCGGCATAAGCTTCAACCTGATCCAGCATTGACATAGCTTCGATGTCTTTGCCTTCAAAGGCTTTTACTTTGGCGAACAGACCGACAGTCATTTCCGCGACGGCATAGGTTTTTCCAGCCACTTTGATTTCTTTTTTCGGCGGAAGAATGGAATCCAGATCCAGTAACTTAGTCATTTCAAAAATCCTTTTAAACAGAGGGTTCTCCTGAACCCTCTTACAGACTGCTATTAAGAAGCAGCGGTTACGGTTACGGTCACTTGTGAAGACACAATTGAGCCGTCCTTAGTGGTAAACGTAATCTTCGCACTACCTGTCGCTACACCCCTCACAACGCCATTGGCGTCGACGGTTGCGATAGCTGGGTTGCTCGAAGTCCATGTCCCACCTTGCTCATCTGCGTTTGACGGGGCAATCGTCTTAGTCAGCGCAGCTGTTGCACCCACTTTGACCGATACTGAAGTCGGCGCGACGGTCACGCCCGTCACTGCTACTTTGGGGCAGAAAGAGTTCCCAAAACGCCGGTATCATCTGGGTACGCATTGAACTCCACAGAGAACACACGAACGTCATCAGACTTATACGCCATGGTGAAGTTACCGCCAGTAGCGGCCTTCGGCAGAGTCAGAATGAAGTCGGTGCCGTCCTGCGGGGTCAGGATCAGCTGCTGCGCTACGTCAACCAGGTTTACACCCTGTGCTGATTTGATGCTCAGAGTTTTGGTGTCGGTGGACATGGTGGAGCCAGGCATCAGATTAACCATGTTCGCCAGCACGCTTTCTGCCAGTGGCACGGTTACTTTGATGTTACGACCCTGAATCAACTCAGAGATCGTGGTTTGCCCCAGCTGGTCTACGGTCACTTTCAGAGTTTCAGTAGAGACTTCTACCTCTACGCCGCCCTTGGTGTAACCGAGATCGGTGCCAGCGAATGAAACCGCACACGCACCTAATTTGATGTTTTTTACATGGGTATTAGCCATTGTTGGTAAACTCCTTTTACCGTTGCTTTGTCATCTTGACAGGAAGTAAGTATATACTTACTAACTTCAATATTACAACATCGAGATGGAGTTTGAATTCAACTTAGACTTTTTGATGTGGGGGTATCTCTCCCCCACGAGGATTTACTTGGATGAGGACTTTTCTTCACGATTCTTGTTGAAGGCTTCAACACCCTTTGAGCAGGCTATTTCATAATCATAGTATCTGCGGTCAATGATCCCGGTGTCAAAGTTATACCGAGGCAAAACTTCGATCATAAAGTCCTTTTTTTCGTCATTAAACTTTGACACTTCAAGCATCAAATCCGAAGAAAACTCGGTTTCAAAATCCTCTCCATGAGCATCTTTGCCCTTCACTTTTCCGCAAACAATATATTCGCCGATAGGGAGCGTTTTCTCAGCGTTAGTGTTGACGAACTTGATATCAGAAAAGGACGCCGACTCCGGGTCTGCCAGCTTCTTCAGTATCGCTTCTTTCGTAAACTCAACAGCCTCATCCTTCATTTTGTCTTCGCCGCAACCGGTGACAAGAAAGGTCACTGAAAGTGTTAATGCGATGAATGTTTTTTTCATTAAAACCACTCCATTTATTTTTCTTTATACTCAATTAGTTCGAACGGCCAGACAACAAAAATTAAAGGCCGCGCAAAGCGGCCTGAAAGTTACAACATATACCCGGCAAATTCCACAGGAAGCCCAATCTCGAACAGAGCACCATCATTTCGGGGATACACAATCGGGAGTGTCATGGGTCGAAGCATCCTAAAAAAAACACTCTTTGACGTGACATTGTCGACAGGAAACAAATCATTTATCACCTGCATTTTCCTCTGTGCGGCTGATAGAGAAATATCACGCACAACAATCAGCACTGAGTCCATATAGAAGCCGGCAAGTTCATGATCGACTTCAATGCCGCTGGTTGGTGAAGTCACCATCACGGCGCTTTTGGCATCTTGTGGCATTGCATCAGCAAAAATAGTGGAGCCGACTTTGCCAACCCCCATCTTCGCCAAATATAAAGCCAGACCCTCTACAAACATCATCGTCTCCTTATAAACCCTGCTTTCCTGGCTGAGTTTTCTACTATTTCAGGAAACCGCTTTCGAATGTATTCGACGGCTCTTTCCATGTACCGACGCCCGACGTTAACCCGTCGAGTATCTACCGGCCCCTGTGTCATCTGCTTCAGAATAGAACCGGCACCGAGGCTGTATTTGTGCTTTTCCATATAGATCGCATAATCACCAACTGTAGTGCCGGGTTTAACCTTCACCGCCCCACTGCTCTGTCTTGGTCGGCTTTCATCAACCTTCATTTCGATGTGCAAGCTGTCGTAACCAGTCTTCACCACGCGAGCAAAAATGGCACTTTCAAGAGATCCAGTTTCCATCGGGGCCATTGCTCTTGCCATTCTCTGAGCGACATTAGCCAGCTTTGCCATTTCAGAAACAAGTACGCGTTTATAGGCTTTCTGGCTGTTACTGAGACGACTCTGGGCCTTCTTCAGATTCAGCGTGTTGATGTTTAAACCCATATATTCGCCCCGACTTCATAATGCCCCGGACGGCCGCGCAACCCCCATCGCTGGTGGATGCTTTCGACTCGCATTTTTTTGCCGTTAACGATAAGCACATCCTCTTTGGCGATCGGCGCCGACAATGGCACGATAAAGACCGCATCAAACAGCGCAATCTCCGCCTTGCCACGGCTTGCGGAACTATCAGCACGAACAGACGTTTTATCGATACTGTCAACGAACGAAACTACGCCCATCTTTATCTGAGCAGCGAACTCGTATTTCGCCTCTCCGTACAAGTCCATACCACCCTTCTTGTACAGAGCACCCTCAACCTGCCAGGCAATATCCATTTGACCCGCCTTACTGTCTGCGAACGATGACGCGGTTATCCATGTACTTCAGCAACATTCTCCACGTCGTTTTGGCGACAATAGAGACAGCGCCTTTACCCTGGCGGTAAGCCATGGTCGTTTCACCAATCGACTCAGAGACGATCCCATCCTCACGCGCACGCTGAATATCACTGCCGCCGGCAATCTCACTGGCTTCATTCACAACGGCCAGAGCAAGTGCGTTCCGAAAAGCTTCTGGAAACTCCATAAAGTCATCGTCGGTCAGCTTATCCCAATCAACAATGTCGGAGGTGTACTGACCAGCCCAGCGGAAAGGCAGAGTCGACGTCTGAAGCATATTCTGAGGGCGATCATAGTCATCCCAATCCATGCCGTAGATCCGACGAATTGAAAACGACATCGACTTAATGCGCTTCGTCGCCTCTATCAGCTGGCGTCGCAAGTCCCCTTCGCCACCGGTTAGCAAACTTCCGCCGTTAAGCATGTCGATCGCCTGCAGCTGCGCTTCGCCAATGGAGATAAACGACTGCTTCGGGACAGACAGCTCAAAACTGCGTAAAACGATGTACTGCTGCTCTTTGGTAATGAAAGCGCCACCTGCATCAACTGACAGCGTAACGCGTCGCAAATCGCGTTCACGCTCACCCAGAGCGTTAATCGCCCCAGGGACAGTGACAGTGACGAACATCTGCCCATCAGAGACAGGGACATCGACGCCGGACGTGACGATATTTCCGCTGGCGTCTTTCACAGAGTAACTGGCTGAGGTAGCGCTCATCACATCGAGAGAAAAGCGTAACGTGACATCATCCCCGTCTTTATAAACGCCAAGCTGCTCCATTACACGCCGCCTTGTGCTTTCAGAATGCCGTCAATCATCTCTACGATGCCTTTGGCCTTCACGCCCATTACCCCACCAATCAAACGCAGACCCGCGATCCCTTCACTATCAGCGACAGCCTCAAGCTCTTCACGCGTGTAGATCTGAACACCAGGCTCGACAGTACCGCGAACGAGATTGGTCACTGGCTCTGCGGCATATTCCTTAACGGCCTCAGCATTAACGGAGTATCGCTCGCTATAAGCGCCAGCTGCCGAAACATTGCGGCCATCAACGGTTTCCGCACGCATCGACGCGCAGATACGCTGCTGATCCACAAACGGTAGCTCTTCGACAGAAACACCATCTTCGAACTGAACGCCACAAAGCAGACCGGTGTATCCCTTAAAGGTCGATTCCAGCAACTTCACTTTTGCACTTTTCATTTTCTATCCCTGAATGTGGGCGCCATATGACGCCCTTTTGGTTAAACTTGGACTGTCTCTGGATTGTTTACGGTGATAGCCGCTTCGCCGAATACAGAGCCGTCATTGGCTACCAGACGAATCTTCACACTGCCTTCAGCGATACCCGTCACCAGGCCAGACACATCGACGGTCGCAATGCCGGAATCTTCAGTAACCCAATGGTAAGAGCGGTCGGTGGCGTCATCAGGCTTAATAGAGCCTCCCAACTGAACCGTATCACCCACCAGCACAGTCGCCGTCTTCGGGGCAACCGTTACGCTCTGGACGTGAATGACAGCGGCTGTATCGGCGTGTGGCTTAGACTTGAAACATGCAGTCAGGCGATTCTGGCGATATTCGGTCATCGGCGCGTCAGACACTGATTTGGTAAACGACGTGTTAAACATCGTTCCGGTGAAATTAGCGAACTGCTCGTCCGTGATTTCCATTTTTTGCTCAGGCATATCCTTCCCTCAAAAAAAAAGGGCGGGCGCAAGCCCACCCATTGACTAAGTAAGTGTTTGCTTACTTATCTGATTAAATCTTAACGCCGCCCAGAGCTGCAATGGCTTTGTCATGCTTGTTAACCAGACCGGTGTACCACTTAACACGGGTACGGGTTGCGTCTTTATCCTGAACGGTGCCGATGGACTCGACAACGATACCGGCATTGTCACCGCCGTAGATACCGGACAGGCCGTTCTCTTCGGACATGTGCAGGCAGTAAATCGGAGCCGCGCCGTCAGTAACCGGGATAAAGTCGTTCACGATGAACGGAATGCCGTTGTGGGTCAGCATCGGACGACCGAAGTTTTCGACCATGATTTCACTCGGGCCGGCGTTCACGGTACGCAGCAGCGCACGGTAAGCACGCAGGTGCTCGGAACGAACCATCAGGCAGTCAGCGCCCAGATCTTTCACAGCATCGACGAGTTCGTCCAGCATGGAGAAGGTCATGGAAGCGTTAGCCGCGATGTGCTGGTCAGCAGCCATCAGCTTAGCAATGCCGTTAAAGGATTTCGGGTTGACGGTTTCATCACCCTGGATCAGATTGCGGCGGAATGCGCGAGCCAGACCTTTAACTTTCGCGCGGATCTGAATTGCCAGCTGGCTGTTAGTGTCATCCATGGTGGTAGCCAGGAATTTATCAACGTCCACATCGCCGGCCATAATACGCAGTTTAGCGGTATGCTCGGTGAAGGTCGCCGCGCCTTCCGGGATAACTTCGTTCACGTCGATGAAACCGGCTTCGGACAGAGTCGCTTCGCGGTTATACAGGTACGCTTTGCTGTTCACTTTGAAGAACGGCAGGATTGCGAACAGGTCATCACGGTCGATAATCGTCTCGATTACGCCCTGCTCCAGTTCGTTATTACTCAGCTTTTCAGCTTCTTCACGCAGTAAAGGCATCTTTCATTTCCTTATGATTAAGATGTTTGTTACTTGTTCAATTTACCGATGCCGGCGGTCAACTTATCCAGTGTCGACTTTTTGGTTTCGGTATTCAGTTTCGGTTTGGTGGTGGTTTTGGAATGAGCACCCTGTTTCGCTTCACTGCGCAACAGAGCATCAGCCTCCGGGTCAGCACGCAGAATGCGTTCAATCGCACTCTCAAATGCCAGCGGGTTGCCTTGACCATCAACCAGAACCGCACGATCTTTCGCGCCAGCTGGTTTGTCGTAACCAACTACCTGACCGTCTTCGCCAATTTCGAAGTGAGAGCCGTAGATAACGCGGGCTTTTGCCGGAGTCATCAGGACTTTTTCACGCAGGAATGGGGACTCCCCAAACGAAGTACCGATGGTTTTCTCAACCAACTTGTTCTTCATACCTGCGATTTCAGCTTCGAGTTCAGCAATACGAGCGTCGCGACCTTCCAGGTCTTTTCCGTGTGCTTCGATCATCTGCTTTTTCACAGCGTCAAATTCACCGCGGCGCTCAAGCTCCTGACGCTCAGCGTCTTCGCGAGCTTTTTGAGCAGCGGACTCGGCTTGAACCAGCTCAAGCGCACGCTCCGGTGCGATATCGCCGTACTTAGCCAGTTTTTCTTTCAGAGTTTGCTCGTTACTCTTGCGCTTCATGCTCTCTTTCAGCAGAGACGCGGCGTTTTTACGCTCTTCACGAACCTTAGCGATCAGCTCTTCAGCGCTCAGACCTTCCAGATCGTCAGCTGTAGTTTCGCTCTTATCGCCTTTGTCTTCCGGTGCGGCGCTCTTGTCTTCGACAGATGCTTCGCCACCGCCGCCACCTAACTCTTCTTTACCTGCAACATCCATATACCCGCGATGGGTATTGGTCAGCTGCATCCACTGCCATAATTTCATTCGTAAATCCTTTTATTCGTCATTACCCGGTTTCTTGGGTGATGGTTTCCCGGTTCCTTGGGATTTTTCTTGCCCATTTTCTCGGGCCGTATCTTTATCATAAGTAAGTGCTAACTTACTTTCAAGGGCCAAGGCGTCATTTTTTGGAGGAAATTGCAATAAATCTTTCTCAATATCCTTCATTTTGTCTTTGGAAAGATTCGGGAAGATTTTATCGATAAGGATTTCCATCTGATAACGACGGACAGAATCTGGCGCTTCCAGATCTTTCAGGTTGCTCGCGACTTCGAATTCATCAACCAGTCCACGGATGTCGAAACTCTCCGGGTACGTGACCAATTCTTCGCTCTCTGGCATCTTCTCACCCATCCATGCAGTTACCAACGTCATCAACATTTCTTCGGCTCGCTGCAGGCGACTCGATTTATTGATGAGTAGACTATTTACTCGCTGGAAGTCATACAGTTTGGCTGCGCCGCTGGAGTTGTCGATACCCTTTGCGTTGTCCTGCTTCGTGCGCTCCCCGGCAACACCAACAGAGTGATAAATCTCGTTGATGATCTGCTGGACGGTCGAAATGATCATGCTCGCCTGTTTTGGGTCTGGCGACAGATAGAAAGGCTGGGCGCCATTTTCACCGTCATAGGTGAAAACGCGCTTCGTGCCAAACTCCAGCACTTTTTTGTGATTCTCATCACCAGGCAGAAGAGACTGAACCGGGATGGCCAGCTGTGAGAATGTCTGATCCTGAATGATGGCATCAAGGTTAGACAGATAGTTGGCAACAGCCCGGTCGAGATAGGCAATATCGTCAATCAGTGATGGACTGAAGTACGGCGATTCGCTCTGACCCATACAGTCAACAGGGAAGACAGGAACCATGCCGAGACCGTGCTCTCCAGTATCTTCCAAAACAACTTTCGTTCTACTACCTGACCGCTGCCCCTTGCGATCTTCGCGGAAAAGATACCAGTGGTCTTTCGTCCATAGACGGTAACGCAGAAACTCTTTACCCGATGAGGTGAAGGGGTCAGCGTCGTCGCGGCTCACTTCGCAGATCAGAATCCAACTCAGATTCCCCTCTTCATCCCAAGCACAGTCCAGCATCTGCTGAGGTGAAACCCAATATGCATAGGCACGGCCATCAGACTTTTTCTGGTCTTCTTTCGACTCGATGTCGCCCGATACGGTGCTATCAACAACCACCCAGATACGGCCATAAATTGAAGACTGGAGGTCTACTTCAACCATAAAATCATCAATGTTCATATTCTGACGGGTTGCTCGCTTCCAGAACTCCTTCACTGACGGCGGGGCATCATCCTCGCAGCGCTGAATGTCCTCTTTGAACAGATATTTATTAATCAGATTCACGACTTCGCGGGTATGGTTAAACCGGTAAGCGCGTTCCAGACGCTCCTTGAACTCGGCATCACCCTCCTTAAAGTAGCGGAAGATGTTATCTTTAAACCAAGTGCGGCCACCGGCGTAGGTGGCTGCGATAAAGTCCCAATGAGCTTTTCGTAGCTCATAATCAGGATGGCGGCGATTCACCAGATCCTGAATCATTTTGTTCGACAATTCCATTTGTCATATTCCTATGTTAGTAAATACTTACTTATCTTGATCCGCCAAGAATAACACGAGTTTTAACCGGGAAGCGACGGTGAATTGGATAACCCAAGGCATCGGCACTGTGCTCGACGTTACCTGTTTTATCAATGTCTCGGCCGCCAGGCTTATAAATCACCTTCTCAAGCGATTCAATCAGGTGCTTGCACTTCGGGTCTATGTATAGACGAACATCGCCTGAAGCGGTCAGAAGCAGACGGTTCACGGCGTTAACACGGTCAGCGATTGGCGGGTGCTTCTTCGGGTGATCCACTCGCATGAACCCCTTCTCCTTGAAGATGTCCACATCAGACTCACCGCGAGCGTGCTGTCGATATGCGCCGGCCGGGTCAGGGAAAACCGTAACCTGGCTTTTCTGGCGCCAGTACCTTCTCTCCAGCTCATCACACACCTCTGAGGTGTTGGAAGAGAACAGAACAACCTCATCAATCGCCCAGACCTCACCATTGGGTTGCGGTTGCAGGATCACCGAGGACATGGGGTCGATGTTGAAGTCCTGACCAACCCAGATTGGCAAACGCGGATTGAACTGTAGCGGCCTGACATGCACGTTGCGATCGAACGGGTAATATACGCGCCCAGACATGTTTTCGAACGACGCAAGGTACTCCTGCGCGAACGATTTAGGGTCCATATCGTTCTTCGCCGCTTCGATCTCGCTGTCTGGTACAAACGGGGAGTCCGCCGTCACAAATTGCCAGCTCTTCCACAAGCCTTTCGCTTGCATCTCAGGGTTCTGACCTATCATGAACAGCTTATGGAACTCAGAGAATCCCTTTGGCGTACCGATGATCAGCGCACCGCCGCGCGTAGATGACAGCGTCGGTCGAAGCACCTTGTACCAGGTGTCCGGCTTCATGTCCTGAAACTCGTCAAGCACGACAAAGTTCAGCGCAACACCGCGAAGCGTATCCGGCTTATCTGCACCCTTCAGTGCGATTTCACTACCGTTTTTCAGGACGATAGTCATCGTAGTGTCGTTCTTTTTCGCAATCCATTTGCGAGGCAAAACTTCCTGCAGGTCGTCCCACAGGATCTGACGTGCCATCTGGTATGTCGGCGCGACGTACCAAACGCGCTGCTTACGATCGGCAGCGGCGGCTTTGATAATTTTGGAGATCGACAGACGAGATTTACCCCAACGTCGACCGGCGCAAACAACCTTAAAACGATGTGGAGACTTGAAGACCTTCATCTGCCCCGAATGCAACTGAACCAGACTCAGGGATGATGGAATAGCCATTATTCCTCCCCCTCATCGTCTACATCAGGAAGGTACAGTTCCTCTTCATCGACAAGGTTGTCCTCGTCCATTTTTTTAAGCTCATCTACCTGGGCTGAAGTCAGCTCGCCGAACACAAGATTCGGGATTTCGTCAGTGATAACGTCATCTTTTTCCAGACCGAGAGCGCGGCTCGACACGTCGAAACACTTCTGAACGACAGCGGCAGCACGCTGAAGAGCCTTGATATCGTCTTCAACTAAACTAAGTGAGCGACCCTCCTTCTTGGCGGTGGCGATCTGGTTAATGGTGAGACCGCTCAGCCATATTGCCCACTTGTCATATTCTTCTTTCCTGCTTTCTACTTTTTGCGCTCGCGCTCGCGCACGAATTTCCGCATCCGACTTTAACGATTCGCGGATCATCTCCCCGACACTGTCTGAGCCTTTAGCGATACCTTTCTTTTTGAAGTACCGCGAGAACGTCTCAGAGCGAGTCCCGTACTCTTCTTCGAGCATCGATAGGGTGTATTCGCCTGAGCGCCACTTAACCTCAATCTCTGCCCATTGCGCCGGAGACAGGCGCGGTTTTTTTGCGGATTCTGTCATAGTTCCCTCTACTACCACTCGGCATCTTCCTGACGCCTTAAAACAATTTGTTTTCTGGTGGTTATATGTTTAAAAAACACACAAAAAACACTAAAAAGAGAGCCTGGCTCCTATATATTTATATATTCTGAAGTTCTTCTTTTAAAAACATACAGAATCAGGCATTTAAACTACCCCAGCAGCATTTTCGCTTTTGCTCGACCAAGAATAGTCAACCCCAGCGTGCGACGTTGATGCAGCGTTTCGCCCCGCGGCCGGCAGTCGTGCTTTTCAACCAGACCTTTCTTGATCAGCGCACGCAGCGAAAACTGAATGCTCTGTTTCGTTGTGCGATAGGGCAAAATCTCCAGCAGCTCGTCCAGATCGAGAAGATGTCCACGCTCATAGCCGAGATTCAAGGTTTTGATGACGTCTTTTTGTTTAGAAGTCAGGTTCATAGTGTGTCCTTACAAAATTTTCGTTAAATCCAGCGGCGCATCCAGCGGCTGGTTATCAAATGCGAGAAGTGGCAGAGCGTCAGGCAGCTGACGTCCAAAATCCGGGTTCCGATACACACCATAGAGCGGACTGGTGAAACTCAGCGTGTGAATATCCTTCAGAAGCTTCACAATGCTCGCTTCGTCCGTCAGTGTGTCTGCAATGTCCTGAACAGTCGTCCCGCGGTTACGTCCAGCTTTCGCCAGCGACGAATTTTTGTGGTAGTTCGCAACCAGATCATGCAATGCACGTTTCCTGCGCCCCTCCGCCATTCTCAGCAGTTCTTTCACCACAGACTCGTTATCACCAGGGTCAGCTCTAAAATGGCGCTGGAAGACTTTCAGAGCGCTTTCGTAGGACTTTGGTCTTTCTGGCTTGATGAACTTAAACCCTGCTTTCATAGCGAATGGGTTGTACTTGCTCATTGACGACTGAATTTCGAGGATCGGCTTGTCGTGCATACGACAAACCATATTCATGAAACGATACGATAAGCCCAGACCACGATACTGCGTATCGGCTACCAGACGGCTGACGACGGCGAATTCCTGATTCACACGCTTACCCCAAATCTGGTTCGCCTCACGCGTATTTGATGTCGGTTTGATATCCGGGAACATGCGATGACGCGGCGCCAGTAGAAGTTTCGGGTAAGCCATGACCAGAACACCGATGAGACGGCCGTCCAGCTCAGCTCGGTAATAAGACGGGGCAAAAGGTTTACCGTCAGTTTTGTAATGCAAGCCTTTCAACGTATTCCAGTCGTCTACCGTGCCTTTCTTCACAACTATGCGTTCCATGAAGTCCAGGTGGCGCGGGAACTCTTCAGGCCGGTGGCGTTTGATAATGATGTCGGTCATCTCTTCACCACCTTCTTGACACTGCCATAAACTCCGCGACGGATGGAATGCGGATCTCGGGTCACGATGGCTTCTACTGGAGGTAAGCCACCTGCTTTTTTATCAGCCTTGAATTGTCTGAATGCAGCATCCAGCTTCTCGGCGATGTACCCCTGCAGATAGGTAATGGCCTCCTGATCGACCAAATGAACGCCGTGCGATTCTGCGGTCGACATGGCAACATGCAGCGCCTCATGCCATAACGTTTTTTCGTCCCGGACGTCAGGCAGGAAAACGCCGTGAACCGAACGGTCTGCTTCGAAGTAACCCATATCCGTCACCCAGCCACCAGCGTCGCCGATAAACTCGCTATCGTCGACGCCGTAAAGCTGCTTCATCGTCTCGACATAATGATCTGCGCCAAATACCACAACGCAGCGACTGTAATACGGGGCCACACGGAAACCATATGCACCGTGCGCACGCAGCCAGTCTTTCCACTCTTCTTCAGTGGTAAAACGGCGCCTCAGCTGGGCGCCCTCATAAATCGGGAAAACCTTGTTATCAATGCTCATAATCCACCTTCACACGCTCTTTATAGTGTTTGGTGATCTGCACTGATGGGCGCAGAGCATTTTTAAGGTCTTCATGCGTTGTCGCAACAATGACCGTCGCGCCGACAGCGCGAGCGGCACGCTGCAGATTGGAGGCAACAACCTGGGCAGTCACTCGATCCAAAACCGCGCCAAATTCATCGGCAACCCAGACATCTGCGCCGGATTCGATTAACTTGGCGATTTTGAGACGATACTTCTGGCCGTCAGACATCTCTGACGGCTTTCTGACGAACAGATAGGCGTCATTCAACCCAGCCATAGAAAGCAGCCCCAGCGCGTCGCTGGTGGTCTTCCCTAACTGATCGATAACGTTGGTGTCGTCAGCAAAGACAAAGTCGTCAATTGACGCAACGCGCTGGCCGGCATCAGCCATCAGACGCTGCAATTCACGAAGAACAACGGATTTGCCGGAACCGGACTGACCGGTCACGTAAACTACGTCACCGCGTTCGATATCCAGTTCCAGATTGTCATAAAGCGTCCACGCCTTTTCGTCCAAACCAAGCCCGAAAGATTCGGCGATCTCCAGCGTGCGGATCGTCTTATTGACTCGCGTGTTGAAGGAGACGTTGATGACGTACTTACTCATACTCGGCCACCTCTTCGGAAATCTTCTCCGCAAAGGCAATAAAAGCGGCTTCTCCCATCAGACCGGTTTTCTCTTCCATGTGAGCGAGCAAATCACCAACAGCGATCGCGCAACTGGTCGGGATGTCTTTGAAACCCAAAATGTCGATGATACGAGTTCGGCCACCAGCAACTTCTTCCGTTATCGCTTTATGCTCTTCGCGCTGACGTTCAGCCTCTTCGTTCAAGTCGTCAATCAACGTATCGTCGGCCATTTTTTCGGTCAGGTCTTCGATAAATACCTTCAACTCTCGATCATCAAAGCCGTAGATCTCAACGTCTTCATCCTGAAGTAGTTCGTTTAGCTCTTCCTGCATACGAATGGCGTCATAATCGATACTGGCTAATCGGTTGTCTTCGAGACGTTTCGCCCGAACAGCACTTTCTGACAGATCGTCACGAACAATGACAGGCACAAGAGCTAAGCCAGCCACCAGAGCCGCTTCGCGACGACCATGGCCGGTAATAATTACACGATGCTTGTCAACGGTGATTGGCTGGTCGAATCCACGACTGACGATGGCTGCAGCCAGGTCTTTAATCTGGCGCTCGTCGTGCTTTTTGGCGTTTTTCTCATACGGAATGAGAGTGCGCGGGTCGAGGTACTGAATTTCAAATGACTTTTTCATCTGTTACATCCTTGTAATATTGAGTTAGCCACACCAGAGCCTCGCCAGCGTCTTCCATTTCGCTGCCGGTTTTAATCCCCTGCTCTCGGATGATAGTTTTGATGACTTCTGTCACGCTCTCTGCTGTATCAAATGACACTTTGAAGCGCATGGTCTGGTGCTCAACACCTAGACGCTCTTTCTTCTCGCGAGCATCCGGCTCGGCGGCATGGTCTTCTTCCTCGCCCAGCATACTCAACTCTTCGAGATCGACACTTGACTCACGCGCCAGCGTTTCAGTCATTTCCTCGTCATACGGGGCGATGTCTGCCAGTGAATAGTCAATTTCAGTCTGAATACTCTCAATAAGGCGCTGCAGCTCGACGGCATCATCTTCACCGTAGCGCTCATTATCAACCAGTGACATCTGCTTGGCGGTATTGTCGTCAATCACACCGACGGAGGTGACTGGAACGGCTGCCATGCCGTGCTCAATGGCAGCACGCCACCGGTGCTCCCCGCCGAGGATTTCGTAAGTACCATCCAACAATTCGCGAACCAGGATCGGCTTAAAAAAACCAAGTCGGTCGATTGAGTTTTTCAGTTTGTCGAAGTTTCGAGCGCCAACCACATTTGTATTCCAGGGATTCGGTCTCAGCAGCGCCGTCTCCACCGTCAAAATACTGATTTTAATGTCCATATTTTTGATACAATCCATATAATAAATGATTACTTACATAGAATACCCAATTAACACAAATAAGGCACGAAGGAAATCAAAAAATGACAGTCAGAATCGTGTTTGACGCAGTCAATGCCATCGTCAAGGGAGCAAATGACGATGTGAAATTGAAAATACAGAAAATGCTAAGCTACGAGGTAGATGGTGGCAGATACAGCGGTGGCGATAGTGGCTGGAACGGTCAAAGTTCAATGTTCAGCTGGGCCAATGGCGTATTTCCGGCCGGGTTCGCTCGTGCCGTTGCTGCAGACCTTGGCCGGTCTGGCATCAAGTGTGCTCTTGTGAGGAAAGAGCTTACCAAACCTCTCGGCGTCCCAAATCCCGTGGTAAGCCCTTTCCCCTACAACCCAGACTATGCCTATCAGGATGAAACCTGCGAGCGTCTGGTTCGGTTTGGTGGAATGATTGCTCAAGTGGCTACCGGTGGCGGGAAATCGCAAATCGCGTGCAAAGCCGCAGCGAGGATCGGCAGGATGACACTGTTTATCACCACTCGCTCGATGCTAATGTTCCAGATGGCTGACAATTTTCAGGAGTCCATCGATTATCGAGCTGCCCATGGTGAGCCGTGGCTCAAAAACGAAAAGGTCGGCATCATTGGTTCAGGCGAGCTGAAGTTTTCTCGGTTTATCAATGTGGCAACAGTTCAGACACTATCCAGCTTCCTTAGTGAGCCTGGCGGTGATTTGTCGAAGGATAAACGCGAATTCCATCTCCGCCGGCGCGAACTAATCAAGCAAATGCTGTCTAAAGTCTCACTTCTGATCCTTGAGGAAGCACATGAGGCGTCAGGGGAAAGCTTCTATGAAATCGCGAGACTCTGCAAAAACGCTGACTATCGTCTCGCGCTGACCGCAACGCCGTTCATGAAAGATAGCACTGAGGCCAACATGCGTCTTATGGCAGTATCTGGTCGCATAGAAATCAAAGTATCTGAAAAATATCTGATTGATAAGGGTATTTTAGCAAAACCAGTTTTCCTTTATCGTAAAATCGGTTACGTTCCAGATATCGAGCTTCTAAACAAAGAATTAACAGGAAAACATGTCAACTTCCGCGTTAGTATGTCGACCGCATACCAGAAAGCCTATCAGCTAGGCATCACGTATAATCTCGCCAGAAATCGAGCTATCGTGGATACCGCTGAAGAGTTTAAGCGTCACAATCTGAGCTGCATGACGTTGGTCAGACATGAACGGCATGGACAGATTCTAAAGGCTATGCTGGGAGAGCGCGGGCTGGTGGCGAGCTTTATCAACGGCAAGTCGTCTGCCGCAACTCGTTCCGCAAAACTGGCAGAACTGGCAGCGGGGAAAATCGACGTTCTTATCGGCTCGACAATACTGGACGTCGGCGTAGATGTGCCAAGCGTAGGCGCGGTCATCATAGCCGGTGGTGGCAAGGCTGAAGTTGAACTTCGACAACGCGTGGGTCGTGGTCTACGAAAGAAAAAGGGGAAAGCGAACGTATGTTTCATCGCCGATTTTCTGGATACATCCAACAAACATCTGATGTCTCACTCTTACGAGAGAAAGCACATCATTTCCACTACGCCTGGGTTTTCTGAAGGCATTTTAGACATAGACGGAAAATTCGACTTCTCAATTCTTGCATCATAAAGCGTTATACCGGTCGGTTGACCGGTATCTTTGGGGATAAGTGTATGAAAGAGCAAATGAACCATCAATCGTCTAAAGTCGACGTAGAGCGACAAGACCAAGCTACTCAGGCGAAGAAATCGGTGAACTGTCATCTCAAGCTTTCACCAGAGGCTGATGGTAAGCTTTTAAAAATTCAACGTCTGTTACGCACAGAAAACATAAAAGTCTCAAAGACGGGGATTATCAATCTTCTACTTGAAAATCTTAATGTCGAATATTTCGGCAAGGATTTATCTGTTATTTTTGGTGACAAATTTCACAATGATATCGTTCAACTTTTCCTGAATTCAGAAATGAATGAAGATGATTTAAAAATATTGAAAATGATGAAAAACGAAAACAAAGTAAAATCTGAAAGTTAAAATCTCATGCTAATGGGTGCGTCAACACACCTATTAGCCATGTCAACCTTGAAATATAGCATTCTTGCCCTACTCAATCACTTTAAATTTCATCTCACACAAACAACGATAGAGATGGATACACATGATTACTTCAGAATTTAAAAAACTACCATTCTTCACTCCAGCAAAAACAAATCACCAAGTGGCCAAGTTTTGGAAAAGTGATTCTATCCTTCCAGAAGACGAAGGAAAACTTTATGCAAAAAGCTTAATAGCGTTCATGAAAGATAACTCACAGACAGTGGGGGCAAACATTCTAAAAGGTATTATCAGAGATATTGTAGAAAGTGGTGACTTACACTCACAAAAAGCTCAATCATTTTTTTCTCAGCTTGAGACTGCAATAGTCAACTCTCAATCAGAAGACGAGCATATTAAAAATAATGAAGTTAATATCCCAAAACCTAAGCGCAGATATGGCTTTACTTTGCCGGAAGCAGCTGATGAGATCGATGTTTCTTCTGGGAAGTTGATAGATTACATGGTTAACAACGAGTGGCTTGACGCTGAAGCCATACAACCTACAGAGGAAGCACTGAAAAGAGGAATGCTTAGGAAGCGTCGCGAGTTACCATTCGTTATAACCAATAAAGGACTGGCTTTGCTACGTTCAAAGAAGATTCTATTTAGTTAAAACATGGGGCGGAAGCCCCATGTTTCTTTACTTACATTGTCTTGTATATGGCAGACAATAAAACATACTGACGTCAAAAATAAATTTCTGCGCACCGACGCTATAGCTTGGCAAGATGACGGTCATAGTCTTATCTTTGCTCGGAATCTGATCATTATCGACTAGATCAGTAATTCTATCCGCGATGATTTTCGCATCTTTTGGGGAAATAATAAGACCATGATTATTAGATATATCGGCTGGGTGTCTTGTTTTAATGGTAAACGGTTTTTCTGTGCCGATCTTTACTCTAACAGGGCACCCCTCCCCTCTGGAAGCATCGTTATTGCAAAAAAACTGACCTTTTTTCCTATAGAATAAAGATTCTCCAATTTTTTGCGGGTATTCAAAATCATTCTTCTTTAGATCAACCCCTGGTCGATAAGCAGTTCCAATCTGAAAAATAACTCTCTCAACCTCATTAAAATTATCTAATATTGGCTCTTTATTCAAAGACTCAACAAAATCAACCCGACGGGATACCCCTTCGAAATCATCACTTTGAATGGCAGAATCGGGCGTAGTCTCTAATCGATATCTTTCCCCATCCAATGATGAGTCATCAGCGGAAACATGAAATGCGGTCATGAAATACGCAGCACAGACAATTGCGATGTGTTTTTTGAACATTTTCCCTCCATAATTGGAGGCTCAATTATCCATTCTGGCAACCCATTGTCAATGAACGGAAATCCGCCTACAACACATCAATAACGTGATCTTAATCACACTTTTAGGTCTCAATGTACCAGCCCGACAAAAGATCTTGACCATCCACATATCGATTAATACCTTTCGATGCTCCAAACACTTGCAATAAGGTGCTTCATGACCCAGCTCCCCAAGGAAGAAATCAAGAAAATTCTTCAGAGATGGACAGGTAACAACTTTCCAAAGTGCACTGATAAAACTATCGAGTTTTATATCAGCAAGAGAATCTACACCAGCAAAAAGAGATGTCTACACATTTATATCAAAAGAGAAACATGCGATGATCTGGGGTTTAATCTCGTCATTTTTCCGTTTAAAATAAAGATAATAGGAAAAATAATTGAAGAGATAGACGGAATCGAATTGGGAAAGGTTGAACTGAACTCAAACTTTACTGTTTTCAAAAAAATGGTGAAAGATGAAGACGGCAAGACTCTTGAGCGAACAGGCTATTCAGTGCAAGTCAGTAGCCAAGATGGTCTTGTTAGGCTGTTGAAAGTGATAGACGAAGAGGTGTATTCTGGCAATCTAAAAGAAGTAGAACAACTGAAATTAACCAGAAAAGAAAACCTGCAAGACTTATATAGCAGGACCATAATGGCAAGCAACTAACTGAAACTATGGACACTAAAGACTTCACATACGGCATCCCGTTAAAGAAAGAGCGCGACCTAAAGAAGACGATGGATTACTTTAAATTCATCCACTCTAAACATATACCTGTAAGGGTTACAGCTGCTGATGGGCAGTATTTTTGTATGCATGTCAACTCTTTCGATAACAGAGGCAACAGAATTTTTCTCGGTACATTACCGTTTTATGAGAAAGAAAATCGCGTAATCATCCCCGTTCACTACATCATATCAGCCGAGCAGATTCTCGCTGAGGATGTCGATAAAGGCTATAAGGGGCAATTAACGATTAAGCGTATTGACTTGGAAGATGCTGGCTTCACGCCATCAGGTCGCGACTTCTTCCAAGTCATAAGATATGCGTACCAGAAAGAAAAGGGTATAAGGGTCTATCTCTCGGACAATCGCATCATTGAGGGCGTGTCTACAGGCATGGATGAACAATCGGTAGGTATAAGGTTGCCAGAGGGCAACATGATTCAGGTATTTTACGATTGGGTCGACCGCATCGTCCCTATTTAACGATAAATATGAGGTAATAATGCCGACCATTGCGTTGGTATTATTATGCGTCATATCCTCTACCGCAATTATTTCCCACCACTCGACCGCGTGAAATATGTAAGGGTAAACGCCTAGACTTGGTATTTATTCAGGGAACACCTTCCAGCCAAACGCGTTTATTTCTAAGACTTTGCTTTTTTTGCATTTAATTTGAAAAAACGCTTGCAATAAAAATATCTCTATTGATAATAGAACTCAACGAAACGACAACGATCGTTTCAATCTAGCGATACGCTAAACTACTTTAAAAGGAAAAAGTCATGTCTAATTTAAATCTCAAAAAATCCGACGTCCTGAATGCTGCAATCGTTGTATCAAAAGAATTGAGCGCAAGCGCTGAAGCGATGGCTATCAAGTTCAACGAACGTTTAAGCGCTGGCATGGATACCAAAAAAGATAAAGCGGATCTACGTGCTGCGCAAACAAAAAGCGCTTACTTTGATAACAACATTCTGGAAGCGATGCGCGACGAAAAGCAGTGTGGTGTTTTCTACTTCTCAATAAAAATCGCAAAGAAAGATCCAGAGCTATTTTTCCGTGAAACATTAGCGAATAGCTATGCGCTCGAAAAGCTGGCTTATCTGATGGCTTCCATGGCTTCTGGTAAATGTGTATTCAATAGCGCGCTTTCTACTAACTCACGCGTTTTTGCAATGATTGAGCTTATCAAGAAAGATCCGACAACGTTCAGTAATGGCGACGTTTTCAAGATCATGAACAAAGCAAAACAAGAAAACGAGATGAAGCCAGATGCAACATATACGCAAGCCAACCAGCTGATCAAGTTATTCCGCGATTTGGGAATCGTGGAAGCGATCAAAGATGGCGGAAAATCTGAATTTGGCATGGCTAAATTCAAGTTTATAAAAAATGATTTGTTTAATCATATCGCTACCAGTTTTAGCAAGTGACCAGACAAGCGCCAGAAATGGCGCTTTTTTTGTTTCCGCTATAAAGCCACCAGCGCCCACTATGGGCGCTTTTTTCGTTTCCAGTGATCCAGCCATTCCAGACAAAAGAAAGCGCCCATGATGGCGCTTTTTGCGTTATACGCTAACCATTATCGCCCACGACGTAAAACAGGATGCGCCAGAGCGATTCTAAGCGCTTTTTGTAACCATAGACAGCCAATCGTATTACCAACAATAAAAAGTGCTTAGAATGGCTTACAGCTCGTTTTAGCGATATTTCATGTTTTGCGAGGCGTTTTAACCGATCCCGCGTGGCTTTCTGTATTATTTTTTCCGTGGGCGCTGGCTAAAAGCTGGCTATCCAGCCATTTAGCGTTAAAGATGGCCCGTCGCATTCTCACTCCACCCCTTAAAAACGACGCCTTGGCGTGGCCTTCTGGGTAGTCCGTAGGGACACCTCTACACATTTCCGCCGCTGTATATGCAAACCCAGCCGTTTCCCGAAATTTTCACCTTAATAGGCTTTTTGCCCGTTTCCCTGCGGCGCCACTTAAACGGTGAAAAGGGAGAACATCGTCTCCCCTTCTCTTTCCGCTTTACTTACCTTCCAGCACGATAATGTCGGATTTGAGGCGTGTTTTCCCCAGCGTGTTGCCGTTTATGACGATACTGAATTGGTCGTGACCGGCTTTATAGACGACGTTGGTGTACCGCTCACTATTTTCGACAGCTCGAACGGCTGCGCTCGTCTGGTAGGCTGAATCCTGATGCGGTCGCGTTTCGGCCATCCATCCTGCGATCTGCACAGCCATTTCGAAACGGCGGCTTTCACAGTCTCTCCCGCGCAGTGGGAAAATAAATGTTCCGAATCCGGTGGAGACGACGCGAGCGGCTTTAAAGGTTTGCGTGTAACCGAAGCCATTTGCCAGATCCTGCTGTAATGAATTCCTTTCCCATTCCTGCAGGCTGGTGGTTACATCCTCATCGCCGTGCATGACAGTTATTAAGCGCTTATGGATAGTGTTGAACAGCGCGGTGGATGTGCCAAAGCGAGTATTAACGGTCAGTAACTGGTTCATGTGCTTTCCTTTGTGTTTTTGTTTTGATGGAAAGCATTATCGCAGTGGTACTGAGGCAATAAACAAGTTGTTTAAGGCAGCGAGGAAACAATGACGGCGACTTGCCTGTAGCCTGGCTGCAGCCGAAGGGTAATTGAGTGGTGTTTTAGCCGTGCGGTAGCCTGGTGGTGTTCGAAGGGTATCAAAGAAAAAAGCCACGGCTTAGCGTGGCTTTGACAGGCGTTATAGCCGTTAGGCGGTGGTTGCACCGGTTGTCGCTGAATCGGTCCCGTCGGCTTTCAGAACGTCTACGGGCAGCAGCTCGGTCAGTGCTTCGCCGGAGTAAATCTTCATACCGTAAACACCCATCCAGGTACTGCCGGCGGCAAGATTCCCTTCGATGAAGTCCAGTACCTCGGAAATCAGCCCTTCGGTCAGTGTTGCGGTGTCTTTACGGAAGAATGCTTCCGCGGCCACCAGCAGCGGGTCGCCGCCGTCGTTAATCATCTGCTGCCCTACGGCATAGACTTTCTGCTTATTGGAGCGCAGAACGGTGCGAGACAGTTGGGTTGATAGTTGAGTTACGCCGGCTTCGTCGCGTAGCTGAATGGTCAGCGTTGCGATGCGATCCGCGGTCATCGGGTCAGTGTTAGATGCGTAAAACAGGTCGTATACCAAATCGGTACGTTTAAGGCTCATTGCTACCTCCATGTTGTTGAGCAAGGTAAATATATACCGGTAAGTAAACACTTACAATACAAACGCAAAAAAGCCCCAAAAGGAAGAAGGGGCTGTAGACAATTCTGCGACTACTAAGCACATGATTATGCGATAGCAGCAAGGGACTCTCTTGAAATCTCTTTCTGAGCCACTTTGTTTGCATACAAGATGGCTGTCTCAAGCTGCGAAATAGGGAAAATTTTCTGCACAGCAGTCCAACCCGACTTCAGTTTACTGCGGCGCACACTAACGACAACGCGACGAGAAATTCCATCATCGAACGACACGGTGCTTTCTTTGAATACTCGTATCGCAGATCCGTTTGCAACAATGTCCAGCAGAGTGACGATAGAGACTAGGCTATTTCGTTCCTCTTTAAACGTGTTGCGCTGGGTAGCGTAGAAAGCAGCAAAAAGGCGTTCAGTGTTGTTCATGGTGTAAATCTCGCTTCGTGTTTCGTTGAGATACATGTTAGCAGCGCTGATGAGGGTGAAAACAACTTGTTTAAGGCGTTAAGAAAACAAACAATGCGAGAAAACAAAGAAAACCGCCGCAGGGAGCTATCGCATAAAAGCCACCGTTGCTGGTGGCATGTCTTACCTGATAATCACAAAGTTATGCAGGTGATTGCTTCCGCCGCAGTTGTCGCCGGTATAGCTCACCATCTCTTCGCCGGTCGTCATGACCATAATCTTCGCCTCAACAGATTTGTACCGGCCACAGAAGCGATCGAAGAAAGACAGGCTATTAGCCATATCAAGGCGAATGTCCGTTCGAAAGCGGCCGTTCTTTTTCAGCGCTTCCCACCCGGCGTCACTATTCCACCAGCCACAGAGTTTACGGGCCATCTCCGTCTTCTTCTCCGCCGTCAGATTGCCGGTATACGGAAACACGAACCGCAAATCGTTACAGGCGCCCATCACAGCCTTCGTTGGCTCCAGCAGGGGTTTAATTTCCAGACTCATTCAGGTGTCTCCGTCGTGGTGCAATTCCAGGCCACTGACAGTGGTTCGTCAGAGATAGAGAAGTCAAACGAGCCTTCGCGATATCCTTCGCCAATTAGTGAACCAATGCGCCCCGCTACATCCTCAGAGCGAATAACGTCATCCAAAGAAATCTCATCAGTGTCCACGCCTTGAAGTGTGATGCTGATATTTAAATGCTTGTACATGTGCTTTACTCCGTTGTTTTCTTATGCTGGTTATTATCGCAATAACACAGCGGCGAAAAAGCACATTAGAAAGGGGAACACGATAAAATGGCCGGACTTAACTCATTGACACCCGTCGATTTTCTGACAGAATGAATCTCGCTGGTGGTGTGACCGTATTTATACGGACCTATGCCTGGGTCGCCTCATGCCACCAGCCTCCCAACTCCCGCGGCCACTCGGCTAACCTTCCATTAAGCTGCCTCATCTACACGGCAACCTCCCCGTTTCCCGACCGTAGGCTGTATCTGGCCGTTCCCCGTTTTACCGCGGCTAAAAGGCTACCGACCCGTTTTCTGACCGTAGGGTGACTGGACGGCGCCAACGTTTTTGCAGGGCTGGAAAATCACAGCTTGAATTTCTACGAAAACGGAAGCGCGACTTTTTTTCTGACCCTACTTACACAAACGCCTAAACGCCCAAACCTCTTCCCTCTATAACGCCTTAATCCCAATACCCCAGAACTCCCTTAACGCTACCTTCCCAAAACGGTAAATGACCTTCCCAAACTGTCCCTTTCCTGTTCCCAAACTGTTCTGGGTATCTTCCCAAATTTCTTCTGACCTTCTCTATCGTTCCTATAGTGAGTGTGTATCTGGGAGTGTTCTTCTCTACGGGATTTCCTTCTATCGCTTCCTGTGATGTGGTTGTTCTTTCCTGGTGGTTTTCCTCTGGGTTGTTCTCTTATCCGGGATTCGTTTTACCTTGGGTAATGGCATATAGGCGAAGTGATTGTTTCGTCGTTTTGTTCTGGGAGATGGCAGGTAGCCGACTGTTTGTTTTCTTGTGCGCTTAAACAAGTTGTTATCTGGGTGAATGTAGCTTTAAGCCTTGTCCTGACTGCTTTCCGCAATTCTGGGAATTTGAGGTTGCTCTGCTATCGAGGAATGGCAGGTATGGGATTATCTCTTCATCGTTTCTCTCGTGTGCCTGGGGAAAGCTGGATGGTGTTTTCGTGCCTGTTGGGGTTTGGCGGGTGTCTCAATGCCTGCGATAAGTCGAGTGGTGTTCTTGGGAATTTTTGAGCCTCACTTCCTCTGGTTGGTGGTATGCCGGTTCCGCTCTTTCGGTTATGATAAAAGGTTTTGCCTGAATGTGTTGTTGGTGGTTCTTCTCTCGATTTTCGAGCTGATTGGCTTATCCTCTTAAACGCTCTGTAACGCGTTTTAAACGATTCTGTTTTGTGATTGGGTGTTGGTGTGGCTTTTCCTGTTTAATCGAAACCTGTGCGTTCTGGTGGGGATTCTGGCGGTGTAAGAGTGGCGATGGCGAAATGTCAAAAAATGAGGGAAAAAAGTGGTTTTGGTTTGACGTTACGTTGATCTGCAAACAAGTTGTTTTCTTGTGTGTGTTATTGCCTTGTTTATAGCGGTGTGGCGGGTTGGTGAGTGGTTGATTAGGTGGGAAAGTGATGATCAACCTCTCCTTATAGAAACTGCAAGAGGTTGACTGTTTACGTCAGTGAAAGGTCAATCAGCGGCGTATTTTTTCTCGTCAGAACTGTATTGCTTTGCAACGATGTCCTGGCAGTCAGAAAGACTCCCGTTAATGACCTTTTTGTTTACTTGAGCAGCATCTCTGGCAGCATGAACAACACCACGGTTTACAGTGTTCAATGGCTCAGTTGGAGCTTTGTTATCGAAAGGTACTTTTAGATCCAATGTATCTCTCATTCCACAAACGTTCTCAGCATGTTTTTTCAAACCGGCTTCCGTAAGAGGTTTAGCTGAAGCACCGAAACTTGCCATAAGTGCTAAAACGAGAATGCCTACTTTCTTCATTACTATCTCCATTAGTGCGACTTGATGAACGTGTAAACCTTATCCCCAACCTCAGTGTCGTTCCACCCCCACTCTTCAGCGAGGTGGGTTATGTCGGACGGCAGCATCTGTACAATCTTGGCGATGATCTCCGGGGTAATCTCTCTGTCCAGTTCGACCAGACAGTCATTCACTACATCTTCAGGCATAGTTACCAATCCCAAACTTGCAAGCCGTCAATCGTATCTGCGTCGCAGTCAAAATGCACGACCTCAAAACCAGCGCCCAAGACTTTCTCGATGTTCTCGATCGCCGACCAGCTGATCCCCGCTTCACGTAAAGACTCCTTCCATGCCTCAGCATGAAGCCCGGCACGAACAATCCAGCCATACTCAGTGCCGTGAATCCAGTTGTGGCCGCGATCAGTAATCGGGTCGAAGGAGATTTGAGGCAGTATCTCGGAATCAGCCTGGGTGACATGGGCGGTGCTGATAACGGCGACTTTATATGACTCAGTGATATTCAGGCTCATGTGTTTTCTCTTTGTTGTTTTCTTAATGGTTTTATTATCTGAACTTGCTATAGGCAGAAAACAAGTTGTTTTAGGCTTTGTTGAACTCTTTCAACCACTCGGCGGCTGCTTCGTGAACCATGCGACCTTTTGCGATGGTCATCTCCGCCTGTGGCACTGTGATGCCGTAATCCTCTGCGAACGCGGAGACGGAAAGGTAGTTGTTCATCCAGTCACGGTAAAGTTCAGCGAGGTTCTCTGAGGTTACTTTTTCTGGGTGGGTCAAGCTGACTGTCAGGTATGTGTTGGAAGGGGTCATGTTGGGTTCTCCTTTTCTGGTTGACGTTATTATCACAAACCAGAAAAGGTAGAAAACAAATTGTTTAAGGTGATTACTTAACGCTGTCCTCGTAGTTTTTTGCGTCTCTGGTTATTCCTACCACTGTCAACTTCTCAGGGCCGTTAGCGTAGATGCTCTTAGTCTTAACCAGCATATATGCCTCATCTACATTGCCGTAAATTTCGTAATAGTCCATAGGGCAGTGGTTCTGTTCTAACCCTGCTTCTGGATTGTACGCTTTGCAGAAGCCTGGACTTGACTCGAAAGCGGCTTGATCTCTCACGCCAGCGCGAGTCGCCTGAGCTGGGCCATATTTACTCTTCAGCACATCCTGCACCGTCTTCATCTCATTCACACTCACATTGACGATGGAGAACGCAATTTTCCCGTCTAATGTGCCAAAGATGACTAAATCTGCGTCTTTCTCTTCCTTGAGGGCTTTGCCTACGTATTCTGATGGTGCGTATAGATACTGAGAAAAACGATCCTTGGCTTTGATTGGTTTGTCCGTTGCCTCCCCGTCCTGATCAACCATCGTATAACCTGCCATATCCACCTGAGATGGTGTTTTGTTGAGCACCATTTCATATGGTTTAACGGCTACATCATTACAACCTGAAGCCAGAAAAAGTATTGCAACGATGCCAATGTTTTTAATTTTCATTTCAATCTCTGATTAGTGGATTTTTTACAAGCCGTTTCATTCTAAACAATACGAAAGTGAAGATCTTCAATCAACAGACCACCGTGCTTCATCATGGTTCGTTTGCCCATGAATTTCTCTCTCACGCTTTCCCAATCGGGCCAGTCGGTTCGCTCCGTTGACCATACGCCCCGATAGTCTGTGTGGATGGCGTTGTACTCCTTCAGCGTTAACTCAATCATCTGCGCCTCTATGCTCTTTTGAAAACGAATACTGCGACTGTGATGCCGGTGTCCTCAAACTCACCTGAGAACTCTCGGCCTGATTTAGCACATACGAACTGATTGCCTATCCATTCTTCCGGCTTGTACCCGGCTGGCAGGACTGCCGCCATCATCCCATCTTCGCTGAGATGATTTAGTGCCGTGAGCGTGTGCTCTTTTGCTCGACCTTCTGAATACGGTGGGTTGATTGCGATCTTGTCGTAGTCATAAGGCAGCTGCTTCGACCAGTCGATAAAGTCTTTGTTATGAACGTCGTACCCCTTTGCAGACAGGATGTCACAAAACAGTGGCGATATTTCCACGCAGGTCACGTTCTCCGGCGTCGCATTGAGGAATGCCAGCAAATCACCACGACCCGCGGATGGTTCCAGCACTCGGTCAGTTGGCGTGCATTTCAGGATCTGCGCGACGTACTGAGCAATGGATGCCGGTGTTGGGTAGAACTGGTGTGACTTAACCTCTGGAATGAGGCCCATGGACACGATGCTGTCGAATGTTGCGGTTGGCTCATACGGGAACAGCCAACTGCCTCGCTCCTTCACGCCACCGATAAATCTCAGCGTGCGCTCAAGGTCTTCTATTTGAGCCTTTTGCAGTGACGAGTCCGGGAAGTACCACGTATTGTCTTTACTATGGCGGCGATCGCGAATAACACCTCTGGTTCTTTCAGATACGGTCTTCTGGATGTAACCGAACTCTTTTGGCGCCTTTGTTGTTGGTGCCTTTCGACATGGTGCCGGGATAGCTGCAGGCATACTGTGTGCCAGTACCTCGTTAAGCTTCCAGGCGACGTCGGGGTGGATCTCAAAATGGGCGTTACCGTTTTTGAAAATCTTCACGCGCAGTAAGTTACCGTCGATGTTCATCCATTCACCGGTTTCACAGTTATGCGTTCTGTATGCGGCTGACAGTGCCTCGGCGCAGGGATTGATGGTGATAAACTCTTTGTGCGCAAAGAAGTGCAGTAGTACGCGCAGGTCGTCGATGATGTCCGACTTGTGGTAATTAACCGAGACGCTCCGGTTCCAGAAATCGGTAATGCAGTTCGCGATGATCAACTTTTCACTGAAGCCGTATGTTTTGTTGGTTTTGTGCGTAGGACTCAGTGCCTTGAACAAGCCATATACGCGCTCAGCCAGATACTTATGACGGTCATTCAGTAGCGAGGTCATCGTCGGGATAACTGTTTCGGCCGTGAACTCTGGCACGCCAACGAACTCGTCAACGCGGCGCTCAAATCCGCCAAAATCTTTTTTAACGGTCTTCTGGACGCCTAGCGTGAACTGGGCACGCCACTGGTCGCGGCGCTCAGCTGGCATGATGAGAAGAGCACCGGTCATATCAGTAACCTTGCGCCAGTATTCCGCCCAGATGTTTTGCTTTACGAAATCCAAATCAACTGCGCTCAACTTCGGCACGCTGCGGAGATTCTCATCGTTCGGTCTGCGGCTCAATTCCTGCAGGCGGTTGATCATCGACACGCGCGAGCCGGAATAAACGAAATCATGCACCTGATTCATCAAGGCGATCTCGCTTTCGCACTCCGCCACGATGTCATGAATGACGTTCATTTCCTTGCGGAAATCCACGGCGCCAGCTGTGTTGTTGATGATTGAAATGGCGGTCGACATAGTTAACTCCTAAACAATTTGTTTTCTTATTGTTGATATTATTTCACACCAGATAAGGCAAAAAACAAATTGTTTAAGGCATTAAGAAAAGACCGCGACGGCGGTCTTCGGTTGATAGTGTCAGGCTTCCGTCTTTTCCCACTTCTCCATCAGTTCGGCATTAATTCGATCTGATTTGAGGAATAGCTCGTCGGGAAGCTGAGAAAGCGCCGTGGCAACCATCTTCTCCGCTTCAATCAAAAGAGGGTGGTCGCCGGTTCTGGACTCTATCTCTTCGCCCGACACACCAATCTCAGCGTCGGTGAACAGCACACGCAGCATAAAAGCCTTTTCAGCAAGGTACTGCGCTGCAAATTCCTGGTCGTGCCTGGTGATAGACTGAGTGTTATGAATCAGGTCAGCCAACTTAATGACGCGGCTCTGCATGTCCAGACGCTCACGCAGGGCTTTCACGTTAATGAAGAAGCGCGTCTCGCGATTTCCGTCTTCAGGCAGTGCTTTATTGCTGATCGCATCGACCATCTCGGCGACGCGGTCCCCAAACAGACTGAAGATGTGGCCGAACGTCACCTGAGTATCTTCAATGGTGTCATGCAGCATCGCCGCCGCAACCATTTCATCAGTGCCACCGTGATTCCGCACAATCTCCGCAACGGCAACCGGGTGGTGAATGTAGTCCTCGCCGGTATACTTCCGCTTTTGACCTACGCCAGCATGGGCGCCGGCAGCAAACATGTGCGCCTTGTCGATAATATTCATACCAGTTCCCCTCTGAGAGCGACCTTAATCTGGTCGCCGGTCAGGATATTCAGGTTGCGATCGTAATACACTGCTTCGCCAGTTTTCGATTCATGCTGCGAGATGAGGCTGTAGCCATACTTCGCTAGTGAGTCCAGACCGCTCTGGGCCACGCGATAAGAGTAGTCGCGCCCCCAAGTGGCATCGTTGCGCCCCTCGAAGCGGTCGTGTTTGTAGTGCTCGCGGATAAAGAGATAGTGACGCTGTCTGAAAATCATGTCTTGGCCCAATTGTTTTCTTGTTTCACTTATTATCACACGTATAAAAAGGCAGAAAACAAGTTGTTTGGTTATTTTATTAGGTTGTAAAATTTAGGAACTGAAACCGGGTCATTGCAAAGGATTTAGCTATGGGATTCGGGCTTCAATGCTGGGACGAAAATGGGAACCTTGTTGTCGATACCAGTGATTATAACTGCAGGTACATAGGGACTTACAATGTGGGAACAGGCGGTGGCAATTCAGTTACTCAAGGCGTTTCGGGTATCAACGCCAGCAACGCCTACGCTGTGATTGTTGCCGGTTCTTATGGAAGCGCCTTTAACGAGGCTTTTTGCGCAGTAAGCGACAATGCATTTACCTTATTTACGCTGTCTGGATACGGCACGTCCCAGACTTTCACAGTAGAAGTATATCGATATGCTTAGGGATGAGACATGAGTTACGGATTTGAAGTCTATAACGACGCAGGGGCGCTACAAATAGACTCGGACAACAAAACAACACTTTTTTCTGATATCAGAAACATCGATGGTCTGACAGATAGCGGTTACTATCAGATTAATAACCCGTTCGGCGGGTCGTATCCGTTCGGATTTCTAAAGCCATCTGACATGCCGGTTCCTGGTTATCTATATTGGTTTCGTTTAAATGCCGGTGCCTTCGCCATGCCTGGCGCCTTTAGCTTTCAGAACGGAAGCGGACAAATCATCAGGACAACTCGAAACCTTGGGGTTGAAAGTGGGTATCTTGATGTGATGAATGGTAACGGCGATCTGATATGGAGCGCAAAAAGCGCCAGTCGTGTGCCTCGCGTCAGGGGCTTTATCGATCTACCAGCAAACTCGCCGGTCGATAGTCAGATAGTGTCTTTCTCTCCGGGCTTCAATCCGTGGATTTTGATGAACATGGTGCCTGGCAATATTTCTGACGATGGTGAATCGACAGGTTATTCTGGTCTTCTCATTAAATGGACTGGCTCTGAAATCCAGGTGAAGTATACGTCAAAATATCAAAAAACCTTCTCACAATCATTTGGCGGAAGAGGGGGGTTAAAAATCCCCTATGCCTACTTCCAGGGGTATTAACAAAAAGGGGCTTTTGCCCCTTATTCATTTCTTCGAGTGATCCGGTTCTACGTAGCGAGAAAGCACGTAACTCAGTGCCTCTCTCATTGAGCCGGTTCCGCAGTGCTTCTTTGCGGTCTGCGTCAGTTCAGAAACCAGCTCACGATAAATGTGAGGCGGTAGTTTCGCCATAGGCTCTTTAATCACTCGCTCTCCACCTGGCGCAGAAACCACTTCCACCTGGCAACCTGCTGCGCATTTCAGCGATTCCTCGGCCATGCGCTTGTAGTGGTCGCGTGACTGGATGACCTGAGCGTTACTTTCTTCCAGATGCTCAATAAATGCCTTCAGCACATCGGCGCGATGCCACCCCCAAGGCTTCAACACATCAAAACGCCGGTCTTTCTGAACCCAATCCGTCTTATCCTGCCAGACATCAAATGCCGCACGGAAGGATTCGTCATTCAAATGGACTTCTCGCACCGGCGTACCGTTTTCTTTCGCTCGTTTGAAGGCTTCTTCTGAGCAATCTATCCAGGTATTGCCGCCGTCATTTGCCTGACGAATTACATTTCCATTAATCATTTTCGGGTCTCCGCCACTAATAGCCAGCCGCCGTGACGACCGGGAAGTTTAATTTTCAAGGAATCCACCTTTAGCTCGAACACGATCTCTTTCGAAAGCTACGGTAAGCTTCTGGGCTTTCATCGGATGGCCTTTCTCAAGCCGCCAATGCTTCATGTCATTGACGATCTGCTTTGTAAAAAAGCCGTCGTCGTCGCCGTTGACCACGATATTTTCTATGCGGCCGTCTTTGTTGACGTCGTATTGCACATGAACAGTGCCATAGACACCGTATTGATATGCTCGATCAGGGAATTTGATTGTGTTAACAGGCCGAGCGCTGCAGCCGACCAGAGAAACGGCTAAGAGAATGAGCGGTAATTTCATAGCGTGCTCCAGAAAAGCGCAGCCTTTCTGCTGCGCTCTACTTTTACTTGTTAATGCTAAAGCGATTCTTCAGTTCGCGGATCTGGGCATTAGCCCCGTCCATTGCTCGTGCCTGAGCCAGTTCGAAGGTATTTACGATGGTTTCGACGACATGTAACGCCTCTTCATTCGACATTTTATTACCGTCCGACGGCGCAGATTTTTCGCTCATCGTCATATAATTCAGAGTCTCATGCAGACGCTTGTTGTGAGCCTCCAGCTCTTTGTTCTGGCTGGCAAAGTGGGCGATCAGGAGGAACAAGTTCGCAGGTTCAAGCAGCCCTTCGCTACCCAATGCCTCAAGACGAGCTGTCATCCGCAGCGCATCGGGAATGTTGTTGATTTCTCCAGTAGCTAAGGTGGCAATATCAGCGATTTCGTTGGCACGGCTCAGGACTTCTTCTTTTTTGGCTTTACGTTCTTCACAGCGAATGCACATGTGTTTTCCTTTTTTGTTTTGATAACAAGTTGTTTTCTGATGTGATTAATTATGAACTGACTCTAAAGGCGCCAGTCCATGTTTAATTAGGCTTAGATATACTCAGCAGCTTTGCGCGCTTTATCTATAAAGCAGGCTCTTTCGTATTTCGTGAGACTTGCTATAGCCTCTTCCTCGTTTATCTCTTGCGCGATTGAGATGCAGTCCTCTAGGGCCGCAAATAACTCGAGATAGCCCTCGTAAACGACCCCAAGCCGGCCCAGCGCTCTCACATCGCCATAAAGCTTTTGCTGAGCTAAAACGAATTGATGGGCTGACGACAAAAATTCGAGCGTCCAGTCCATTGGAGTTCGCCGTATATCGGTTGATGAGCCTGAAAACTTTTCACGCATAGTCTCTAAGGCCGATGCGGAACGCTCCATGTCTCGCTTTCTCGTCTCGACAACCTCCTCTTCGGTTATCTCTGCGGGGAGGATAGAAATCAGGGCTGATTTAGCCTCCTCGAAGTCACAGCGAAACCATTCACCTCGTACCCGATGGTCTGTAAAGATGACATGCATTCGATGCTCTACCTGGCTATAGCCAGCGATACGGTGTGATATGAATTGTTTTATCTTGGTAATTCCGCTGATGTTGACAATATTGGATATCCGGGCGACTGGATCGACGCTCTTCCCAATCTTTACTAGCCCTCTTTGAACATCTTCAATGACGTAAATATATCCAACTGACTTCATGGATTTAGGTTCTGCAGGAGTTAAGTCTTCCAACGTTTTCACTCTTTAATAATTGAAGCGTACATTCTCGCTCAGCAGAGCAGGGCGAAAAAACAAACTACGGAAATTTCACAGTTCGATAAAAAAGGAGCCGAAGCTCCTTACTTTGTCTTGGCACCTTTCATTAGAACTGGTAGCAACAGAGTGATGCCTGTTATGACCAAAACACCGTCCGCGGCCACTGACAGAATCCGGCTGGTGAAGTCCACCAGCACAGACAGAACCAGTAGCGCCAGCGCCACACTGACGCGAACCATCACAGGTACTGATCCAGAGACAGTTGCAGAGCCTGAGCGATTTTCTTCAGCATCTGCTCTTCTTTCTCATCGATACCGTCGTTATCAGCGATATCCAGACACAGGCACAGAACGTCAACTGCATCGGTTGTGCCAGCAACTTCGGCCAGCTGGCGCATTGCTTCAGCGTTAGCGGAACGCGGGGACGCTTCGTAGCGGGAACGGATGTTGGAACTCATCTGGGCGATCTCGCCAGCAAACGGAGAGAAAGAGGGCAGGGCAGAGATGGTTTTTTCCAGAACGCTGATTTCTTTCGCGTCACAGGTGCCGTCAGCATATGCGATCGCATAGGCACCCCAAACAGTCGCTTCTACGGCGTCGCGGTTTTCCATCTTCTTCACTTCTACGGCTGCTTTACGAACTTTCTTTTTAAAAATACCAAACATGTGATTTCCTTTGTTTTCTTATATTGTCAAACAATTTGTTTACTGATTTACAATCAAGCCGGCGACTTAGTCACAAGCCCCTGATGAAGAGGACGAATCGGAGCATCCAGAGTCATACCCTCCAGAGCCACCGGCTGAGTGGTGATATCCGTGGCTGCTGTGGTATGACGGGGATGGATCGTCTGCAATGGTGCTGGCGAGTGAGTTGTAATGCTGGGTTCGGGACTCAGAGACTGGCTTACTGGAACCAGAACGAAAGGAGCCAGCACCAGAACGTAAACCGCCAGAGCGAGGGGCTGAAGCCGTTTTCTCTGGTAATTTTCCATGAATTGAGTCCTTGGTAATACGCGCCTTTTCTTGATCAGTAGTCAGCCTGGAGATCGTTGCGGCTTGGTTACTGACGACGCGCTCAAGCAGATCTATACGCATGTTCAGTGCCCGGAACTTGTCGTCCATATGGCGCTGGAGGTGGTCGAATCGCTTGCTTGGGAATAGGAGACTGAACATAAAGCCTCTTTTGCGGAGTGAAAATGGTTGCGGCCGGATTAACCGGCCGCTTCAGGTCGCCTCTTCCATGAGGCCAGCGCTAACCGCGCTATCATCCTTGCAAAGAAAACATACATCAGACACATAAATAAGTAAACACTTATTTACCTCACCAGGCAAGAAACTAGAAGTAACCAACACTTTGTTGATGTTTGTTTTTACTCATTATGATAAAAAGTTGCTCAAATTCATCTCATAATCTGGGCTTCATACATGAACATCAAAGCGAGACGCCTTCTTGCAATTGCCGCACTTTTGTCATTTTCTTCTCTACAACTTCACGCCAGGGAGTTAACAGATGTTGAAAAAAAATCAGTAGAACAGGGTGTGGGTAAGCTACTAAAAGATCCTTACTCGGCAAAATACACGCATGATTCATATGAAGATGCTCACGGAAACAAAACATACTGCGGCAAAGTGAATGCTAAGAACTCCTATGGAGCATATATCGGTGATCGTATGTTTGCAGTTGTGTTCATCGATACAGAATCAGAGGGGTTGATAGCTCCTGCGTTAGACATGGACAACCAAGAGGTCGTAAAGAGCGTCTGTGCCTCTGCCGGGTATGACATTCCCGTAAGCAAACTATTTAAGGATGATGTGAATAAATCACGTTTAGAAAAGGGGTTTAGCAAGCTATCAAATTCTTATTTTTATTAATCGCCTTGGCTAGAAAGTGAATGGAGACGCTGTTCTTTATTTTTTGTCGTTCTGTTCTTTTAAAGTTTTCTCGGTAGGAGCTTCTGGACATACTTATCCCAACGATTTCGCTAAAAAAAACTTCGGCCCGTTTTGTATGGTTTGGCCGAATCAGTGTTTTCTTCAAGTCGAAAAAGTTAGGCGTAGGTCCAGCAACTCCCCCCACTGGTAAGCACTCTCATTCTGCTGGAAAGGGCTTACTCGTACAGGTTCCTCTTAGAATTTAATGGTTGAGCTTTTATTCTGCGTGACGGGTATCTAAGTAGCCCCCCCCATCTCACAGCCTTGTAGCTTTTGCCCTCAACCGACGTGAGTTACCAAACCCACATCCACACCGGCAATACAGACCCTTTGCCACAACATCCCGTCTGGGTCTCCCCCATGAGCCTATTCCCATGGTTCTCACTGCTCCACCAGTCCCGACCGTTTCTCACCGAGAGACTGGTGTCATCCCATTTTGTTAGCTTTTAGCCAAAAATTTGGGGCCACTATAAGTGACCCCGACATGATACACACCAAAAAAACATAAGTAAATGATTACCTATTACCTAGCATCCGCTCGCCCTTTTAACTGAACCTCAAGCGCAAAGTTCGAGTTGATCAGGTCACCGACCAGCATCCCGATTTCGTCTGCGTGCTTACCTTCGCGGAGGCTGTCAACAACCCACTGGTAGAGGGTGAAAGCCTGATCACGGCTCTCCATCAGTTTTCTGGTGTTTGCCAGGAATTCGTTTTCAGCCAAGGCGACGATGTTTGTTTCATAAGTCATTTTTTAGTCCTAATTGTTTTCTTAAAGCCATAGTAAAACCATGCAGCAGGCTGCAAAGCTGGGATGTTAGGTTGCTTTCAAAACCCCCCACTCCAGACAAAAACAGAGATTGAGGCACGCCAGTGCCTGAATCTCTTAAAGAGCCTTGCTCTGGATAGTATTTAAAGCGCTTTTAAAATCTTTTTAATTAAGGGGGGCTTCGCTTTCTTCTTTCGAGGCTTTCTCTTCGCCGTCAGCGGATCGTAACCGCCCAGCGCTTTCATCACGCCGATGTCGATCTCCGTCGTCTGGTGTCCAGCAGCGCCATAGAAGCCCCGGAAGACCAGCAACATGCTACCGCCAGTATTCTCGCGAACTTCAACCAATCCCAGCGTTGTATCTGGCTCCATAAAAGCGACGCGACCGCCAACAATAAGTACGGTCTGATTCGCGCTGCGCTTAACGTCCAGATACCACTGAGTGTCGAGGGACTGAGGAACCAGCATGACAGTTGTAACACCATTGACCTGTTCACGCGCCGCGGCGTCTATCCATGGTTTGATTTTGGAGTAGGGCGGGTTGAGGAATGCGATTGTACCGGCTTCGCACCAGCTGGACTTTAGCGCGTCACGTTCTACGCCGATAAAGTCAGGCAGGATCGCATTGTCTTTGTTGCACGCGACGTCGACCTGGAACTTCATGCCGAGATAAACTTCGAAAGCATGAAACAACCACAGAGGCGTTCGCCAGAGGTCGCGTAGATTGCCATCGCGCTCTCTGTTTTTTATTTTCTGAGAACCGTTCACTGGATAACTTAAATAGGTAGATGCTTACTTATTTTACAGGATTAATTGTAACTGACAAGAGGGCGTATCGGGATCTTCTCTGTAACGCTCGGGATCGCGTTTTTCTGTGGTGAGTGATGCGATGGTGCTAGTCAAGAGAAAAAGCCCACATGGGGCTTTTTAGAAAGTCTGGCAAAGTAGTGGAACGGCCTAGGAGTGTTCAACCCAATAAGTGCTTTATGTAGAGATAAATACCCAAGATTACTACCGCATAAGCTATAAACTGCTTTACCTTATATTTTTCAGCATCACTTGCCTTTCTGGAAACTGAAACCCGCCCAGGTTGGACATCAACATCATAGCTGATATGACCTCTATAACTACTTGACACATAATATTTCTCAAATTCTCTTTTGAAATCAAAAGAAAATTTTATGCAATTTTCCCCTAGGTCTTTTATTGGCAGATCAGTCACTAATGCCTGCTCTTTCTGCTCACCTGGATATAATATTATACCGGGGATTGTTTTATACACCTTTTGCACCCCATTCATCGGGTCTTTTTCATGAGCTGCCTTTATTTCTGCCGCATTCGCAGCACGGATTGTTAAATCAAATTTCGCATTTTCCTTGCCCGAATTTTTTAACTTGACTAGATATTCAGCTTTATATGAATATTTTGTGCGCAACACTGATCTGCCCTTATTTATTCGACCTGTGTTTTCTATATCGCTAAGGAAGGTGCGAATAAGCAGGTCATTTCTTCCCAAGCTGACTCGCTGATTAAAATT